GGTACCAGAAAAGAAAAGCATCTTCGGGTGCTTTTCTTTTTTTTTTTGTCTAATTGGCCCATTTTAGGTTTATATAGGATCTTTAACTATTAATTGAGGTGATAAATGATGACAAAAATCATTATATATCGTACCCATATAGAAATTACAGATTATATGATGGGAGATTGTCCTATTGTAGAGAAGACCTTCTCTATTTATGATATGACTTATCATAAAAGATTTCCAAAAGGAATGCTTTATGATAAAGAAAGAAAAGTATTAATGCTTCCAAGAGGTATTAATATTGGTTTTTTAGAACGAGTATTTCAAGTAGAGCCTATAATAGATAGCACAGTAGATCCTATTGGTGATATTGGAGAGGTTATGCTTAGATATAAACCAAGGGATGAAGATCAAAAAGAGGCTATAAAGTTTATGCTTAGTATGGATAAGTATTTCCGTAATGAGCACGCTACCATGATGTCTGTTAATCTAAATACTGGTAAAGGTAAAACATATTGTGCTATAGCTGTAGCAGCATTCTTAAGAATTAGATCTATAGTTATAACTGATAGTATAGGATGGCTAGACCAGTGGAAGAAGTTCTTTATGGAGTATACAGATATTAAAGAAGAAGAAATATATATGATATCTGGAGCTCCATCTCTTATGAAATTATATAATAGAGATATGACTAAGTATAAAGTTATTCTTTCTACTCACTCTACTATTAGAAGCATAGGAGACAGCCAAGGATGGAATAAAATAACAGATTTCTTTAGATATTGCCAAATTGGTATCAAATTCTATGATGAAGCTCATTTAAATTTTGATAATATGTTTCAGATAGATTGCTATACCAATACTAATGTCACATATTATCTTACGGCTACACCTGGTAGAAGTGATATGAAAGAAAATGCAATATTCAATTTATACTTCAAAAATGTACCATCTATAGATCTATTTAATAGAGATGTAGATCCTCACACGAAATATGTAGGTATAAGATTTAACTCAAATCCAACTCCGATTGAAGTATCTAGATGTAAGAATAATTATGGACTTAATAGAATAGCATATACGGATTACATTGTGAGGAATGAGAACTTCCAAAAATTGCTCACAATACTGGTTACTATGGCTATTAAGAAACCAGGAAAACATTTATTCTATATAGGAACTAATGATGCAATCTTATATGTAAGAAATTGGATATATGAGCATTTTCCAGAACTGATTAATCAGGTTGGTATATATACCAGTATTATTCCAGCAGAAAAGAAAGCTGAACAACTAGAAAGAAAGATAATTCTAAGCACTACAAAATCTGCTGGAGCTGCTATGGATATAAAAGGTCTTGTAGAAACTGTAAATCTTGCAGAACCTTTTAAATCCAGAGTGCTAGCTCAACAAACGTTTGGACGAACTAGAGATGCTGATACAATATATAAGGATATTGTAGATAATGGATTTCTTTATACAAAATCATATTATGATTTTAAGAAACCTGTATTTAAGAAGTATGCTACAGAATGTCTTGAAGTTCGTATGCTTGATAGTGAATTAGATAGTAGACATCAAAGTATACTATTTGAAAGATCTAAATTAGAGCAACCAATAGAATTTGATATAAAGGACTGATATTTACCCGTAGAGAGATAATGCTCTCTACGGGTATTTTCGTTAAATAAAATAAGTTTAAAGATATAATATAATTATGAATAGATGAGAAATATTTCTCATCTATATCATTTATTTAAGGAGGCCAGAAAAATGGCAAAGAGTAAGTACTACGGAGTCCGTTTCACCGATGCCGTGAGATATTGGTGGATGGACAGAACTTTCGACATTGAAAAACATGTCGATAAGATGCGTAGAGATCGCGTGAACCGTGCAGCCGGTACAAATTGCGAAGCCAAGGAGACTAATAGTGTCTCTAATAATAACAATGCTGCAACAACAACCGCTACCGAGACTAGTGTCAAGGAAGCTCCCGCTACCGATACTAAGAAGGAAAAGAAGAATATTTTCTCCAAAGTATTTGGTAAGAAAAATACTGAAGCTACAAGTACTTCTGAGGATCCTGTAGCCGAAGAATCCGAAGAAGTTATCGCCGCTTCTAAGGAAGCACCTGCAGAAGAACCCGGTGCAGAAAAAATGGAAAACAATAACGATCCCATTGTAGGCGATATCTGTTCTGCCAATCAGCAGAATGGCCAGAACCCTGTCGAGGGTATCAACATTGGTGGTATCCATTTTGACATGGATATGACTGTTGAAGAAAAAGTAGAACCTAGTCTTCTTAAGCAGACATCTGTGAGTGATCAGAACAATATGTTCAATCAGCCTCAGGTATTCCCTGGGCAGCAGCCTGTGATGCAGAATTCTGCATTTGTACAGCAACCCGTTATGGGAACACATCAGATGAATGTTCCCTCGGGAACACCTCAGATAAATGTTCCCCCTATTCAGCAGCCCATTGTTAATCAGCCTATGACAACACCTCAGCAGCCCCCCATTCATCGAGTGGATGCACCTCCCAAGGTCATTACTCCCAAGCCTCCCAGAGCTGAAGCGGATCATGTAGAGGTAAGCAATACAAATATCGCTCAACCCTTCGTTGATCCGAATAAGCACAATAAGGTTATTCGTGATCAGCATCCTGATATCATTCAGAAGGAGACACCTCATATTCCGGATAAGCCTTCTGAACAGTTGTACGACAACAGCTTGCTGATTGCAGCATTTCCCTATCTTGGAGAAATCCAGAGAATCGCATTGAAGCATCATATCCAGCTTAAGATGGAAATGCTGGGTTATGCTGCAAATCCCATGATTCAGACTGGCATGGTATTGTGCTATGCATTCAATGATGGGACGAATATCTTCAATGAACTCAAGAGCTTTACGATCGATACCGGAAATATCATCGATCGTAGACCCAAGTTGTTCACAGGCATCGTTCTGAATGGGTTTGAAGATATGCCTGCATACGCTATCCAGATCAATGACAAGATCAATAAGAATAAGTATAACTTCAATGAAGAAATGTTCGAAAAGATCTTCGTTGGAGGTATCACTATGCTTGATGGTCGCGGTATGTACACCCAGCAGTATCGCAAGCTCAATAAGATCGTTGATCTGAGCACTATGCCCACCAAGTTGATGAACGGTGAGCGCCGCAAGGCAGTTCAGGACCGTCTGGTAAAGGCTTTGACTGCCGGTGTATTCGACAAAGCTATTGCAATGGCACCTGGTTCCAGATTCGAGTTCAAGGATGATTCTTACGATAAGGATCGTGGAACCTTCGTCCTGACCAATGTCAATGTACCTGTGACATTCAACGGACCTATCGTAAATACGATTCCTACCGAGATCACCTTTAAGACCGGCGCCCAGGTGTTTGTCCACTCTCCCAATAATCCGCCTGCAGATACAGCTTCTTCTGATACCGCTCAGGAAGCCGAAACTCCTAAGCAGGAAAAGAAGACAAAGAGCGGAAGCAAGAAATCCAATAAGAAACAGAATGAGGATAAAGTAGAGACAGAAGCCACTACAGAAACATCCTCTTCTAATGCCGCTAATACTAGCGAGAATTAATAAAAGATGGGGAGACTCCTCCCCATCTTTTTTTTTTTGATTTGTATAAACTCTACAACTCTATAGTAACCTATTTTGAGGAGAATAGACATGGCAAAAAGAGTTCTAGAAGAACCTATTGAGTTCTTTAAGATAGATAAAATATCGGATGATGTTTATGCATTAGGTCCGAATGTGGTATTAAAATTTAATGTATCTCTTTCCAAGGTGGCGAATGGAAAGAGATATCATTTTCATAAAGAATATGAATATCCTTCTAAGTGTAATGATATTCCTACAGTTGCTACAATCAAAAGAAGTTTTGATTATTATCTTTCTATAGAGAATATTCAGAAAGATGATAATGGAAATAAAGCATTTATAAGAATTGGAGCTCAAGAGTATATGATATTTAAACGCGCTTTAGATGTCGTAACCTCTTGGTTCACTTCTGAAGAATTTAAATACCTTTTTGCAAGAAATAAAGGTAAACTTATTATAACTAATCCTATTCCAGAGTTTACTATATCAAATTTACCTATGCAGAAGGTTATAACATTTGTACCTACAATAATAGATAAAGGTATAGCTAATGATGATAAAGAACCTGGCATAAGAATGTATATAGGCGATAATTCATCTTTTGTAGATATGGATTTAGATCGATTTATGGGATTATATTATGTATTCTCATGCTTCAATATGTATCAAGCTGCAACCATTATGATAAATTATCTAGAAAGACCAGAACTTGGTACAAATAGATTCGTAATGGATGTACCTCAACAATCTTATAATTATAATAAAGAATCTAAGAGTGGAGCTGAAGGTATAACCGGAAGAGTTGTCACTCCAAAGAATTCAAAAAATAATATAAGTGCATTAGGAGGATAATAGAATGGATTATACATATATTCATCCCATGTTTACTGAAGATGATGAGGATATAGCTATAGATTATTTGGCTAATCGAATGGTAAATACTGCAGATATAGCATTATATAATGGAGAAAATGAAGATGGCCAACCAAACCTTATATCTGCTCAACATTTAAATAAAGATTTTTTAAAAGAAATGACAAAGCAGATGGTTATAAGATTATATGGTGTAAATATAATTACTATGGCAAACTACGCGCAAGTTCAAGATATTTTCTACGATAAGTATTCTGCTTATCTTATCAAATATTTAAACTTTTGTGGAATAAAAGCAAGTTTTGTCATGTTTACACCATCATCTATAACACCATATGCTATGAGTAAATATATAGCAAAGAATCCTAATAAGCCATTGGCTCATTATAATCCCAATAGACCTTGGACTTTTAACGTTACGAAGGATATCGGAATTAATTTAATGAATCCATTAAATGGTATGGATATTGTTATATTACGCCTCGAAGGTATAAAGGAGTATATGCCAATTCTCATAAAACACATGTTTCAAAGAGAACCTACTCCTGATGAACTGGAATATGATAACTTAGATCTAAAGATATTGCCTAGTTCTACTATATCAGATCTATTAGATCTAGTTAGAATATTAAATATAGTTTTCTAAAGAAAGGCGCAGAGGAGATATGGAGTTTATATTGAGTAGATTTAGAACTTTTCTTGAAATGCATAAAATTTTTCATATGGAAGAAGTGACTTTTAAAGGAGAGGTATTTGTAGACATGATAATAGAAGATGATGAATTACGTCATCTTTTGTTAGACTGCAATTACAATTCTTTAAACTATGAAGATGGTTTACAAGAGTTAACAGTCGATAATAGATACGATACTTCTAAATACATAAAGCCTATTGCTTCTATTCCTGAAAATAGATCTTCAAAATGTGTTCGTATTATTTGTGATGACCATTATGCAATCAAGGTAAACAAGGCTAGTCATATTATTATGAACTACCATTCAAAGCATTCAATCTAATGAAAACTTAGAGGATAGGACAAACGTCCTATCCTCATTTTCTTTTATACTGTAAACATCAATGGTTGATTACTATTGGCCGCAGATACATAAGAATCTTTTAGCTCTGCAAGAATATCGCCTCTAGTAGATGCTTTAGACTCAAGATCTCCTAATTTAAGATCTATATTTGCATAAACAGTCTCCAGGCCATCATAATACTTCAATTCCTCGTAAAGGAATCTAGCAACATCGGCCTCTGCCAATGCCTCTAAGGTTTCCATCATAGTGGCAGGAATTGTCATTAGATTGGGAGCATGTTTAATAAGAAGATCTACAGGAAAAGTATTCATACCTCTAGTTATATCAGCTCCAGTAACTGTAGAAAGCTTTATCATATTGGGTGGCTTAAACTCCACATAGATCTGGTTATTAAATAGCGACATATGGTCAGCTCTCATCTGCAGGAGCATGACATCATCGAGTCCATATTGATTGGTCATGAAATCATAAGTTCCATAACCCTGAGCCTCTTGAAGTCGGAGACTATCTTTAGAGAATAAAGACCAATCTATATCCCTAACTCCAATAACTTCAATATTATCAGCAAGATGTTCATCAATAAGATAATATCCTTGAGCATTTCTTTGGGAAAGATCTAAAAGTACTTTCATAGAATTAGGGAAATATCTACTGAAAGTGTCTAGTGTATCTTCTATAATAACTTTAGCCCAATTATCTTTTGTAAGATAATCAGGGAGATTTAATTGTCTAGTGCCTAATCTACGCTCTAATTTATCAAGGAGCGCATTCATCTTATTAGGTGGCATTATATCATCTCCTTTTAAATAAATGTTGAAATAGCTATATCTAACATTTTTAAATATATACTATAGATGTGATAATGAGGAGATTTAAAAACTTTATAATAAATAAAAAGAATGGAGGGACAGGTTTTGTTAATTAAGACTAGAGTTATTGATGAATTTATAGTACGTCTCATTAATGATGATCATCGCAATATGTGGATTGGTAAGTTTGATACGTCTACTATTGAAAATGTATATGCCGATACGGAAGGAGATCTGTATAAAGAGATCTATAATGCTATTGCAAAGTATAAAGGCCTTCCCATTCCATATCCTGATGATAAAGAAGAAGAATAAGAAGGTAGAGATAAAACTCTACCTTCTTATTTTTTTTTATTTTATGAATTGAGCAAGATTACCGGCTAATACAGAGTATGGTTGTTCATCTTCATCATTATAGAAGTTATCAAATACTTCATTAGGAATAGTTTGCACTTGTGAAGACATCTGAGGTATCATCATTTTATACCTATCAGATATAGATTTTTGTACAGCCTTATCAGATAGCAATCTTGTCATGCATTCTTCGTCCTTTTGTTGCTCTTGACGCATCCAATCTTCATAAAGAAGTTTACCAGGAGCATTTTCCATTGCTTGAACAGCTTGCTGGATTTCTTCATTATCGCTTACATCAAGATCGGTAACAACTTCTTCATTATCTTCATGTATATCTACAACAGCCTCTTCAAGATCAGCATCTGTACGGAGCACCCTCTTTGTGATACCCCAATTGTTCATCAAATCTCCACCGTTGTAATATACGAACAATCCCCACAGCCAAGAGAATACCTGGTCATCGTGAGTATTACTCGAATGCTCAATCTTACCATTCTTCTTAACCTCTAGGCCGCATAATTCTTCATAAATTGTAGGAGATATAATCTTATCTTTATGATATTCAACACGGTCTCTCAGAATTTCCATTAGGTTCTCGCGTTCTGCCTTTGTAGAATCGGAGCCATATACTTTAGTCTTTTGAGTGCGTTTATGTATCGCAGCACCAACTATTCTCTCTTCGATAACTTTATCTTTTATAGTATAGAATAGATTCTTTCTAATAGAAGTCTGTAAAAGACGCGCGATTACTGACGCGCCGAAACCCATTTGTTTATTACTGGACGCAACTCCAATAACCTTGGCTCATTCCAAGCAGTTCCATTACAGAACCTGTGCAGATCATTTGTCATTCTAAACAGCCGTTAGAACGGGATTTTTCTTCCGCCATTAGCTTGCGGTTCTACTCTCTCGTCAAGAGATGATCGTTGAACGTTTATCTTATAAGATGTGGTATTCTTATAAGATATTTCGCTGCTATACATGGACTTGTCAGTGAATATTTAGGATTTAACCTTGTATTCATCCTTACTACTTTTTTATGCTTTCGCAACCATCACGCTCATCTTTACAGATCACGTTGTGGTGAGTAAGGCTCTTAACCCACTTCATAGCAATTAACACCTTGAAACATAAAGATCACTCTTTATGCTGCGATTGCTGTATAAGCTACGCCGTTTCGTTCGATATTTACTACTGCATTAGGCATCCATTTTGAAACAATGTCATGGATTACCATTGCTAGTTCTGGGGTTGATATAAAATTACTATTAAGCTCTGCTGTTACTCTTGTGCTGAAAGAATCAATTATAGTAATTGCAGAGGAGTCTCTTTGATAACCGCCAGAGACGTCAACTCCAATAATGGGCGGATACTTCATATTAATCTTCTCATAAATTTTGAGTTCATACTTATTGAGAAGAAGCACTGTATTGATAGGATGCTTAAGTAGACCCTTAATAGTATCCAAATCTTCTGCTCTGAAAGGAGAGTTCTCAGAAGAATTAGACCATTCAAGCAAAACTTCTCGACGGATTGCATCCCAGTCTTTACGCATTGTAATACAGAGATCTCTAAACCACTGTTCGCTCTTACCGAGTTGCTGGTATGTATACTTAATGTAAATAAAGTTAGAGTTGGTATTACTATTGACGATATCATAAATCTGTTCCTTGGTAAGGTCATACCATCTTTCACTGAAGGGAGTAGCATTCTCCTTCATATTGAAAGCTTCTACGCCTTCATCTGTAGTAAGCATACCAGGAGTAGTAGTAACCAGCATTCCATAAGGACTACCATTTCTCTTAGCATTCTGAGAAGCAGTATTAAATGCAGGAACCATGTTAGTATAAATAATGGAGTTATATTGAATAAAGCCATACTCGTCGATATAGATAATCGGAGTTGTACGACCACGCATCAGGCTAGCTGCAGCAACTTTATTTCTTGCAGAAGCAACGGTTCTGATACGGTTATTATTTACAGGATGCTGTAATGTCTCAACGTTATTCTTACCCTTGATTCTAGATCCATCAGGAGCAAATGCTTGATCCATCTTGAGCCAAGAAGGTAATAATGCTCTAAGTTCTCGAATACGCTGTAAGTTTAATTTAGAGTCATCAAGCTTCTTATTAAGGAAGCTCATTTCAGCATTGGCTGTGCCAAAATTAAACAGATACAAATACCAGCAAAGACTAGACATAGTCTTACCAGTCTGACGAGGCATCTCTAAGAATGTATTCAAGTTAAGCATTAGGGCAAAAATTAATGCAAGGTTACCTCTAGAGAGCTCAAATTTAACACCTGTAGCTTGGCCAGAATCTGGAATTCGTACTATTTCTCTAAAGAAGTACCAAGGGTTAAAGATACACTCTCTAAGAACCTTAGTCTTCATCATAGCACTTAAATTAGGATCATATGGATCTATTCTTGCTAGATCAGGATCCAATAAAACTAGCATAAATCTATTGTTTTCTATACCAGCATCTTTAAGATATCTGTGTACTTCTAGAAAACTTTTATTGGTTGTACTCATATGATAATACACTGTGGTCTGAGTTTGACCATACATAATAGCCATAGAAGTTCCTCCTTTCATATGAGTAGCAAAGATATTAATTATAAGTTGACTTCTATACCCCTTATTCGAGCTAATGGTAATTAGAGAAATGAATGATAATATATTATAAATATGAAATAATATGATACTCAAGTATCAAAATAAAAGGAGAATGAAACTATGCCAAAAATAAACTTTTTAAGGCCAGTAGTAATACAAGAACACGTATTTCTAAACCAAAAAACTGACCCAATTTTTAATTGGAATGTGGTTATGGCTGTCAATGCTATTGTAGATGACTATGTATATGCTCTCACGTTATCTAAGAATATGCTTAAAGTTCTATACCGTCTCATTACAACGGGAGATTATACTCCTAAGATTTCTATCATCGAAAACTTTGATAAGAGCCGGGTGTCTTATGATGAAAGCGATGATGGACTTTATGGATTTATTAGATATCATTTTTCCGATGACTGGCAGAAGTATACAGATGAAGATGATGAATTCTATAATAATACCATCCTGATCTTTATGAGCACATATATAGATCTTCAGGAATATGTTTTTGATGACAGCGATCGTGATAAATACGAATATTATGAGGCTAGTGAAGTAGATTGTGATATCAGTAATGAAGGATCTTATTTCATAAGCTATTTCGAGGGTCTTTATTATGCCATTTCTCTGAGTGATTTTAGAGACGGAGTAGTTGGGGTATCTAATACATTACATGGAGCAGTAGCAAAACTAGAGAAGTATCTGTCTGATACTTTTAACCTCCCTGAATGTATTTATTTTGATTGCGATGTTAAGGAGGGTAACGTATGGATATCAAAGAAGGAGCAATGACCTATATCGATCTATTCAGACGACACGGATGGGTTGTAGATATCTTAGGCCATAACGACTTCATTGCTTATAATGATGTCTACTTCGTTGCATTTTCTGTATATAACAGATATGCATCTGCAGTATCTTATCTTCTTTGCGATAAAGAAGAATTTATTAGAGAATGGAAAAGTAAATCAAGCTACCAAGCTATTGGTAGCTTTGCTTTCCATGATTATATGCTTGGAAGAGCACAATCTAAATTCAATCAGTTTGGAGGAATCGCTAATCACGATCATGACACATTTGAGATCGAGAGATGGCTTATCAAATTGGAGGAGAATAGAAAATGAATACAGAATTGAAAAAACCTATAGCATATACCTTTATTCGTCGCTCCTATATGATGAATAGTTCAAGGCCCTTTATCAGCTCTAAGGCTAAGCTTTATAAGGATAAAAACAACTGTAGCAAGGCTTTGGATAAAATCCTTAATCATGATTATGCAGTAATATCTAAACAAGCCGAGTCTGAATGTTGGGCCCATAGGTTTATCGACATCGACGAGTGTTCTGGTAGAGCTGAGTATGAGATCCGTGGATATGAATCTGAAGATCACGATAGCGAATTCGTACTTCTATATCAATATATGATTTATCCTATCTATCATTATGCAGATTCTGATCGGTATTGTTATAGAGGCTATTATATAACTGGAAGGATAGTTGAAGATCCTGAGTATGGCATCGATAATGAATATGTAGCGATCAGTTATACTGGAGATGATCTTCCCATTCCGGCAGCTAATACAATCAGTGTTCTGCTCAATAATATCAATAACTTTATTGAGTACATGAAAGCAATTGGAATGCAGACAGAAAAGGAGGAAGAGTATGATCCAGATTGATGAGGATGAAGTAATCGTTGGTAAGCGATTGTTCTCTGCCGGATTCAATGATGATGGTTCTGTTAAACAAATTGATAGTACTGATGTTATTTATGAATCTTTTGAGGAAGCATTCGAGGACGTTAGTAATCCCCTTAATATTCTCTATGGTGGTATGACTGATGAGAGTGTATCTGATGAATTTAAGGGAATTATCACGTTTAAAAGGAGCGACAAAGATATTGACAATGTCGGGCATAGCATGATTCTTGATATCTATAAACATGGCAGAAAGAAAGCTCAATATTGCATCCTTCCTGTAGTTATTAATAAACTGCAGATAATTGCTTATAGAGGAATGTTTATTCAGCCATTTGATATCGGTAAGTATCTTATTTGTAGGCGAGATCATAAAGAGCTCTCTGTGAAGAAGTCTCTTGATCTGGCATTTTCATTTATCGATACCTATCTGCTCATTAATCCGGAATGGCAATAAATAAAGAGGGAGTCTTTCGACTCCCTCTTATTTTTTTTTTACTTATTAGACATCGCTTTAGCCATTTCTAAGCAGAAACCTTCAATTTCATTATGGATATGATTCTCCAGATTAACAACAAAAATGTCACCAGTCTTAGCAACAAGCTGCACTTTGCTACCACCGTCAATCAGGGTAGAAGATTCATACATAAAGTCAATCTGATTCAGTAAAGACTTAATATTTGCAGACTCGCTCTTAATGTAGGAAAGAACACTTTCATTTGTAATAGGAATCAATCTGCCATTATTATTTATACGCTCTATTTCAATCTCAGTACTAATAGTGCCAGACTCAGTGACTAATCTAGTGGTATAAGCATGAGGATGAGACGGGTAAATAACCCTATCCCATGTAATAACGCGCAGATTCTTAACGACATTACGACCATGAAGATTCTCTAAAGAACCAAGAGCTCTCAAAGACCAGCTAGGCAGAACACCTTCGCGAAGATCCTGATCAAACTCTTCACCCTTTTCATTATTAGTGCCCTTGAACTGAGCCATGACATTATTACCATCCATCCAAATCTTGGTAAAGCGAGCAACAGTGTTATTAGGATCAATAGTCTGCTGACGCATCATAGAAGTGTCCATAGGATGGCCATTCTCAGACAGCATATTACCAGTACTTAAGAGCTCAATAGTACGAGGACAGTTAATTTCTCTAAGCAGATCGGGCTGTAAATAACAGCGGCCGTTACGATTTTCTTCTTCTGCAGTCTGGATAATACCCTCTCCAAGAACTCTCTTGCCAGTATCGGAAATAACCTTAGCCTGGGGGATTTCAATAGGAGCACTTTCCAGAATGACAAAACCAATAGTTGGTTTATTAGACATAATATAAACCTCCCGAATTTTAATTCAATTATCGATATGTTGGCTAATTTGATTGCTTTAGGCTATTTGAATTTATTTATACAAATGTGAAACTTATCTTATATGAAAATATATTATAAATATGAGTAGACAAAAACCACAACTACTAATGACAAGGAGAATGAAATCATGGGCAACTATAAGTTTTTCACAAAAGAGGAAGATCAGCTTATCCTGGATAACTATCAGACTATGGGATCTAGAATCACAGATCTATTTCCTAATAGATCCAAGGCATCTGTTATGGGACGTGCAAATAAGTTAGGAGTTCATATCAGCAAAACTGTTTCTGATTGGACAAATGAGGAAGAAGATATCCTTAGAAAGCACTATCCTAAAATTGGAGTTAAGGTAATAGATATGCTACCGAATAGAAGCGAGTATGCTATTAAAAATCGCGCTTCAGTTTTAAAGATTAAAGGTCCTTCTGCATGGACCAAGGAAGAAGATTATCAGATAAGAAAGCATAATATGGAAATTAGTAAAGAACTGATGGAATTGCTTCCTGGTAGATCTGAAGGTGCTATAAGAATTAGAATTAAGCAACTTCAGACCGCTAAATTGACATCTAATAAAGATAAATATACTTATATGAGTTATCCTCTCAATATTTATATATTGGTATTTGGAACTCATAAAGGATATGATAAAATCTATCCTGAATTTGATAGCATAATTACTAAGCATCTTGATGCGATTATTAAGCATAATCCCGATAAAATTGATTATGCAACCAAGATGGTAGAAGCATTTGATTTGAGGTTTAAGAAGCATCTCCCGGCATATGATATTTCAAGGGAACTAAATATATCTGAAGATATGGTAAATAAACTTTGTGTACAATGCATCAATATCTTTAAACGCACAATGGTTAAACACTAATATGATAAAAGGCTCTGAAAGGGGCCTTTTATTTTTTATTAAATAAAAAATATTAAACTTATGTATAAGAGAGTAATCACGATATATTGAGCAAGACATTCAGGGCTTGGGAGATATATACTTTTTAAAATATATAGGAAGTGGTGAGCCTGTATATTTTTCAGATTACTCTTTCATTCTTTATTGTGCGTGGAGAACACAATAAAGAGATGAGGCGAAATGATTATGGAGTATAATGATGAAAGGATCTTTTATACAAGATCCGGATTATTACAGATGCCTGATCAGCATCTGTAATAATTTTTGTTTTAATCATCTTAACATATCATTGAGCTGAATTATGGTGGATATTTGGTTTGGCATGGTTGAAATTTCCTTTCGTAAAATGAGTCTAGTGTCTTTTTAGGCACTAGACTCATATCTTTTTATAGACGTATATTATATTCACGAGTATATTACAAATTAATCTAATTCTCCACAATAAAATAAATGAGAGCATTTGTAGTGTACTCATTAAAAATATTAAAGGAGAAATTGACATGAAAAAGAATCACAAATGCAAAAATCCTAATGGATGTACTTGCGATAATAACCATGAAAATGAGGTTACTATTGTAGAAATGCATCCTGCAATTCCTACAGCCATTAATGGCGATAATAATGGCTATGATCCCAATCGTCCCTATGCTATTCCTGTAACGTGTGTTGAATGCTTTGGTGCACATTCTAATGCTCAGCCGATTTGTATACCTGATAAATATTGGGGTAATCTCGACAGCCATGTGGAATATATGGCTGGACATTTGGAAGATACAACTCGGCTAATTAGATATATGGGTAGAAGTTTTGGTGCACCAGATTCTTATGTATGTACTAAGGATAACAAACTTGGTTATGGAGTAACTAATCCGGCTTCTGGACGTTTTATGTATGGTATGGAGTTTGGTGGTAGTGATGATACTCTTCCTGTTGATACCGTTATTACATTTACAGAAAATAATGGTTTGCGCCATGCTGCAATGAATAGTAATGATGAGATTATTGATCTCGGCCCTGTAACCAACCCTGTAGTTATTGGCCCCAGAAGCCACCCTCAGGCACTGGTAGTTCCTATGGCAAATATCTCTGCTGTTACTAAAGCTGAAGATATGCTGTATAATGCTATTATAAACCATATTGAAGATCAGTCTGCTAATCCTTGTCCTAGAATTGAAGAAAATAAGAAATTGGAAAAGGTAGCAGATTCTAAATGCATTCATACTCTTCCTATGGTTAAGCATTTTGAAGAAGACAAATTACCTTTCTGATATAAACTATATAAGAGAGAGCTATATGGCTCTCTCTTATTTTTTTTTCTAATTGATCCTGGTTTCTATTAATTAGGCTCTAACTTATAAATAAATTAATCATAAAAGGCAGGTAAGTGTAAATATGAGAATGATTACAATCCATGATATGCAAAGACGAATTAATGGTCTTCGCGAATTAGAATCTGAATCTACACTTTCAAATACTACCTTTATAGAAAGTGCTAATGCTCTTTCTAAATCCGGAAGATCTCAAGATATAGTAAGACTTATAGAGAGTATGGCTAAATCTTCTTCCGACATACCATTTAGATATTATATGAAATTATACGATGCACTACTTGAGCAAGGAAGTATGAGTATTTCCAAGAAAATGGCTGGATTTGTAAATAATGAGGTTATGCCTAAGGTTAGAGATGCTATGCAGACACTACATCTTATTCATAGACGGCTTGGCAAAACCAAGTCTAAAGCTGGTAATACTTCTTATATCCATAAATCTCAAGAAAACCTACAAACCTCTATTACTTCTCCTCTCACTTCCACAGGCCAGCTATATACTCCTCCCGGAAGTACTGTTCATGTTAGTCATCAGGCCGATGAGGTTGCAAATGAAGCATATCAAGCTATGTATGATAGCTTGTTTATTTATTCTCATTGCGATAGAGTTCTCGAAAATTATGATAGAATTTCTAAAAGATTCAATTTAGAGATGCTCTTTAATGAGAATACTAGACAAAATGATGTTTATGATACTGTAGTAGAATTATGTGGATTTATTGATACATACAATATGCCTACAGATATTAAATTTAATACAGTAATAGAAACTGCATGGTATGGATTTGAATCCAATACTATCGATTATGAAAGAAAAGATATTCTAGAAGCTGCTGTAGAATATTTTGCTTTTAAGGAAAATGGAATATCTGCATGTAGGGAGATTATCGAAACTACTTTATTCTTTGATAAAGATGAAGATACTAAGAATATCGATATTCTTATGGAAGAAGAACCTGAAGAGGATACTAAACCTAGTATAAGTGAATCTGTAATGAATTATTGTATTCATATTACGGAGACTATGAATACTAAAACGGATGAAGTAGACTTTGATAAAATATTTGCAGATTTTAAGAAAAAAGAATTAAATGATGATGCTACAAAAAACAATAAGCTTAAGAATTTGGTTACCAGATTGTATTCTAAGAATGTATCTAATATAGTTGGAGAAACACCAAAATTCTTCAGATGGATAAGATCTTTCTTTATTATAGGATCTGCAACCGTACCTGTAATAGGCCCTGTTCTTATGGCTGTAAGTTATATAGCAGATAGATGTATCACTCTAAGTCTTGAAAGAAAAGAAGTAGAACAAATGGTAATCTGTTTCAATAAAGAAATAGAAAGCTCTAAGGCTAAGCTTGCTTCCACTAAAGATGAACAAACCAGAGAAAGACTTGAGAAATATATCGAAACTCTTACTGAAGCATCTTACAAGATTAAAAATTACTATAATGATCTATTTGATGGCAATGAAGACCATCCTGACCCTGATGATCTTGGTACCGAGAAACAGGATGATGAGTGGTTTGTAAATGAAGCTCTTATTAATAAAATCGCTAATATGCTCGAAAAAGAATATGAGCATATTGGGGTTAAGAATAATGTACTTAATGAAGATACTATTTATAGATTGATAAGATTTGGTAAGATAGCTAATGATGATATAGTCAATATTGCTACGGCTGCTGCCAAGTTCCCCAGCGCATTCTATAAAGACACTGTAACTAAAGCAATTAGAGATTCTATTGAAGATATCGATAATGGAACAAAAGAATTTGATACTACTATAGATAAATATATTGCTGTTGATAATCTGAATACTTCTTTTAATATATTAAAGAATACAGATCCTGTTCCTGAAACAGAAAATCTGAATGAGGCTATATTAAATGCTGAGTGTATTTTAGAAGCAAATTCTGCTATTTGTACTCTTATTAATAATATGGAAGACAATAGGGGATCTATGCTAGAGGCATCCTTCCTAAATACTCTTAGAATGGCTTCTATGAAACTTAAGAATGCCATGACAAAAGCTAATGATAGAGAAAGATCTATGTCTAAAAATCTTGATGCTGCTGTAAACAATCTTACAAAGGGAGTAGAAAGAGCTCTAACAAATGATAACAGAGAAGCTGTTGTCAAAGGAACCTTCTTACCTTCTGCATCTAAGGTTATTAAGATTTGCTTATCTATTGCAGCTATTGGTGGATCTATAGGTTTAGCCACTGGCACTGCAGTATATGGTATTGCTGCTGCTGTTATTTCTCTTATTGGATATATTGGTTGTAGCGCTAAATTTAAAGCCAAGGAACGACAAATGGTTATCGATGAAATAGAAATAGAGTTGAAAATCTGTAAGAAATATATTGAAATTGCTGAAAGCAAGAACGATATGAAAGCTCTTAGAGAACTTTTATCTATTCAGAGAAATCTTGAACGTCAGCTACAACGTATTAAATATAAGATGAAGGTAAACTTTGGCCAGAAATACTACGATTCTAAAGCAGATTGATAAATAAAATAATGGGAGAGTGACTAACTCTCCCATTTTCTTTTTGATCGTGCAACATTCAAATAATTAAAATGATAGGAGGTATTCCTATGGCTGGATTCTTTGCAGCTAAATTTGGCATTTTCAGAGAAGTTGAAACCGAGCCAGATCCTAACGCACAGCAGCCTCAAGTACAGGAGCAGCAACCTGCTCAAGAGCCTGAGCAACAGCAGCAGGATCAACAGGGATTGGAACAACCTGCTGAAAATCCAGAACAGAATTCTAATCAGCAAGATCAGGGCGAACAATCTCAGAATGGTGGAGATACTCTACAGGATATAAATCCTGCTGAAGATCCCTCTACCGAGCCTGATCCTGGTCAAGATCCTCAAACTTCTGATCAAAATCAACCTGAGGAAAAGGTTGATGAGATTAAAGAAAAAGAAGAGGAAATCTATTCAAATTTAACACCAGAGCAATTAGATATAAAGCATAAAGAGCTCAAATCTCAATTTTTAGCAATGTTTGATATGACAACTGAAATTGTACAGAGAATAAACAATATAGCTCTAGATGCAAAGGATGTTCCTGTTGTTGAATATGTATCTAATAATTTGTCTAAATTAAGAAAAATGATTACAGATTATATGCAGTCTGTATATAAAACTAAATCTTATACTGAGAATTATATAAATTATAATAGATTCCTTGCTACATTGAATGGAATAAGTAAAATTCTTGAAGAAATTAACAAAAACGAGGATTAATTTAGTCCTTACAATTCAAGGAATTATAACATCATGGTAAAATATTGTCCCTTGTGACGTATTTACAGATACAATCTCTATATTTTATTAAGCTTAGTAAGAAAGGAGCATAAATATTATGCCTATTGTTGGTAATCGCAAGTCTACTGTATCGATGGGTAATCATTATGGTTATGATGCCCTTCATGCATATGCAGAGAGCTTCCGTGAGTGCGCCAATGAGATTCGTCACGAAGGTGTTGACCTGTTCATTGAGCCTCATAAGGCCCTTATGCTGCCCGCAACCCGTAACGCTCTGAAGAACTTCTATGTCGAAAATTGCTTCGATCAGAACGAGTTCACTAAGACCGATCCTGGCCATGCTGCCGCACTGGCCGAAGATGCTCGCCTGATGGCTGAAGCTCAGTTCGAGAACGATCTGGACGCTATCAACGAGCATACCAACCTGGCTGCCGCTAACCCTGTTATCGGTATGACCTTCCCCCTGCACAAGAATATCATGATGAACAACGTCTTCGACAAGGGTGCTATTCCCAAGTTCGTTGCACGTGAGCCCAAGTTCACCATCTCCATGGAGAAGCGCATTCTGGTTACTCCCGAGGGTGAAGAGATCGATATGTTCAAGGAACAGTATCGGATCCGCGATGCTATCGCCGCTACCGCTCCCTATCATGTTCTTGAGCTGACCCTGCCCCAGACCGACGGCCAGACCGACGTTCTGCTGGCTTGTGGTGGTACTGATGGTGACAACCTGTCCATCGATACCTATATCTCCGCTGTTAAGGTTACTGGCGTGACCCTGGCTGCTGGCGATATCAACCCCGAAACTGGCCTGCCTGTTGATGCTGAAGGTCAGTACGACTTCTGGATGCCCGTCAACCTGAAGTTTGCCCCCTCTTATGGTGAGATCGATCGCGCTATCGTCGAAGAAGTCCAGCTGACTGCTCGCGATGCTGCTGATACCACCAAGACTGTCGTTATGAAGGACGTTATTACCGGTTACATGCGGAACAACAAGTTTATGCTGGCTGCTTCCACTGGTCTGGTTTCTGCCGTTCGTCTGAGCGCCCGTCTGGATACCTCCAGCGCTATGGTCAAGACCTGCTCTGTCCGCTGGAAGGTTAATACCGATATCGTTGAAATCGGTTCTGCTATCCCTGTTAACACCACTGTCTCTCCCGAGGAAGTCAAGGATCTGGGTGCACTGTACAATGTTAACCAGCTGTCCAAGATTCTGTCCCTGATGAAGACTGTTCTGGGTGAGTACAAGGATGGCGAGATCAAGAAGCATCTGGATAACTCTTTCATGACTATGCCTGCTTCTAACAAGATCGCTACCACTTTCGACTTCGCTCCTCGTCAGGGCTACGCTCTGGACCACGTCGAGTGGCGTTATAAGACCTTCATGGACTTCCTGGATTCTGTCACCACTGGCATGTTCCAGGTCCTGAATGATCCCAACATGACTGTCACCATCTTTGGTGCTCCCGAGCTGGTTCGTAAGATTACTCCTACCGAGTACACCTACCAGACTCCTTCCAATATCGGTCCTGTTGAGCTGGACTTCGTTAAGACCGTCGTTACTTCCGACAAGCGCGTCTATCAGTTCATCTCTTCCGATAAGCTGCGTGGTAACAACAATCTGATCATCGTTCTGTGCCCCCGCAATACCAACCGTATTGTTTACCGCATCTACGACTATCAGATGTACGTTTCCAACGAGATCCGTAACATGAACAATCCTGCTCTGCCCGCTATCCATGCGTTCGAACGCTGGAAGTTCGTCGAGTATCAGCCTGTTCAGGGTCGTATCCAGATTAAGCATCCCACTGGTCTGACCGAGATCGCTCCCAATGAGGATCCCATCGGCGGTCAGTACATGAGTGACTTTAATCTGCTGAAGTAATTCCTTCTGTGTAAATAACGAGGAGAGCTCTACTTGGAGCTCTCCTCAATCTTTTATACTTCCAACTATTAAGTAAGATTTTAAAACTCTTAATGGAGGGATATTTATAATGGAAAAGATCCTTTATGATTTCAGTGGTTTTACTGAAGCTTTAACAAATATGATCACATCTGGTACAGCAACCAGCGAGAATCTTGCTATGTTAAAGAATGAATTAAACAAATTCTTTAAAGATTCTACTTGTAAAGAAGTTCTCTTTACCACAAATACAGACAAAATGTTCTTCGGCATCAAACTCATTCCTGTTATCGATGCTGATGATATTTATGATTATCTCGTAGATGATGAACCTCAGCGCATTACTAAGTATCTTATGGAGATTGATTCTAAGCTTCTTGATCCTATTATGGCCTTGAGTGCTGCTGAGATTATGGCAATCATTATGTATGAGGTAAGCCATTTGATAGGAACATCTGAGCCTATTGAGAATGCTAGAGACGCTTTACATGCATATCTTGCTTCTAATAAAGAGCATATTAAGGTTACACAGTCCATTCATTATAAGGAAATCTTAGCATATGGATTAAAGGATTATTTGTCCAAGAGTGCATCTCTATTTTATGAATCCGATCCTTCTAAGATTACAGGCGATGAATTCTGCTTTATGCATAATCATGGAGATGAGCTTTATAGTGCATATTCTAAGATAAGTAAGAATAATATCAAACTCTATGAGAATTGTGAGATAAGCAAATTCATTACATTTGGTTGGACATTGTCTCTTTATAAGAATATCCGTATTCGTAGAATTGGTTCTTTGAAGACTCTTGGCAGAGCCAAGCAATTGACTGGATCTCGTTTAGAGAAAATGGAAATTGATAATGTGATTCGTAGAATTAACAGAATTGATGATGATGCTATCTTAGAAGCATCTGGTACAATGGAAACTGTGCGTATTAAGATGCGCGAAAAGATGAGAAAGCATCGCATTAATAATCTGCGTACTATCGATAGTTCTTACTATGAACTGAATATGCAGGTTAGAAATGTTGAGGATGAGAATGATGCTCTTTATCTTATGCGTCAGATCAATACCAATATTGCCATTATAGATGAATATCGTAATTCTCCCGATTGTGATGATGTGGAAAAGGCTAAGTGGGATCAGGCTATGGATAAATTCGTTCAGCTTCGTGATAAGCTCTCTTCTACAACTGTCTACAAGAATAAGAATTATGGTCTCTTTGTCAACTATCCTGATATAGTCGAAAATAGATATTAACTATATCAATGATATTACATAAACCTCTTTCTTTAATTCGTTTTTCGGATTATCTTTCTCCTTAGCATGTAATATCAAAAAGAAACAGCTAGAGATTCAATCTCTAGCTGTTTTTATTTTTATTCTGTATATGGTGCTATAACTCTTGGTTTGGTAATATCTCCTCCGACAAATACTATTATCCATTTAGATCCACTTGGTATAAACCTATCGTCATCTGCAATATAGAACATAGAGCATACCTCTCTCGGAATCTTAATAGTAATATAATTACTTACGCTCAATGTCTCTATTTCTATATTTTTATTCTTATTCATTAGACTACTTTTATTTTGATGAATCTTAGATTCAATTAAACGAGAGTTATCCATATTTGGAGTTAATACAGGGATTATAAATTTTACCTCACCAGGGTTAAGTCTATCTATTTGTTGCATAGCTATTCCTATTTCAGGATATCTGAGATCCATATTATCATAAAAATTTATAATAGAATCCATAATCATTTCACCTCTTATTTGTAAGTTAAATTTTGTAATTAATACCTTCTATAACTTTAAAAGTAATAATATATTATATTTGAGATAATAAAAATATTATCATAAAAATAAATTTAAAAGGAGAATTTAATTATGCTTTGTTGTTATCATCATACTGATATGGATGGAAAGAGTGCAGCTTATGTAATCCATCGTAATAAGCCTGATATGATTGAGGATTCACCTTATGGATACATCCCTACAAATTATGGGGATAATTTTGATAAACATACGGAAAAAGATGATGTATTCATCGTAGATGTCTCCATTTCTGAAGGGGATTATAGTAAATTAATCAATACTTGTAAGACTGCTAGAAGTGTTACTTGGATTGACCATCATGCTACATCCCTTCAGACTATCGCCAAGCATAAAGAAGAACTTCAGCGTACTTCTAACCTCACCTATTTTGTTTCTACTTGTGCATGTGGTGCTGCATTAGCATATGCATATTTACATATCCCTCAGAAAGATCTAATGGATATCAGAAACACTTCTGAAGATGAGTTTTATAACATTGAAGCAGAATATAAGAACGGCACAATCTGCTTAATTATGAGCAAGCGCAATATCAAGTCTGAAAGTCATCCTGCATACAAATGGTATGACTACGAATTTACTCTTCCTCGTTGGTTATACCATGTGGATGATTTTGATTGCTGGAAAAAGTTAAATACTAATAGCGATCTTCTTAAATTGGCTTTTGATGCCTGTGATACAAGGTTTACCAAACCTGATGCTGATAATAGGGATACTAGAATTTTCAATAATTTCTATGAAAATCTTAATAGTAATCCTAATTGTGTGGGCGATTTGATTAAGAATGGCCGTCATATTCATAAGTATATTCATTCTAAATATTCTTCTGAGTTAGGAGATTGCTTTGAATGGGAACGTGATGGTGTTAAATTCCTTTGTAAAAATGGTCGAGATAATTCTTGGGAATTTAAGCATAAGATTAAAGAATATCCCGCATGTATCTTATTCCATTATTCTGGAAAGACTGGTATGTGGAGTTATTCTGTATATTCTGATGAATCTTCCACTTTTGATTGTAGTGCATTTGCTGCTAAATTCGGAGGTGGAGGTCATGTTCACGCATCTGGATTCTCCACTAAATATCTTATCTTCACTACAGCTAAAGAACAGGAAAAGGCTAAGTTATCTAATACTATTTTCCTTGGAGGAACTTGTGGAGAAGATACATGGAGACAGAGATTTATTAAATATTGGAAAAATTCCTATATTGGAGAAGAAGATATTGAACTCTTCAATCCCGTTGTTGAGGAATGGACTGATGAATGTCGTTTGAAGGAAGACAAAGTCAAAGCTACAGCTCGTATTAATTTGTTTGTCATTACTCCTGAACAATCTGGTCCCTATTCCTTTGTAGAAGCAGTAGAATCTGCTATTACATTACCTGGTAAAACCATGCTTCTTATTTATAATGATGAAACAACTGGTGCAAAAGTTGCAAAATCTGTTGATGCTGTTGGTGCAAGAGTAGTAGCCAATGGTGGTATTTTTAAAAGATATGATAGTATGCAATTGCTCGTAAATGATGTAATTGATGCTCTCTAAATAAGTCTTAAATGCCTAGCAAACAATCGAATAAGATTATAAAAGGAGGAAAAAACCATGTCTCTCGGAAATACCTACAATAACCCCAGCAACACCACTGGAAACCAGTCTAAGGTGTTCGATCCCACTGTGTATTCTGCTTATCGTATGAATAATGCAGAATCTGCAATTGATCCTACTTGCCTCACATTCAGATTCTGGAAGAACAATTTATGTATTGGAATCTTCCCTCGAAAGAATACTGGAACTGATGAAGTTCAGTTTGATATGGATAATGGTATTACTATTTATCTGTCTCATACTAAAGCTCGTATTCTTGCAGATGAATTGAAGAAGTATCTGCAGAATCCTGTTGCATATAATGGCGCTGGCGTTCCTTCCGGTCAGGCCGCTATTAGTATTTCTAATGGCGCCGAATATGGAAAGAATGCTGATGTACTCACTATTCGTAAAGTAAATGATAATGGTGAAGTTGCAGCAAGTTTCGCTTATGAGTTTAAGCGTGACTATCACTTCTCCATTCGTGGATATATCGGAGAATCCTTTACTAAGGTTTATGAAGATTATCAGAAAATTGAAATCGAGCAGGTAATTACTGTTCTCGAAGAGTACTATAAGGCTATTACAAATGCTGTAGCATTTACTGTCATGGATCAGCGTAAGTTCTCTGCAGCTCGCACAGAGAATAAGATTGATTCTATTGCAGCAGCTCTTGGCGTTGAGACCAACCGTTCTAGTGGCGGTCAGCGCCGCTACAATAATAACTCTTACTTCAATGGAAATAATGGTGGATCCAACAATTCCAGTTATTCCTCTGGTGTTGCCTATGGTACTGCCAGTCTTGAAGATATTGAGTAATTGATATATAGAAAGGTTGATCGCTTATGTGGTCAACCTTTCTTTTTTGTATTCGAGGTGAATATAATGGCAAAAGGTTTTAATTCTATCTTATTTGATTTCTCATCCATTCTTGATCCGGAAATAACTGCTATTAATTGGATGAGAGATGAATTTAGAGATATTGCTTTAGATAATTTTGATAAGCATAAATTATTATATACTAGCTTAGATAGTATGAAATTTCATAGAGTTTATGGTGTAGAAGATGTATTTTCATCTATGATTGTAAACTCTGAAATGAAAGAAAATTGGGTTACGACTCTTAGTTCTATTTACAAGGAATATGAAAATGAAATCTTAAAAAAGAAATATGCTTGTCTAACCCAAATGTGCGTACTTATCAATGCTTATAAAAAGGCTGGAGATGGAATAATAAAAACTGCAGTTAGATGTAGTAATGAAGCTCAAAAGAATTTTATAAAAGAAATTCTGCCAGATGCTTATATAGAATTTGGAAATCCAGATGAAATAGATATGAGTAAGTATGGTAGATTAATTTGTGGTAACTATAAAATCGCTCTTATGTATAAACTCAATGAACCCAAGAGTGTTCTTATCCTTAATTTTAGAGAGAATTTTATAGAAAATGACATTACCAAACTACAGCCTGAACTAATTATTAGTCTAGGAGATATACATGATATTCAAATAATATCTGCATTCTCAGAAGAAATAAATGATCCTAAAGGATAAATTGAAAGGAGAACAACCAATATGTCTACACTGATTTCTAATAACGTGGTTACAAAAGATACCATTAGAAAGATTCAGAGCAAAACTCTTAGAGAGTTGTCTTCTATTTTGGTAAACTCTTTTGGCCCTAATGGCTCTAATGCATGTATTAAGAAAGAAAATGCACTTTCTAGATATACAAAAGATGGTCATACTATTATTGGTGCTTTACATTATAATGGTATTATCGAGCAGTCTATCAAAGACGATATTGAATCTATTACTCGCCATATTGTTAAGACAGTTGGTGATGGTACTACATCTGCAGTAATTCTGTCTTCTCTTATTCTTGAAGCTGTTATTAATCTTGAAAAGGAAGGTTATAATCCTTCTAAGATTACTAGAACTTTTGAAGAAGTTGTTAAAGAGATATCTGATAAGATCAAGGAATCTGCTACAGATCTTACTTTAAAAGATGTATACGACATTGCTATGATTTCTACTAATGGTAATGAGTTCGTATCCAAAACACTGCAGGATATTTATAATGAATTTGGCAATTCTGTATTTATCGATGTAACACCTTCCACTGGTGAAGAGTTTGTTATTAAGAGTTATAATGGTATGACACTTAATAGTGGATTTGCCAATTCCTGCTATATTACCAATACCAAGAATAATTCTGTAGAGGTTCCTAATCCTGAAGTATATTTCTTCGAGCATCCTGTAGATACTCAGGAAATGGCAGTATATCTGGATTCTATTATCTCTCGTAATATTATTATGCCGTTTAATCAGCAGGATTGGGATAGCATGATTCCTACTGTCATCTTTGCTCCCACTATCTCTCAGGATCTGTGTGCAACAATTGATAGCTTGGTATCTGTTATGGAACAAATGCCTACTAATAATAAATTGCCCATTTGTCTTATTGTCAATCTTCATGAGCCTGAGCAGCTTGTTGATCTTGCTCGTATGTGCGGATCTAAAATGATTCGTAAATATATTGATGCTAAGATTTATAAGCAGGATGTTGAAAAGGGAGTAGCCCCCACTCCTAATACTATCTTTAACTGGGCTGGTCATTGTGATAAGGTTATCTCTTACTCCGATAAGACTACATTTATTAGGCCTAGCAAGATGTATAATGAAGACGGATCTTATAGCGAGCTTTATAATAATCTTGTAAACTTCTTAGAAAGCGAGATTTCTATTAATGTTGCCGATGGCGGAGATATTCGTGAAGTTGGTACATTAAAACGTCGTCTTCATTCTCTGAAATCTAACATGGTAGAATTATTTGTCGGTGGTATTACTCAGGCTGATCGTGATGCCGTTCGTGATCTGGTTGAAGATGCTGTTTTGAATATTCGCTCTGCTGCACAGAATGGTGTAGGCTTAGGAGCCAACATGTCTGCATCTATCGCTATTAGAAATATGGCAAATAATGTTCGTTATATTGCTGAAGAGGATAATAAGTGCCTTGAAAATGCCAAGCCGTTTAGCTTGCATGATAAGATCTTGTTTGAAATCGAGAATGCATATTCTAATCTTGTTGACATTTTGTATTCTGGTACAGGAGTTGGCAACGGGGTCTATCCTCATGCTGATACAGCTATAGAAGACCTCTGCTCTCATTATATGAGCTATGGTACAATCTATAATATTAGAGAATGTGTATGGACAGATAACGTTAAGACATCTATAAAGTCTGATATCGTTATTCTCGATACCGTATCTAAGATTATTACCATAATGGGTACATGCAATCAGTTTATTGTTCCTACTGCTATGCACAACGTATACGAAAAGTAAATAAATTAAACCGCTAGGGATTTATACCCTAGCGGTTATTTTTTTTTTTAATTAGATTCTGGCATACAATATACACCAATTTTATTGATGTTGCTTATAGCTCCTTTAAGCATAGCGTCATATCCATCAGGACCATCAGGGTCTATTGTAATAATTACATTACAATTCTTACCACTGCTAGATAGCTTAATAGGATTAGAAGTTATCTGTAAGTGGTTGGAATTTGTATCCGCATTTTTATCTGCAGATATTCCACTTACATCATCAATCTTTATACCCAATTCATTTTCGGCTCTATCTATCATTCTTATAGCAATAGCTTTATTTGTATGGGTATTTTTCGAATCACTTCTTTCAAAAGCTTTATCATCATCTACTACATCATCTATTTCGAAATCATCTACAACAGGTTCAGTTGAAGTGAGCTTTCTAAGATTGATTTTGAATCTAGGAAGATTTTTCATATCGAATGTCTTAAAATCGACCTTAAAATATCCTCTAGTACCAACAAAAATTATATCTTTATCTCCCCATGCCTTCCTGAGAGCCTCAGGATTGGTACGTATAAGACGCAAGATAATTGAAATTGGATTTAGATTTTTCCTAAAGTCGTATAAGTCACTCATAGGCTGTGCGGGCCATACACCTGGATCTATAGGAATAAATATTGTCTGTTTCTTATAAGAAGCATTCAATTCTTTATTATTTATAAGACGATTAATGAATTCAAAATAGAAATTAACGGCCTTATCTAATTTGAACTGAATATTCTTGAGAAATAGTCCATGATAGTAAGAAAGATCTACAAAAAGATTTAATCCCTTATACATCTCTATTCTCGGATACATTTTAGTGATTTCAGGATTAAGAACTTTCATACTCTCATAATACTTCATAACTTCTCTACTATTTTTAAGGCGTTCACTATACAGATATTTTCTAAGCTTATTAGAATACATACTTTCATCACCTTCTGTGAAGATAGCCATGTTTTCACTAATAATCATATTATCTGTATTATATAGGCCACTTTCAAATCTACTATCTGGAGTAATATGAGAAGGAAGAATATTAGGAGCCGCCATATCTTTATTTAGATATTTCACAAAAATCTTTCTTCCATATACATCCTTATTACCAGTATCTTCAAATCCGTTGTTTCTTGCCAAATACTGAGATGCTAAATTATCATCATGAGCAGTCCAATAATATGTATTAAATCCATGCTTTATGCCGAGATCGCATCCAAGCATTTCTTTAACCATAGAACTGGCTATACCCATATCTCTATAATCATTCGAAACTGCTAAAGTAATTTGAGCAATTCCTGGAGAAGACGGGAATCTATACACGTCTAAAAATCCTGCAGGATTCCCATCTACTTTATGGATAATTCTCTTAATTATAAAAGGAGAATTCTCATATTCATTTTTGAATGTAATTCTCTTTAACTCATCTTGAGTAAGAGAAGAACAAATCTTCTGTACATCATCAAAGTTTGAACATTCTGGATTATCTTCTATAGCAGATTCCTTTGTCACTTCAGATTTAGCGCAAGTGTATTTATAGATTTTAGATTTGGTATAATAACTTCTAAATCTATTAGATGCACTAACTCTAATATCTGTCATACCAAATTTCTTAATCTGTTTGATTATATTTTCAGCTAATTCTTTTTCCTCATCAGCATCGCAAGAATTAAACATTTTTATTGCTAATCTTACATGCTCTTCATCATGTATAGGATACTTCCTTTTATCTGGTATACCAAATTGAGAGGGGAGCAATCTCTGTCTTTCAGAGTAGCTTAGACCCTCTGAGAATATCTTACGAAAAGCCATAATATCATTACCAATAATAAATTTGGTAAATATTCTTATATCTGCAGTATTAATATATTTGGTTATACCACGATAGCCTTCAACCTCTGTCATTCTATTAATAACTTTTAGTATTTTCTTTTCATCGCCAAAATCTACTTGACCATTATTCTCCTTATCCCAATTGGATAATCCGGACACATTTGCTGCTATTGCGTAAACAATTTTAGCACTAAGATCTATATTATAAGATGCCATTATACAACTTGCAAGAGCAGAAGCAAGATACATATCATAAGGGCCATACATTAATCTCTCATCATATGCCATAGAACTTACCACGCAAATATGCGAATCTCTTACATAGTAATATAATTTATCCTTATCAGACTTACCGTTATAACTCTCCCTAAGAGCTCTAATATTAGGATATACCTTAACATTAATTTCCTCTGGAATTTTCGAGAGTCCTAAAAGAGCTGCATAGTCTTTAACAAGATTGGAAGTATATATCTTTTTAAGATATCTCATATCCATCATAGATATTCCATCTTCAAATTTGATCTTAGTTTTTCCTCCGAATGCACTAATCATAGTTTCGGACAAAGTTTCTTCCTCAACAGGATCAAAATTAAGTACCTCTTCTGGTACATTTTCTATATATGCCGTTACATTCCTATCGATATAGAAAGATCTATAGATCATTGGATTTATAAGATACGGAAGTCTCATAAGCTGACTACTAACCTCCATACTCGGGGTTAATAGAAGTATAGCAGATCCCTTCTTTCTATCTTTCTCATTTATAGGAACATAGACCTTTTTATTGGCAGAATATAAAAATAGAGGTTTAAGTTCATCCATCATTCTCATAAGGATATCAACTCCTTTATTTTCTTATTTATAAGTTAAGATGCTCCCAAGTTAACCTTTACAGAGCTATTTACATTTGAGTAACTAGAAGCTTTTCTAAAGTTATTGATTTCAATAGGTTTAGAAATGTATACCTTTAATTATGTATATACTATTACATAATCCGGTATAAGGAGATTTTTAGTATGAAAAAAGATTCTAAAAATAATAAACCAATAATAGCAAAGCAAGATTTTATTAAATTTCTTGCAAGCGCAACACCAGAAGAGATAAATAATTACATAGCCGAAAAGGGTAAACCCGCAAGGTTAGTAGAACCTATTATCTTTTTTGATGATAAGACTAAAAATAATGAATTGGCTTAATAAGCTTTTCATAATAATTAAAACATGTTTATTTAAACAAGGAGGAAACTACTATGAGCGAAAATATTACTGTAAAGGGTCTTATTGATGAGATTTCTACTGGTTTATCTCAGGTAAGCTCTTCTCGTAAGGATGAGATTCGCATTATGCAGGCAATGCTTAGTGATGATAAGTATTCTGTATCTATCTATGGTAAAGATGGAGTAGAGGGTACTTATTCTCCCGCAGAAGATTTCCGTGCTATGTGTGCATCTGTTATCTCCAATGCTGCTAAAGTTCCTATGGCTGAAGCAACCCAGTTGATGGAAGGTTATGCTGTCCGTAAGGGCGAGGCTACTGCTATGGTTAACATCTCTAAAGAGTTTGTTAATACCTATCTGCAGACTGGTCGTAAGCTTCCTCTTGGAGCTCGTGAAAAGTCTGATGTTTCTCTGAGCTTGAAGAAGGTAGATGCAAGCACTCGTCTGTATCCTCAGAAGGTTGGGGTTAATGATGATGGGTCTGATCGCTATTCCAAGACTGCAACAACTGTTCCCGCACATGAAAGTGTTCGTGTACACGCTCCTTGCCCCTCTTGGGTGAAGTAAAAAAAATAAAGGTCTAGAGTAGAAATACTCTAGACCTTTTGCCTTTTTATTTGCATGATTTATAATTAAAATTATCTCCAGTCTTAGGAGATCTCATAAACATCACTATTGGGCTTCCATTTTGAAGATAGGGATATAGTTTAAAATTATTATCCATTAAAGCGTAATACATCGGATCAGTATTGGCTACAGGACACTTGGGAACAAAGAATGTAAATCCATCATTTTTGTCGTTAACCGCAATGCCTATCATATCTGTAAGAGCCTTTTTCTGAATGTCATGAGAATACATATCGAAAACATGCATAAATTCTATAGAGTATAAGACTCCATGAGATTGACAATAGTATTCCAATTTATGCACATTTATTTTATCCATAGTTGTCCTTCTAATTCCGATAATACCTCGAATATTCTTAACAGGGTCATTATGTGAAGTACAAACATAGATATCACATTCTTCAAAGACCTGTTTTTCAAGGTTAATATAAGAATTACAATCAGCTTTTAAAAAATTAAATAAAGTGTCTATTAAAACTTCATCTAATCTATTTATTCTGGTAATTTCATAATGATTCATATATCATTCACCTCTATAAACTAGATTAATATAAGGTTGGTTTAATATTATACCCCTGCCAGATTTTTGGCAGGGGTAAATTTATTTAGCAAAAACCATTGCATTGCATAAAGGATTGGATATATTAATCTTCATAATAGTTGTAGAAGATCCATCCGTAGAACGATACTCATCTATATCTATTCTATACGTATCATAATATCCGGCATACTTATACACTAGATCATTAAATAAATGGATACTGTCTTCTATATATCTACCATTACTCTTTATAGTAACTTCATCTATTCCATTAAATACGAGCACTATATTTTTAGAATGATCATCATCAGTAAATGGTTTAATAGAATAAAATACATCTAGATCTCTAATAATTATATTAGCAATAGTCTGTAAATAGTACTGCTGAATAGATGCTCTCTTATAACTAGTATTACCATTAAGAAATGGAGAAGTGAGCTTTCTTATAGAGCAATTAAATCCGCCTATTGCAGATAATTCTTCAGAATGTAAAAATACCCAATCATGACTTGCTTGATCTACCTGCTCCTCAACCATTGTTTTATATTCTGGTGTTTTATACATTATCATAGATATTAATTGATCTGCATGGTGAAGCTCATGACATAAAGTCCAGGAGAGCAAAGTACCAATATAATCATTTCTATTAATTATATTAGAATATTTTCTCTCATTATACGAATCAATTATAGTTCCTATGAATAGAGTAATATAATTTGGATATCTAGTACCAGCATTTGTATTAGTTACAAAATCATACATATCTATTATCAGATGACAATTAGAATTGAGTATATTCACTTTACCATTCATAAAAGCAAATACTCTTTCTGCCATAGCTGAATAATGATTAAATTCTTCAATAGTCATTTAAATCACCTTTCCTTTCATTAATATTATATACAAATGTGTGTTATTTTTAGCATTTTAAACTTTTTTATACATCCTAATAAATACCAAATATTTAGGAGGTTAAAAAATATGCAATTTCCGAGAGGAGAAATTATAGCGTTTGAAGGACTCGATTGTTCCTTTAAAGAGACAAACTTTAAACGATTTGTAGATTACTTAAAGTGTACATACCCTAAAGAAAGTAAACAAGGCCTTATAACGGCATCATTTCCTAGATATAATGAATCTTCTTGTTTTATGGTGAAAGAATATCTAGACAATAAAATTAATTCTGCAAGACTTAGAGCTAACTACAGCGATGCAGTATGCTCTTTTTATTCCATAGATAGACTTCATTTCTGGAATCAATTTTATCCATATAGAAATATTCAACTGACAAATCTTGATATTCGCAGAATTCCTTCTGCATGCTTCGTATTTGATAGATATTCTCTCTCAAATGCTATTTATAATCCGGATAATGGAGAATGTATTACAAGAGATGATATTATTAAAGAGAAAGAGAAGTTTGGTAATCCATTACCTACGATACTGGTGTGGTTTAGAATGAGAGATAGACAAACATATCTCAATATTTTAAACAATAAATCTGGTAAGGATTTTAATGAATCTGATGTTGATTTTATGGCTACAGTATGGGATAGAACAAATAAATTCTTCAAATCTCATATTCTTGAAGATTGTGACATCATCCCAGTAATCATAGAATGTTTAGATGAAAATCTTAATATTCGTTCAAAAGAAGATATCTTTAAAGATGTTCTTGATGGAGTTCAAAAGGCTATTGATATGAGGGAATGTGGATATAATATCGATATGTCACCGAAACCAAATTCATGATCATCAGATTTTTAGGAGGTGAAGATGGATGAATAAAAGAAAGTATAAACACAACTATTTAAAAGAATTATGGTATAATAGACCATGGAAATATATTCCAGAGGTTATTAGATTCATAAAAAACTATCCTTTTGATAAGTATAAAGGCAATTTTCTTATTTGGTTTAGAAATTGTTTATATGTAAATTGGCAAGTTTGTTTAATGGAGGAAAATGAAAATGGCTAAAAAAGAAACTAATCCGTTGGTTGATACTGGTCTTCTTGGTAAGATCAAAACAAGTGTCAGTAGCAAAAAAGCTAATGCTGAATCTACTGTAAAGAATGGTAGTATTTATGCTGCATTTGTTGCTATGAATGATGCAATGAGAATTTGTGCAGAGACTTCTGCATGCTGTTGGGATAAGCCCATTCCTGAAGAGTATGCTGATAAGGCAGAATATGTTGCTAAGCGTGTTCGTGTTGGTCATACTTCTGTCATGGAGCATTCCAATTTTGTTACCTATTTCCGCGTCCCTATGAATTACATAGAAGATCTTGTTACATTCTTAACGGAGTGTGATTATTTGAGTACTTGGTCTCATACTACTAAGAATGGCGATGGATTCCATCTGCTGATTGGTGGTTCTCTGAGAGGCTACTCAGATCTCTATAGAGAAACTAGTGATCTCAATAATGTAATTCTTAAAGCCATTACAGGTATACTGAAGGTATATTCTAATTCTGCAGCATTTGCAGATATTGGTAAGCTTGGCTTGATTGATATCGATGGATTTATGAATGTCGATCCTATGATCAATGAAGCTGATGTTATTTCTACTCTTAACGTAGAATCTTGTGATCAGTTCGATGTTGTATCTATGGATTCTATGAATAAGCTAGTTGAAAAGATTTGGGCTATCGATCCAGAAATTGTCCCCATGCTGAAGGTCTATGATCTGCTTCCCTTCTTGAGTATTACAATCAACTTCAAGAATATGAGCCGTATTATCACTCAGCAGCTATGCCGTCATAGAAACGGCATCACTCAGGAGTCTCAGCGCTATGTAGATTATTCTAAGAGTGCTTTTAATTCTCCTGCTAAGTATGTATCTAAATATGACGATACTCATAAGTATGCTGTTCGTTTTGGCTCTTCTAGTCCCCTTATGCACTTGACACTTCAGGAGATTGGTGAAGCTATGGGTTCTGTATATGAGCAGCTGAATAATCCGGCTATTACTGGTAATAATTATGCCCTGAAGCGTGAAGATGCCCGAGCATATCTGCCCAATAATACCATCTGTCGGAAGATTTATATGACATTCACATTCAAGAGCTTGCTTAAGTTCCTTGACTTGAGAGAAGACTCTGCAGCTCAGGCTGAGATTCGTTTCTATGCTACAAAGATTGGTGACTGGTGGAGATCTGTATCTCCTTTTACCTCCAAGGAAGCCTGTCAGGAGTATATTAAGCCGAAGCTACTGTGCGCTCACAATATTGCATTCTATCTCGGTGATCTCGAGACTGCTGAAGAGGTTGTTGATATTACTGAGGAGGATTATATTAAGGCTGCCGGTCTCGATAAAGAGATGGAAGCAGAAGCGGCTGCTGGTGGACTTCAGTCTGCAACCTAAACATTATAAAGGTAGGAAGATTAAATTCTTCCTACCTTTCTCAGTTGCTTGATTTAGGTTAACATAGGATTAAAGGATGGTGATTTTTGTGAGAGATCCCGATAGTATTGTAAAAGGGTATGAGTTGGAAGCACCACCTGCAGTTATAGAAATGCGGGATATTCCAGAATATAACCTTTATGACTTTGATCTTAATGATGAAAAATCTTTTAAAAAATATATGCAAGCCATAGAGAAATGTGTACGCACATCATTCGAGTATAAAGCTATGGTAAGCTACTTAAGAGAGTATATGGATATGAATCAATGCGCTTTCTACTCCAATGTGAATAATATAGATAGTACTAAAATTCATATCGAGATACATCACGAGCCTCTTAGTTTGTATGATATTTGTATTATTGTCTACAATAAGAGAGTTGCATTCAATGAACCTCTTGATGAAGAGTATGTAGCAAAGGAAGTAATGTATCTTCATTATAATTTAATGGTAGGCCTTATTCCTCTTGCAGAAACTGTTCATCAGTTAGTTCATGCCCAATATTTATTTGTTCCTACAACTGCTGTTTTAGGATACTATAAAGAGTTTGTATCTAGATATCAGCCCTATATGCTCCCAGAACAGATAGAGGTGTTGGAGCATATTGAAAAAGCTACAGAAGTATATAATAGCGATGATGCTAAAACACTTCTGTCTACTAATTATATTTATATGGATATGTCCGGAGCATATAATATGCCAAAGACAGAAGATATTATAGGTATGGTAAAAGGCCGTATAAAAGAAATATTTGATGAAAAGAACGCCCAAAATTAATCATTTTATCATAAATCGTCCATTATATGGTCGATTTAAATAGTTTTTAACTACAACATATAAATAAAATTCCATACAATTTTCGGAATTGATCAATTCATAACCAAAAATATAAGGAGGAAATAGAAATGTTGTTTTCTACCCATCCCCGCAAGCTGCTGTCTGAGGCTGCTGCTGCGGATTTGCTGGATCCCAAGGTCAGTGACGAGGTTAAGGAAGTCATTGATGATATGGAAGACATTCTGACCAATAATATCGAAGAGGTCAAGGATGAAGATAAGACCACTAATGGTGGTGTTCCCGTTGTTGCTGAAGCTGTTGCTATGCTGGAGTCTACCAATACTTATGGTAAGGCCAAGTATCTGATTACTCTGGAGTCTGTTATCGCTGTTATGGAGAATGAGGGCGAGAAGCTGGCTGCTGAAGCTGAAGAGGTCGAACCTGGTGAAGCTCCCGCTCCCGAGGCTGTTGAAGCTCATGAGCCCCATGCCGCTAACGTTATCGAGGATATCGCAAATCGTAATGGCGTTGAGGCTGATCAGGTCGCTGTTGTTATTAGCGCTGAGAACTTCCGTTTCCTGGCTGAGATGGCTCTGCTGGAAGCTAAGTGTGGTAAGGCTCCTGAGGAGTGCGAGGCTGCCAAGAAGCTTGGCAAGGCTCGTAAGGTTGCTAAGGAACTGCAGTCTGGCGATGTCGCTATGGTCGTTGCCAAGAAGAAGGCAGTTAAGAAGGCCAAGAAGGCAAAGTAAGTCTTTTTCATAATTTTCATTCCTTTCTGTCTTGAGGTAGTGGAGAAATCCACTACCTCAATCAATTTTGTAATACTCCTATTGGTTAGATATTATATCTTTGGAAACAACAAAATAAAATTATCTATAAGAAGGTGAAAATGTGGTAATTAATCTATTTTGTGATGCATCTATTGATTTAGATAAAAAGGTAGCATGTGGAGGTTGCTATATTACATGTCAAGATAATTCGAATCAAGTATATGAAATCAGTAAAAGAATGATTATACAGCTAAATGCTACTAATAATTCTGCGGAGATATTGGCAATATGGATAGGTATAGTGGAAGCACTAAGATTAAGACAAATTTATCCTGGGGCCATATTTAGATTATTCTCTGATTCAAAAATATCTTTATATGGATTAAGAGATTGGATGAAAAACTGGATAGCAAATATCAAATCAGATGGTACTCTAGTATCGAGTAGTGGTCAACCTGTAGCAAATCAACAGAGATTTATAGATATTTTTAATATCATTGTAGAAAACAATTTACATATCGAGTTCTATCATCAACGCGGTCATGTAAATGAAGGTAAAATATCTATGGATAAGGCAAGATCATCTTTTATAAAAGCTAATAAATGTACTCCAGAAGCTCTTGGTTTAGATATGCCATATTTTTGTATTTGCAATGATATGGTAGATAAAATGACTAGAGAAGCTGTAAAGGTATATCTATCTACAGGACAAATAGTTCCATATGCTGAACTAGAACTCAACTATCCGATCGAGTTCTCTATTAGAGCTAATATGCTTCACCAGTATATTAGATGTATTGATAAAACGTCTATTGTGAGTAGACACGATTTTAAAGGAGGATATAATCAATGAAAAGACCATATAATTGCACAGGAACCACATCTACATTAAATGGAGATACTAGTGATAAAGGAATACAGACAGAAGGTAAAATTGTTATTCATGATCAATGCGAGAAAGCTGCTGAAGCCAAGTTTGAAGATCAATTCAGAATACTATCTAGGCCTTTTAAGTATATATTGAATATAGAACAAAATCAAAAGTCTAAGTCTGAAAATCCTACTATGCAATATCTTCATCAAATTAATGCTCTTTTAAATAAGCATATCGATAACTCTGTTTGGGCATCTGGATTGGCTGAAGAAATTCAGTATATTATAATCTGTGAAATTAAGAGAAGTTATCCTACTTCTAGAATAAGAGATGAAATTCTTGTAAATTCTACAAGACATATAACTCAGGTATTCGAACAAATATTGAATTTATTCGAATTTGCTGGCAATGATGCTAAATCAGATATTGTATGTTTATTTGATCTTCTCATAGAAAATACATTCAGGCTTGAGGGTACAGCTACTCCATTAACGCACGAGACGATTAAACTTTATGATACACGGAGGATAATTGAAAAATATAGACAATGGATTATAGATATAAGGTTTAATGCTTAAAGTATAATTAATCGTATATTATACTTATGAAAATATGAAAGCAGGAGGAGATTCCATGCTAAACATCAATTCCCCTACAGTGCAGGCGATGATGAATAATCTTCCGCAAGGTGTAGGAAATATGCCAGTATATTTTGGCAATCAACCACAAATCAGCACTCAAACACAGCCGGTACAAAGTAGTACCGGCTTTTCCACTCCATACCCATCTCCAAAAGATATGGTAATGCAAGCAGGAGCCCAGCAACAAGCATATTATCCAACTTCATTTGCACCACAAAATAATTTAGTTGGAGGCTATAATTCTGGATTCCAATCTGCATTCCAAAACTATAGTAACCCTTATATGGGTTATGGATCATATATGGGCTATGGTTTAATGGGTGGACCTAATCCTATGTATATGGATGATGCGTCTAGGGCTGTCTATTATAATGCAGTTGCTAATGGACTGAGTTATGATGATCAGCTAAAGAATGATGAGCTTCTTTATAAATCAATGTCTAGAATAGTAAGTAAAGGACTTGGTAGAACAGAAGAAGAAGCTAAGCAGTGTGAGGCTACATTTGATATAATTAGACCAGAGCAAATTCAGAGTTCTTTATATGAAGTTCGGCCTCATAATCCTATGAAAGTTGTCCTTATGAGAGGGGATCAAGAAATTACAGAAGTCAAAAAGACAAAAGTAATCGATCCTCATCAGAATGCTCAAGTTAACGATGCAGTTGCGCGTATGGCGGATATAATGAGTCGAGAGCAATTTCAAAAAGAAAAAGTATTCGAGCTCATATATCAAAATGCTCCTGAAAGATTATTCGATGATAAATCTTTCATGTATTTCATGAATAATGCCGGAGGACCTATTTATGCAGATTATTCGACTCGTTTGTTGAGAATGCAACAATATGGTTCTAATGCTAAAGCACTCTATAATGCTCAGGAGTTTAGAAGAAAACTTCTTGAATCTAATGGCATACAGACAAAATCTCAGATTAATGCTATAGATAGATTTGCATCTAGAAATGGTATTTTGCCTAATGGAATGCCTGTAAGCCCGCAGCATGATCCATCTATATCTTCTAGCTTTAGTTATAATCCTGTTACTGGCACCTATGATATCAAGCCACCAGGATTTATAGCAGATAGACTAGAAGCTGCTCGACAAAGATTTATAAACTCTATTGGTCGAGATCAAGAGTAGATGTCTAGTACTTCTATAAAATAGTGAGGTGTAATTATGGCAATAGATGTATTAGATATTCTTAAAGCAAAAAGAATGTCTCCAATGGAAGATCATTTCGAAAGAATATGTCTACCATATCCTATGACATTCTATCTTTCTCCACAAGATATCGAAGCTCTTAGAAAAATTGCGACATCTGTAAAACTCGCTGGTAAAATTAGAGAGAAATACAAGATGATTGATAATATTATGAGAGCTAGAGGCTTTAAACGTTTCGCAGCAGGTACTAATAGAGTAGTATACTCATTCTATGAAGATACAAGTTTCTTGGTAAAAATTGCTGTAGATAGAGTTGGAATGCAAGACAATCCAATGGAGTATCAAAATCAGTTTTTCTTGAAGCCATATGTATCTAAAATGTTTTGTATATCTCCATGTGGTACTGTAGGATTTGCTGAACGTGTTATTCCTATAAAGAATATTGGAGAATTCAAAGAAATAGCATCTGACGTTTTTGATATACTTGTAACTAAGTTTCTTGGTAAGTATGTAGTAGAAGATGTTGGAACTAAATATTTCATGAATTGGGGTATTCGTATAGGCCATGGACCTGTACTTCTTGACTATCCATATGTGTATAAATTGGATGGAAAGAAGTTATATTGTAATGAATATCTTCAAGATTTTAACTGCATCTGTAACGGTGAAATTGATTACAATAGTGGTTTTAATCATCTTGTCTGTAACAGATGCGGAAAAATATATCTAGCAGTAGATTTAAGAGATGATACCCCCGATAACAAAAAGATAATAGCTAAAGGAGGCTATAGTATGAAAGTTCAATTAGTTAGAGGCAACGAGGTCGTATATGATCCTATTCCTATGGATGATACGATCACAAAACAGCAACCGCCTAAGAAGCCTATCGGAGAGCAGAGACTTCATGCTGTTCTGGAAGGTGGAGCAATCTCTAAGAAGTCTGATGAGCAAATTGATGAGACTTCTATTGTAACTACTCCTCCCGTAGAGGAGACCATCATCGATAATGGAAAAATCATTATTCCAACCAAAGATGAAACTGCAATAACCTCTGAAGTGGAATCGGTAACCGAGGTTGAAAATACCGATAATACAGAAGGTGAGAATGCTTTTGATTCCGAGGAAGAAGTAGAAACCAAGATCGAAAATACAGATAATATGGAAGATGAGAATGCTTTTGATTCCGAGGAAGATGAATCAGAGTGTGCAAATCCTCATGATTTGGAAAACGAAGAATCTAAAGATGATGAATCCACTTCATCTGAAGATTTTGTAGCTGATGAAGAAGATGCTACAGTTCAGGAAGAATTAGATGATCTTAGATTCATTCCTCACCCTAGTGGAAGAGTACAGGCAATGAGAAACAAGAAGTTTGTTTCTATGAAAGATATTCCTGAAGATAAAATTCCTGACTGGGTTAAGGAAGCTAATGCTAAAGCAGATGCAACTTCCAATAAGCGGCGTGAGCGTAAGTCTCCCAAGACTGTTCATATTCCAGCTTCTAAGTAATTTAAAAAGGAGGATAACTCTATGGCCAATTATCCAATTAATATGTGGGTAATCGGAGAAGATGAGTTCGAATCCTTCACATTTACTGGAGGAAAAGTTATCTACGTTGTAGAAGAACCTCATCCTAAATTTTCCACACATCCGGCAATAGTTACGGCAGGTGCATTATTACCTCCGTATGAAGCTATCCAAATGGAACTTGATAAGAATTATGCTGATGCTGAAGGCATTTATTATTACTACCTTCAGACACCCGAAGCAGATCCTTTCATAAGTATTATTATTGCCGCAGCACTAAATCAGATCCCTATAGGAATTATGTTTGGTAGGGACGAGATGAATATGCAATTTCCAAAGATGCTTATCGATTATCTGTATAGATATTTTGGTTTGGTCTTGGGAATTCAAGGTAAAGTTCAGCCTTATATTCTAGAGGAAATGATTCCTTTTGATTTGGCAAAGCTTTATAATGCAAATATTATCGATTATGCTACTTTTATGATGAAGCATCCACCGCTTCCAATTCATCCTTCAGCTATCTCTAAAATGGCGTATGAAGAAAATCCTATTGTCGAAAAGAGAGATTTTGAAAACTACTCTAAATATTTTGAGATAGTCAAAGACGCGATCTACAACAATGGTGGAAAATTCTTAGTAGATCCGCTAGTTGGTTTATGATTGTATTTACACCAATTAGGGACTTTCCTGTCGATATATTGCAGAGCAAAGGCGTGAGACAGGTTGTTAAATACAACCTGTCTCATTACTATGCAGAAATGCCTATATTGAATTTATTAGTCCCATCGAGCGAATTCATTTCTGAAGATATCTTGACCGGAGATTGCGCTACAACAGATTTCGATCAAGCTTATCATAATTTCATTTTATCAAATGATATGGCATTCTCTCAATTTATGTCAATCATTATACCAGTTTATATGCAGCCTGATACTATGGTGCATATAGCTATTCTTTATAATGATTATACCATAGCATTCGTAGAATCTCTAATAAAACTAATTCAGCAGAGATATGGATATAATTCATATCTTATAAATGAAATAGAAGATATCATGTATATATCAGAACCAGAATTTAGTATTCCTGGCTTATTCGCTCTAGATCAAGATCTAATGAGATGGAGAATGATGAACGGCCAGAATATAGATGGTGATAGTTATGAGTAAGATATGGGAAAGAACAAACTATCGCGCCGATCTTCAATTTATGATTGATGGTACTATTAGAGAATTCGATATAACTAAAGCTAATATAAATGTACTTCGAGATGCTAATGTGATCTCGCAGGAGACTTATATGTATTTGACTCAATGTCCGAAACTGGAGAGGCAGATATATATAGGTAAGCTTGAGGGATCTAATCCTGAAGTTGTTAAGATACTTAAACAAGGTATTGCTAATGCAAGAAGGGTGTTTATAGAATCTAATAACATTCAGGATCATGAAATATTAGCTATAAGAAACGATGCTATAGTAATAATTGGAAATAGACCTGTAAAGGTATTGAATATCTCTGATCGTGTAGCTTTTAGAGAAGCAGCAAAATATACTTCATTTTATCATATAGGACATCTAGACTTTTACTATTATTGTAATAGAATAGATAACGCTGAGATTTTGGATATAAAAGGTCTTGGTGATGAAGCTGTAGCTCTTCATAAAAACTTTATGCTAGAATTCTTATGTACACTTTTCTATTGTGCGCAAATAGAATTCCTTCAAGATGCTATATCTTTGCTTGGATACTTTCATGATAATTATATCAATAGAAGATTATCTATAGAGTATTATAGAGAATTGAATAGTCAATCAAAATATAAACTCAATCCAGGTATATCAGCAAGATGGGAATATTTTATAGATAATGCTACAGATTTCGATAAATATCACAATCTTGATATTAGTCATAATGAGAGTATTCTTCGTAAATTAAATAGCATGCTTGCATCTGTATATTTTGCATCAAAATAGCCCATGGGAGTAAATTCCCATGGGCTTTATTTTTTTTTTTTATTGTGCAATTCCACTATTATGCTTAACAACATAATCCATCACAATAATATAGATCTTATCTGCTAATATATTAGCAATGTTTTCTAAATTATAGAATAGGGACAGTTTATCTAGAGAGGCATTAGAAATTCTATTTGTTACCAAGTTTACCAATTCTTTCCTAATTTGGGCCTCACGTTCGCTATTAATAAATCCTTCATTAAGAGCAACTAGATGCATTACTTGATAATCCCTGAAGCTTTCATTGATGATTAATTCTAAAAGTTCCGGTATAGATTGGTCTATCTTAGCAGTAGTGTTAATCTGATAATATGACAACTTTTCAAGACGTTTCCGATACTTGTTGTTGCTCACTACAACAGCTATTGCCAAAGATGCTACGATCGCTACAAATACTCCTGCGATAATTGCAAGTACTATTAATTCATATTTAGGCACAATACTCACTCCATTCTTTAATTTTGTCTCTTAATATTAATAAACCACCATCGTCAGCTTCTTCGACTTCTATCGCTTTTTTCAAATAAGCGAGCAACTTAAATGCCACATCTTGAGTCAGTCCTTTCTTATATTTTTCGATCAACACAGGCCATTTACCGAAACACATTTTTGGATGCAGGAAAAATTGATTTGTGTTAGCGTGATAAACCTGATGTGGTGTCTTGGACAGCATAACAAGTGCGATATTATGTGCTTTATGCTCTTCTTTAAGCAATTGTACTACATCGAATGTCGTTACATATCCGACAGTGTTTAATAAGTGTTCAGTAATAAGTAGACATATATCAAATAGGGTAAGTACTGCATGGTGCATCTCTAAATCAACACCATCCATATCTGCATGTATATATCCATGAACCTGACATCTGTCCATGCCTATTCCTATAAGAAATCCCTTATAATTGGAATATGTTGCAGACCTTCTAAAGCGCATTTCACAGTTCTTAAGAAATGCTCTATATACGTCTATATCAATCAAGCTTTCTCTAGTCTGATAGAATCCAATTGCAAAAGTACTATTGGGACTTCCGAGCATTGGATTCATATTAGTCTGGAATGTTTCAATCCCTGGAACAGGATTACTATGGGCTTGCATAATCTATTTCCTCCAAAATAGGTATTATAAGAATGTTAAATCCTAAACTATCGTAGTTCTATAGATATAGGATTTATAAATCTATAGTTGTCTAATTAGGATTAATTGGATATTGAGTTCACATATCATTAAATATTCAAGTTCGAGAGAGGGTGCATTCAGTGTCTTTCGATATAAAAAAGATATATACAGAAAATCCTTATGTAGATGAAATGGTCTACTATACTAAATTATTAGCTGCTGGTACTGTATTAAAAATGCAGGAATTAGCAGATAACTGCGAGACTCTAGAGTCTTTACAAAATTCTGGTTTATATTTAGCGTGTATTGATGGTGTAGCCACCTTCAATATGTTTACCTCTGTTTCTAGAACAGCATTAAATTCTATAGGCATAGTGGATGAAATAAGTGTCCAAACTATGATGAAGAATATCAATAATGTTCCAGAAGGAAGAAGAGAAGAGCTTACAAAATATATGGTAAGCGAATATATTGAAAATTATGAAGAATTAAATACCTATTATAGAGCTTTAAATGGTTTGCCTGCAATAGGTAAAGAGGATTATGTTGTAGATTGGATTCCACCTTCTAATGTTTCTATAGATCTGTCTAAGCCTATTCATAAAATGAGTAAGGCTGAAGCAGCTATATTGGAAACAAATGGTGTGTTAGAAGATTTGATAAAGGAAGATCCTGTAAATAGAGAGTATATGCGTCATCTTGGTGGAAAGAGAATTGATTATTATACGTCTCGTAAAGCAGGACGATTTGATCCTATATTTATTCCCACTATAGATTCGGATGCGATCTATAAAATGTATAGGGATAAATTAGATGATAATAAAATTTATGTACTTAGAACTGTATACTCTGAGGCATTCAAATATAACTCAGATTATTATGATAATTTCATTGCTGTTTTAATAGTCATTATAACAATGGTGGATATCATATCTAGAGTACAAGAATTTGTTACAAGAAAAGAGATATTCGATATCAGATCTGTGCAATATATATTTGAATCTAATGGTGTTCCTTTCTTCGAAGAAATACCTCTCAAATATCAAATATCTATGGTGAAGAATCTGCATACTCTTCTTAAGTTTAAGTCCACTTCTAAATGTATGGTAGATATATGCTCCTTATTTGGATTCGATAATATTCAAATCTTTAAGTATTATATGCTTAAAGATAGGAATATAGATCTGTCTACAGGAGAATATGTATTATCTACTGATGAAAATGGTAATGAGATTCTTGAAGATGAATATACTCTTAGATTTTTAAAACTTCCTTTGGAAGATGATGTCGAGGACTATATTAGAAATGCTGGAAGTTATTTAGATTATGATGAGATTACACTATCAGATCCTACATGGGATGGTGGATTAAACCATGAAGAGGTTATGAAAGCTATCCTTGAAGAGGAGTTTAACCTTGCCAGAACTAAATATATTTCAATAGATAGTATTACAGATATAGCAAAGGCATCAGCTCAGCAGTCTTATTTCCTAAATCTTCTCTATGATAATATAGATCTTGAGGGAATGATAACTCTTAAGATACCTTATATTGAAGCTGGTAGAGAATTTGATTTAGTTGACGTATTTACATTGCTTACAGTTCTTACCTATCAATACAATGGTGTTAAAGATACCATCATGGACACTCAGAGTAAGGTACTGTATGTAAACGGTTTCAATTTTAAAGCTAATCTTTCCGTTTTGGCTGAAGAGATTGGAGCAAAGAGAATACCCAGTCCAAATTATCCGGATGGATATATAATTGATCATGGTAGTACACTCCATGCTCAAGAGCAGTTGGCAAAATTTACCGATCAAATAGATGACTATGTCGAAACTACAAGAGTTTATGATAGTGAGGATAAAACTCAATATCATGACGAAACTACTATAAAAGCTTCTATTCCTAGTTTTAAAGCTCTTATGAATCTTTATATAAACAATATGGAGATAAGAGATGAGCTTATTAAAGGAATGCAGCAAGCTGACAATAAAAAAGTATATAATGTTTATAAAAAGCTTTACGATGCATTAATGACGGTAAAGCTTAATATGGATTTCTATAAGAATCCTGAAACTGGAGATTTTTATCGAGATGAGGAAGGAGATGCTACATATTCTGCATATTTAGCAGCAAAAGATCCTTCTCTTTACGCTATTGTAATAGAAATAGAAAGTTTCATTGATGAAACTTCTAGAAATCAATACATTGCTACTGTTATAGACAGCATTATATATGCATTGGAAGAATATTTAGATACAAAAGAATTCTCTGCTTTATTCTCCAATCTTCCTATTATGAGTATAGATGCTGTTAAGGGTTATATAGCAACAGTAATCAACTTTTATAAGTCATATAAAGTACATTTCTTAGGAATCAATACTATATATACTTTTGCTGATAAAGGTGACGAGGGTTCCATAAGAATAATAGATGACATACTTCTTAATAGATTCTTCCAACGCAGTGAATTTATTAAGCTATATGAAGAATTTAGTAAGAGTTTTATTTCTATGAACTATACCGAACGAGTAAATCTTATAGAAAGAATTTACTTTGATATTAGTACATGGGTTTACAGAAACTATGAAGATTATATGAGCACACATGATAGAATGGGATCTATGATAATTAATTTTATTACCCATACTATTCTGTATTTGACAGATAAGATTAATGGATTAAATTTGACCAATAGATACTATAGTACTGTAAGATTAATGGATATTCCTTCTATAAATACTACAATCACTCCAGTAGACAGTATTTGGATTGCTGATAGATTGTGGATTTATGAAGATGGAGAAGCGTCTATATATAGCGATTATATGGATAAAGTTTCATCCTATGATGAAGGTAGAATTATAGTCGCTAGTGCTAAAGGTAATGCAGAACCATCTGCATATATATTAAATACCCCTACAATGAGATCCAATAATGATGTACTTACAGAATTTGCAGCTGAGAGCCTTATTCAATCTATGGTAACAACTCCTGCAGATATTGTGAAGTCATATAAAGAAATGGAAGAGCATGCTGCAAATGGTACTACATCAGATACAGCTATGACCTCTGAAGCGGCCATACTTGAAGCATTAAGCTTCAAATACTACAAGGCCACTTAATAAACATATTATTAAATTACTATAGTTAATTACTATAAGGAGGCGCTCTGATACTATGAATAAGCTGATGGCTATATTCGATGGTATGAATACTGATGACAATATCAGTATGTCTGGCCATGCGTTTAATACTTCTATTGATATTAAGAATCTCGAAACTGGTGAGATTATTTTTAAGGGCCTGAAAAATAAGGTAATTATTTCCGGTTCTGGTTTAGTTGCTAGAAAGCTCTTTGATATCTCCAACCCTGAAGTTTCTCCTAGTTATAATACTATCTTTGGCAATTCTATGTATACTCCTGATGTAGATTCTCATGATCAGGAAACTTTAAATGGTACCAAAGCTACTAAGGAAGAACCTAAGGTTGTATTGTTCTGCTGTGGCATAGATGGCTGTGGCACCGAAAATTCTCAGGTTTATCCTGTAGATTATACTAAGTGGATTACTCCTGAGAATATGATTCCTTTCCGTTATCAGGTTGGTACTAATGATATCTCTGATGCATTGAGAGAATCTTATTTTGGTCGTACTCTTATCAATAATGGCGAATATATTGCATATTATTTTAAGAGATTCGATAATGAGCCTACTCTCGTTCAGCAGTATATTGATGGAACTCCTGTAGATGGTAATATCTGGAGCTCTGTTAAGACTGAAGAGGCTGAGACATATATCGAGATTACTCTTAAGATTACAAAAGAAGACATGAGAGATTTCTTTAATGCTACTACTGGTGTAGATACATCTCGAATCAATTCTCTGTCTCTGTGCTATGGATATCCTGTAGTTGTGACCGAAAAGAATATTGAAGGTCAAGATGTTGAACGTGTTTACTACAAAGATATTCATCCTCTTACTAAGTTACACTTCCCCAATGAAGCTCTGATCGATCAGACTAAAGGAATTGAAATTATCTATCATATTTACATGTGATATTTAATAATCCGGGTGGGCAATAGTCCACCCGGTATTTCTTTATTTGGGTATATAATATAAATATGAAAAGAAAAATAAATATATTATTAATATAAAACCATAAAAGGAGAATAAGCAACATGCAGGAATATCGCGATACACGCTCTAAAGGAGTAAAAACATTAATTGCAACAAGTACATGGAAATGGCCCAAGAATCTTTTCATTAATCTTTTTGGTATTTCTCAACCTACACCTGAAAATCTTGAGACTACAGTGTTAAAGGCTATGGATGTCGCTCTAGATAAAGATGAGAAAGAAGTTATGCTTTACTTCTATAAAGATAAGATTGATAGATATGCTATTGCTAAAAAGACATCTGTTGCACCCCAGAAGGTTAGTATAATCAGATCTGTATCTCTCAGAAAGCTTTATCAAAATAGATTATCAAGATATATTCTAACTAGGGGAGTAGATCAAACAGAACGACTTCTAAATGGTCCTGTTATTGAATGGGATATCTGTTTCTTACATATGCCTATGAGATTCTATAATTCTATAGAAACTTCCAAATGGCTTATAGGTATAGATAAGAATATTGAAACTGTTGGAGATCTCCTTCAATTTACTAGAAAAGATATCATGAAAGCAAGAAGTATGGGAGAAGCTACTGTATCTCTTCTTGAAGAAAAGCTTGCAGAACATGGATTATCTTTAAAGAAAGAAGAATAAGGAATGGTATTTGCCATTCCTTATTTTTTTTTTGTATTTTTCATTAATTTAATAAGATATTATAAAAATGATAATAATATCTGGTTACCACAAGCCAGATATATGAAAAGGAGAATGAAATTATGAAACAAGTAAATTGGCAAATGCGAATGATAAGATGTATATACCCGACAATAACAAATATTAAGGCAGACGAGCACTTAATTGGTATAGTATTAGAGGGCCTCATAGTGAATAAAACCGTGTATTCTTATATCGTAGATTATTTCAGAGGGGAACTCAAGTTAGAAGAAATCGCTGCTAAGCATGGTATTAATGTTGATGAACTTACTCTTATTCTTAAGAACACTTTGAAAAGGTTAAAGAACAATGGATTTTTAAAATCTGTTGCATATTATGGAAATGAGATTGGAGAACTAGTCTATCAGATTTCGTATAATACCACAAGGTATCATATAAGTTATCTTCCTATTCCATTAGATTTGATAACTATTCTCGATAGAAAGTATCAATATACCATGATTTCTGATCTAATTGATTTATACTATGCTGATGCAATTCCTAAGAAATATGCTTATGCTGCTCAAGATGCTCTTATCGAGTTTAATCTAGTTGATACGATGTATAGACTTATTAAAGACAGTTATCCGAGCAATGTATATAGAAGGCTATACTCTGTTAATAGGAATGAAGATATTAAAGATCTTCCTAGAAACTTCGAAGAGAATATTGAGTATGTATTATCTAATATGGGTGTATATGGTGATGAACTTGATCTTATTGTAATGAAATATAAGGAAAATATGACATATAGAGAAATCTCTATAAAAATGAAATGCGATGAGAAAGACATCCAACATGCTATAGATAATATATTTAGGATATTAGGAGAACCCAGAATTGCAAAAGCGCTGGCTCTTGGTATTAGACCTACCATAAAAAAGAAGGAGGAAGAACATAAACTTTCTAGTCCTATTACAGAATCGAGTTCTATAGATAGATTGAAGGGAGATCTTAAATCTGGAGTGATAAATAGGCTTAAAGAAAATGGAATTAAAAATATATGCGACTTAAAGTCACTATCTAGAATAAGCCTACTGAGTATGAATGGTATAGGAGATGTCAATGCTGATGAAATAATTAAAGTATCAAAGAGATATGGTATTGATATCCCAAGATATCGTAAAGATGCCCCACTATTCAAGAATACTAAATCTCCTGGAGGTAGGACCATGAACAAATCTGATAAGATGAAAAAGAATGAGGAAGGTGGATGCCTATATTATACAAAAGATGAAATGAGAGATGAGAAAGACATTTGGCCTATTAATTTTGTATCTAAAATAAGTAGTGATATTACTTCTGATAAGATAAATATTGATGGTTTGAATTTTGTACTTGATTGCTTAACTACGAAATATGCAAAGAAAGTAGTTTTGGCCATTTATAGAGATCATAAAACTTCTAAAGAAGTTGCTCACATGGTTCCTGGCTATAGTGCTTCCGGTATATGGAAGGATGCAGTTTATGAAATATCCTCTAATCCTGTTCTTATGAAACTATTGACCGTATCTATTGAACAAGCAAAAGAATATGTGAGAACAAATCAGAATAATCTCCTTCCAGAGAATATATTGATGTGGGGAATCAGATTATGTACAATAAATAGGTATATAAATCCACATCAGATATATAATTTGAGGGAGCTGCTTGATATCATCAGATGGACAATTGATGATCTTGATGATTTGAATTATGACAAGATCAAAGTCGCTAATAAAATTCTTATTAAAGATTATTGTTTATTTATTGATTTCATCACTCCGAGAATGCCTTATAAAATTCCAGATAGTGTTTCTGTATGTGAAAAGATACTCTATGCGACAGGTCAGTACCATCTCCCTGGAGCGGATGATGCATATCTAGATAGATTGATCTTAAGATTCATTAAATTCAACGATTGTATGGAATTAATCAATAAGATTGAATCTGGTATTTCTATAGATTATTTGTTGGAACATGATAGAAATACTAAAAGTATATCGGTACAGATGTTTAACTATTGTGCTGAGGTCATTATATACGGATTGAAAGAATTCAATGATATTTTTTATAGTCCACTTACAAGCATCGGATTTAGAGAAGATGAAGAAAAAATTCTATCTAAATTACTTCTTCATAAATTTAATTATGTTGGTGATGTTTGTGCTAATATTCTTATATTAGAAAACATTCTTTCAGTTGATGAGATAGATAAGCTTAATAATGTGTTTAAACGGATAGGGTTACTTATACCAGCATAAGTAAAGGGAGGCTATAAAGCCTCCCTTTTATTTTTTACATATTTTTAAGAGTTTGAACTTATAAGTAATTAAATTTACTTGAAAGGGGATTTTATCTGATATGGCTACTACTTCTGTAAAGAAAAGAGTTTCTAAACAGATTACAGATCCTAAGGATATTGAATATATTGTTAAATTAAAAGAAGAAGATATTACTACTAGTTTAATTATGGAGCTATTTGGCGACTTTAACAAGCACCAGTGGTTTAATCCATATGATATTATCACTGTACCAATTGGTGGTTATGGTGGACTTCTTTCTAATGGAAATGAGAAGAAGAACAAGCAACCTTTTACAACTACTATAGGTCGCCTTATATTCAATAAATTCTTTATTGAGAGTGACCCTGAACTTCTTGGATTCATTGGATATGTAGATGAAAATATTAGTAAGAAAGCATATGGTAGATTGTTCGATAAACTCGGTTATGCTGTTCTAGAAGATAAGATAAGTATTGAATGCTATAAAACTTTCTGTAAAAAGAGTCAGAAGTTTATGCCTTATGTAAGTATTCTCGCACCTAACCACTCTGATAATATGCTTACTATCACTAAGCGTATAAATAAGAGAAAAGAAGAACTTATTAAAGAGAATAAAGCTGCTATTGATGCTGGAGATGTCATCGTAGTTGATAAGATTAGTAAAGAACTTCTCGAATATGCTAGAGAGTTGATGAAAGATGATCCTGCTATGGACATGTTCCTCTCTGGTGCTGGTGGATCTTTTGAAAATAACTTCAAGAATATGTTTATCATGAGAGGTTCTGTACAAGATCCGGATCCTAGAAAGAGTTATAATATTATTACTTCTAATTATATCGATGGAGTTTCTAAAGAAGAATATTCCAAGTTAGCAAATACTCTTGCAGCTGGACCCTACTCTCGTTCTAAAAAGACAGAATTAGGTGGATACTGGGAGAAGCTCCTGCTCGTTGCATTTCAGCATGTAGTTCTACTAGATCCTGATACTGATTGCGGAACAAAACGATATATAGAAGTTAATGTTACTGATAAGAATATAGGCTCAATTATGTATTGCTACGTAATAATGGATAATGGAGAATTGATAGAAATTACTTCCGAGAATAAAGATAAATTTATCGGTAAGAAGATTAAGATTAGATTCTCTTCCATGTGCGAAGCAAAGAATGGTATCTGCAATAAATGTGCTGGTAATCTATTTTATAGATTAGGTATTAGAAATATTGGTGCATCTACCCCTCAGATTCCTTCTAAGCTTAAAGTTCTATCTATGAAACTGTTCCACGATGATCAGCTTAATTTTACAGAGATGGATCCTATGAAGGCATTCCTGCCTGATGAATAATTATTATTGGGAGAAGCTTTAGGCTTCTCCCAATTTATTTGTATGAAATTTATATCAGATACAGTTATATAGTATAAATATGAGATGTTATAATACATGTCACAATAAAATAAAAATACATAAGGAGAATGAAACCACATGATTAGTATCAATAATGAGCCAGTGATCGATATGATGAAAGTTATTAGCCATGAATTTATTGAAGATCACATTAATAAAATCAAAATCGAACCAACCAAATACTCTATAATCGTAAAATATATCCGTGATCCCATGTGTTCTATTAGAGATATTATTATTGTCTTTAATGGTAATGGGATCTTGGAACTCACCGGCCTTCTGGCAGATGGCACACTCATGTCAAGAAAACAGTTCGAAATATCTACATTTGAGAAAGACCCTAATCTATTCATAACCTTACTTCATAAGAATTTCTTCGGTATGAATTAAAAAAGGAGATATAGATATTATGGTTAAAGTAACAACATTAAAACCGAATTGCTTAGTAGACTTTATTAAAATTTTCTCAAAAGAATTTTTGAAAAAGTATGAAAGCCAGATCAATGTCATCACAGATAAGATGTATCATATTCATCTTATCTATACGGATACGAAGTACAATCAGTGCGTAGAATTCTGCTTTTCTGGAAATGGAGCTGTAAAGGTATGGGGATTAGCTAGAGGCGAATGCTTTGGTTATTATACTCAAGAGTATAAAGTAGACACTCCAAAGAAAGAAATGATGGAAAGTATAAAATATATCTTTGGATTCGAAGTAGAACTCGATATTTAATAGGAGGTTTTGTTTTGGCTACATTATTTCATGATAAAATTATTCACGAAAATATTAGAAGTTTAGCCATTTTCTCTAGAATTTTCAGTTATGAATTTATTATGAGAAACATTGATAAACTTGAGGCGGCATTCTATTTCAATAGAAATAATTTTATTTGCATTTGTTATGAGTACGCCCCCAATAAAAATCTTATGATAGGATTTCATGATGACGAATTTAATGGATGTTTCATAGGATACTACCATGAAGATGGAAATCCTATAAATATAAATGGTAATCATTATGAATATATATCCTTTGAAGGTGTAGATAATGTAAGAGCTATAGTAGCTCAAAATGTAAAACGTCTTTTCGATATAGACCTGGATTTATAAGGAGTAAATAAGAAAATGGATATAAGAAATGAAAGAATTGGATCCGAAGTGCTAAGAGGATCAGTATATGACTATACCGAATCCTATAATAGCATACTATCTTTATCTGAACGAGACCAATTTTATTTCAACAAATATCGTATGCTGAAGCCATTCGATAATATAAATGATAAAGTATCATCTATTATAAATTCACTTAAAATGTACTTGCACGGGATTGAGTGGAGAAACTCGAAGATTCTAGACATTATAAAACAAGAATCTCTACTTGGACAGGCAATAGTGCTCATAGTTCAAAACAATGTAATTGTAGATGAAGAAGAAGGCCTTCAATTCGATATTGATTTAAAAGAGATTCCTGTTGTTTTCGGAGATTTGATGAGAGTGTATGCTACCGCAGGATATGATGTCAGTCTTCTTAAAGGTTTCCTAGTAGATCTTTATGAAGAGTATTATCCAAAGAAATATGTAGCTAAGATTAGTGAAGAATCATTCAAGAATTATCTTGAGAAAGGTATGTTTGATTTCATAGACCATCTAGTATCATACTTTGAAAAAGACATCATCCTTAAAACTCGAAAAATGAATACACCTAATAAACATAAGCTTAGAAGTGGTATTATGCTTTCCAAAGATCTTTGGATTAATGGAATTGAGGTCGATGATAAATCGACTAAACCGATTCGCATAATCAGTCCCAGAATCGAATTGACTACACCATCTTTTGAGAAACATGAAATTCTTGAAGTATTTATATCTCAGATAGATGCTGTTGTAGTTAAGGCTGCTGAAGATTTCGGATTTTCTACTAAAAGTGTAGGCACTGAAATCGAGGAAGATGGTTTTGAGTATAACATTATAGAGTTAAAGCGTACTAATGAACTCCTAATTCAGCTTGAGATTGCTCATGGTTGTCCTATTCCTGATAGAGGAAATGGTGGAACAACAACCGGAAGTATTATCGGAGTTGTATATTCCCTTATTCCTAATAGGGTTTAAACTAAAATAAAGGTTAGCTCATGAGCTAACCTTTATTTTTTTATTTGTCCATCTAAAACATCACTTTTTGACCACTTTACTCACAAAAAAAAAACGAAATAATAAAGAACTCTTGAAAGGAGAATATAATAAAATGATTTATTCTATTACTGAGGGTCAACAGCTCGAAGATTATAAGAAGAATAAAGAAAAAGAGACTAAAGCTAATAAGAAAACAAGTGATGATAGAGAGCAAAGAAGATCTCTAAATCGTGAAAAATATAGTACAGAAGATGATAAAAAGATTAGAGATAAGGCTAATGAAATATTTAAAAAAGAAAATGATAGACGTATTGGTCAATTTCATCAAAATATGGATAAATTTGTAAAGGTTATGAGTTCTAAAGATAACCCAGAATATTCTAAGATTAAAAAACAAGCAGGAGATAGTATGGATGATGTTGCTAGGTTAAATGCAAACGAGTTTGATGCAAAAAATGGTATAATTAAGCATATACGTCGTCATCCTGACAAGTATAATGAATCTTATGGCATTTTCGAAGAAGTATGGTTTATAAATGAAGCGTCTTTCGCTAGCAAGCGAAAGATTATCAAATCTGAAGATTATGCTAAGCTTAAAGAGCTTCAGAAAAAGTATAAAGAGGATAAGAATCCTGATACTAGAGTGCAGTTGATGGAAGAGGCTATTAAGGTTACAGATAAACTTATTGAAGCAGCAAGATCTATTCCTGCAGATAATCCTCTTGAGTGGATCGGTCGTTTAATTATCAGACAATTTGATGATCCTATCCGTGTTCTTTGGAATATTATGGGTATGACTGTATTTAGACTAACCCCTTATATGACTAGAGATGACTTTGTTCAGAAATTAGTTATTACTAGGGAAAAACTTGTAGATAAGTATGAAAAGAATAGAAGAAAGATTGAGAGACATTCTTAAATTATATAAAGGCTAGAAGGTTAAGTCTTCTAGCCTTTGCTTTCTTATACACTACTTGCAAAAAAAAACATAGTATTAAGATAAAAGATTGGAGGTATAAATTAATGCCAATTTATACAATTCGAGAAGATGTCGAAAGATTTAGAAATATAGACTATAGAGCTGGTAATAGGGCTAGCCACTCACCTAAAGATACTACTCCTGTCAGCAGAACTGATAAGGAAGAATATAATAAGAAATATTTTAAAAATCGCGATGGAAGAAATAAACATAATGCATATGCTAGTGGAAATATGTTTGAATCTCTTGCAAAAACCAATCCAGAATTATTTAATAAAACAAAACTTGAAGCTTTAACTCATAGCCAAGATCTTGTAAAAGATTTTAATGAATATATGGCATCTGTATATAGTAATGACATAAAAAGATTCGGAAGATTTGTAAAATCTATTGAATATGAGCATGATAATGATAAGATTAGAAATAAATTTCAGATGCAATTTAATATTTCTCTTCATAGCGCATTATATAGTAGATATATGGATCTAATTGAAAAGTATAATATGAGTGAAGAAGATGCTGCTAGAGTTGTCACACAGGAGTATTTCCCAGAATCCTTAAATGAACAAGGAATAAGAGATTGTCTCAATGCTAGAATAGCAAATAATAGATGTCTAACTGATTCCTTGACAGCTATGCTCAAACAGAATTATGCTCTATTTGATCTATCAAAAGCTGAAGCAGAGTCTCTGATAAATGATTTGGATGATGACGATAAAAATCATGAGGCTACTGCAAAGATAAGAGATTTCTTACGAGATCCTAAGCTTTTACAAAAGTTTAAATCTGGTAACAATTATGATTTTCGTCCAATTGGCGGAGCAGTTTTATTCTTATCAGAAAATGATGATATACAGTTTTGCGAGCATCCATCTAAGAATTTAAGTCTTATTTTTAAATACGATGCTATTGTCAATGCTCATGGATCAACTTCTAAAGATGCATATGGAGAGCCTTCTGATAATGCATCATATACTGCTAGAAGCATAAAATATGATATAGAGCTCATAGAAAAATTTAGTACTTATGTATTAAATTTCTTAAAAGAGCTATCTAATAAAATTCCAGGATCTGCGGACTTACCATATACAAAAGAATTAATTAGTGTTTGTAATTCTTTAAAAAATGCAAATTCAATGGAAGATTATAAATTACACGAATTAAAGACAAGAGCACGAGAATTATTGGTAGAAATTTATAATAAATATAAACTTACAGAATATGGTAGAAATGAATTTAAGAAAAGGCTTGTAGAATGTGATAAAATATATAATGTTATTGGTTCTAGAAAAGATCCCAAGAAAGCGATGAAAGATGGCGCAGCTTCTAATTGGACTATGGAGCCTATATCTACTTTAACCAAATCGAATTTAGTTAAAGCTGTAGATATTGTTAGAGCTTTAAAAGAAGAAGGGTTTAAGAATGTATTTATAGGATCTTGTAATCCTGGAGGATGGACACTTCCGAAAGATCTTACACAAGATAAAAATTTTAAAGTTACATATGGATCTCAATCTGTCCTTAAAGAGTATTTTGGAGATAGCATTGATGATCTTGTTGCTTTAGAAAACTATATAGATGAATATCTGTATAAGACTAATTCTCCATATAGATTCTATAGCTTAAATGAACTTTATGAAGAATATGATTTACTATGCAACATTTATCCTATGAATGAAGGTATTGTATGGGATAAGCTCAAAGAATTTTTTAATAAAGCTTCTCAAATTGTTGCAGAAATTTGGAAAAGAATTATAGAATTCTTTAAAAAGTTAGCTTTAAAAATAGCCGAATTGATTAAGAATACTTTTGGAGTAAATTCTGATAAAAAGATCGAAAAACCAGTTGAAGTGACTACCATTCAAATGGATGGAGACAGAGCAACAATTAGAACGACTACATGTAATACCCCAGAAGAAATTCAACGTGAAGTAGAAAAATCTAATAAATCTATTCAATATGCCATTCAGAAATATGCTAAAGAAGAGATCGAATATATAAAAGAATACAGGCGTATTCTAGAAAGAAATGATAATATATTTAATCAAACGAGAAAAAATGAATCTTATGGCATTTTCGATAATTTGATATTGATATAACAAAAAAATAATGGTCGTGAACAATCACGACCATTATTTCTTATTCTAGATATTGACGTCAAAAGATGTGCGCAAAATAGTCTCAAGTTCGAAGTTTCCTTCATTTCTTCTTGACATTGTGAATACTTTATATCTACCATCGCTGCAATTAATATTTACATAATTAGATCCATTGAAAAGCATTGTTACCAAGTCCTTATTAGTATTCAAAATTCCAATTAAAATACTTCCATCATTGTTCATAAGACACTGATATGGACTTCCTTTTCCTCCGCTTAAATCTTCACCACACATGTCAAAATAGTTTACATTCAAGTTGCTACTAATATCTCGAATAATTTTTGGATTGAACTTTATCATAGATTAATACCTCCTATTTATATTTCTTTCATGATTATAATATATAATTATATGAGCAAAAATGACGCTTTTAGGCCACTTTGTTCTACAAAAAAAAAACGAAATAATAAAGATATTTATTCTTGAAAGGAGAATATAAAATGTTATATAATGATGGTATTATTTTAACTGAAGCTGATGCTGATGAATTCTTAGAATCTGTTGGTGTTGAGCTTTATGAAAATCATGTTATGATCAATGGTCAACAGTATCCTGGATCTAAAGGTGAAGCTATTCTTGAGACTAATGGTATCTTCTTATATGAAGATCATATTCTTATTGAAGGTCAGCAAGCTGAAGAATACTTAAAAAAGAAAATGGATAAGTATAATGCTGATAAAGAAGCAGAAGATCAGGAGAATGAAAAATATAATCCTTCTGATAATTATGGTGATAGAGGACATGGTCAAAGAGGTCATGAGACTGCTAGATCTGGTATTACATCTCATATGGATCCTAAATATAAAACAGCTAGAGAATTACAATATCATAGAATGCAATATGGGAAAGTAATGCCGCGTACACCAAAAAACAGTAAAGAAAGAGAATTTGAAAAATCTGTTCGTAGAGATAGAGATATAGCAGATTTAGCAAAAGATATGGTAGATAGAGAAAATTGGAATAGATATGATAGAAATCGTGCAGCAGATGGTAAACCTACGAAAACGATAGGTGATACCTATTCTGACGACAAATCTAATAGATATAATTCTGCTTTGAGTGCTACTAGACGTCATCTTCGTAAAGAGTTGCGAGAATCTGTTAGCATCTTCTCTTCTATCAATTTCATCTAAATATTTCTAATGGATATATATTATACTTTTAGAGGTGTATGATTTTCATACACCTCTAATTTATTTTTATAAAGGAGAATGAAAACCATGAGTAATACTTCTAATATTTTTAGATTCCATGATGGAAACGAAGTGTACAGAGTGTCACGTCCTTCATTAGCTCCCGGATGTGAAATCAAGTATGAAACCTTTAAAACAGAGGAATATCTTGAAAATCTTAAAAAAGGAGAAAATTTCTCCAATAGAAACTTCATGATCGATGATGTCGTAGGACTTCTTGGAGATGATGGGGTAAAGACAGTAAAAACTATTATTAATATCCTCTATATCAGAACCAAAGAAAGTCTCAGAAATCAAATGTCTGGTACAATTTTAATGAGGGAATTTTTACGAGAGTATGAAAAATCTGATGATACTATTATTCTATTCAGAGCTTCTGTCACTAAGGATGATTATCCTACAGAGCCCACACATGAACAGTATGTGGAATTCTTTAATAGTGTGATGAAGTTTTTAGTACCTTTTGGATTCCACAGTATCCAACCACTATGTGGATTGGAATTTAGTGAACCCTATCTCTATACAAGTCCTGTCAGTGGTGCTGCAAAACTTACATGGAATAAGTTTGTAGATTATTGGTATGAAAATCACACTTTAAAGAATAAATAAAGGAGGATAAATAATGGATACAGCTAATAATGAAAAATTCTATGGATCTGGCAAATGTTTAGAAATACCAGGAATTCATAGAGTATCTGCTCATACTATTGAAAACGGAATTTATAAGTATAAAGTCTATGATCCTGGTAGATGTGAGATTAAACTAGAGATCTATTCTACCGATGGTAGATATGATTACGGAGATTGTTTGACTAAATTACGCTTTCTAGATATTATCAAGAAGTATGGTCTCGAAAAGATAAAAAGAGTTGTAAACATAGTATCTATCGAAACTCATGAAGACTATCGAAATCAAGGTATTGCTACTTCTCTATTACTTGATTTCTTAAAAGGCTATAGAACTTCTACAACAGATATTGTTGTGACCCACTGTATTCCTGGAGATCAGAATGCCGAAAGTCTTGAAGACTTCTGGAATAAGCATAGTGATTTCTGTGCAGACTTTGAGAACTTCTTTGAGCCTTTCGGATTTAAATCTGTACCAGATTTATCTGAAACTGGTACGATAACTCTTACAAACTCTTATTTGTTCCTTACTCCCGAAAGTGAAGCTGCTAGATCTTTGAACAAGATCTTCAATAGAAAGACATGGGGTACAAAAGATGAGTAAACTGATGACTTGCACTATTGATAATCATACTGTGGGATATCGTATTTTTACATCTATGACAGATGTCAAGAATGCTGATATACAGGATACGGAGTTTGAGGAGTTCCTTAAAGTTATGGGATGGGATACTGATGATTATGATTTTATGTATCCCATAGTTAGAATATATATTATAGTAGATGAAGATGGTAAACCGATTGATGTATCCTTCATCAAATATGATATGAGGACATTTTGTCTTTTTATTAATGATCAATTTAAATCAATCGACTATCCTGATCCCCCTATATATTTCACTTCTGTTCAATATATGAAATCTATTGTTTCTAACTATAATGAGCAGTCGAAGGAATATAAAAATGCTCTTGCATATAAATGTATGCAATTCGAATGGGCAGGTTTCTTTAATATTAAAGCTTTGATTAAGAGTGACAAAGCTATATCTTTTGTGTATGGTAATAAATCTGCACATCAGGTATATCTTGAACTTTTTAAGAGAGCTTTGATATAAATAAAACACACAGGAGGAACAAAAGTATGTCTAGAAGTTATGAGGATTTGTCCCGGAGAGCACTAGTTCAGCTTGGTAAAGATTATGATGCTGATAATGATGCTCAGCTCCTTGGATATCTCCAGGAGAATGACCAGAAGTATGAAGGCATCCGCCCAGTAGAAAAGGTCATTCAGAGAACAGATGAGGTCAAGCAGGTAATGACCGAAGCTGGTGTTACAGTTAAGAATGTTGTCATGCGGCAGGTTGACAAGGTTCTCGACTGTGTAATTGATGCTGTAAAGAGTACAGCAAAGTAAACCTCTAAATTATTGAGGAGGGGTTAATATTAACCCCTCCTCTAACTATTCAATACAGTAGCATTTTGGAGGTGTTATGAAAATATGGCAGAAATAAAAGTGAATACAAGGTACTCGCGATCGGGAGCTTTCGATTACGAGACCAGACTCGAGAGAATTAATATTGATAAAGAACGTCGCAGTGATGTACTATCAGGTGATGGTTTTATAATTAGTTCTCCAAAAGCTATTAAGTATGATCTTAAAGATCCTAACGGTATTTTCTCAACCAAATATGGCCCCACCCTACAAGATATTGATGAAGGTAGTAATCGATATCGTTGCGATTGTGGTCATCTTAAGGCCAGATTTAATCAGGGTGAGACTTGCCCCGTTTGTGGAACTAAGGTCACATTTAAAGGTGATAACTTCGGTATGTTTGGATATCCTGTACTCAAGGATCCTTATCATATTATTCATCCTAATCTTTATATGTCTATTGCATTCTTTATTGGCGAGAAAGACTTCAAAAACATCATTACTCCTGTCAATAAGAAGGATGAGGATGGGCATGAAATTGACTTCAAGAGGCCAAAGGATGAACCATTCTTTGGAATCGGTATGCTCGATTTCTATGAAAGATTTGATGAAATTATGGAGTATTATCTCTATAAGAAGCCTAATAAACGTGATTACTATGAGAGTATCATGAATGATAGAGAGAAAGTCTTTATCCAATCTATTCCAGTTTTTACTATTCATTTAAGACCTTATCGTCTCGATGGTGGTGTTCTTCATTATGAGGGAACTAATGCAATCTATTATTTGATTGTAAAACTTGTAGCCCAAATCAACGACGATAATACAAAAATGGGTAAAAAGAAAAAGCCTAAAGATACACTTCTTTTTGATCTCCAAATGAAGTACATGGAGCTTTATGAAGAGATTACTAAGATTATCTCGGGCAAGAAAGGATCTAGAGTTATCTTATGGATCCCTACGGCGAAATCCGTAGAAAATAACCTCTTGAATTGCTGGAAGGCTAAACTCGAAAGAGCATGCTAATCAGCAGCGAAGCTCTATATAATAGAGAACGTTCAACGACTATCGAAAGGGTAGCAAGATGAAAAACTCTTGTAAGTAACCGAGTAGAGTAGGAGTCATAAATAGTTATGACTCCGAAGTGGGAGGATCCCTAGCAGGTAAAGCTGAGGGATAAGATATAGTCTAATCCATAATGAAAATTATGGTAGTCTTAATGATAAGACAACTCTTTGGTGGACGCTATGTAAAAATGGCTGCTTAAAGAGCAATCTTTAAGTATGTTTTTGGTTAATTGCTGGGAGGCTTAATATATGAAGAAAAACTATGTTTTTATAATAGTAATTTTACTTCTTATATTAATATCTTTATATTGTCTTTATATAGAAATGTCAATAGCTATATATTTATATGAGAAAATAATATTACAATTATTTGTATAATGCTAATCAGCAGCCAAGTCTATTTGGAGGATAGATGTATGAGTAAGTTGTATATGACTCTTTCAGATTTTGCTAAGCACCAAAATCCGGGAGTTAGACAAAATCCATACAAATATAAAATAATTAATATTTATGATGTCTTTGGTACAGCTTCTGAAGATATAACGCTAGAACAAGCTAAAGAGCTTTGCACTAAGGTATATCTAGATGTAAAAGACTTCCCCGAAGATATTATGAATTGTAAGATCCATAATATAGAGCCAGATATCGATCAAGATACTGGATGTCTATATTTGAAGATTGCTATTATCTAAATAGAAAGGTTCAACGACTAGTCCGTAAGGACGTAGAGCCCAAGCTAATGGGGTTAGGCATCAAGGTCCAGTGTAAGTCCTATTAAATCGAAATGCCAAAATCTCTTTATAAGAGATTAAGATATAGTCTGACCTGCATGGAAACATGTAGAAGTTCATAAGAGAACTGCATAGGAGTTGCGATCCTATGTGAACACGTGATAACTTTACAGCACGTTCTGTTATAGCACCAGACCCTTCTAAGAGAATCGATGAGGTTTCTCTGAGTTATCCATGTTTGTGTGGATTATTGCAGATGACTATTATTAATATCTTACAGAAGTCTTACTTCATGAGATATAATGATGCATATAAACTGCTCTATGAATCCATGCATGAACCTAATCCGATTATTGTAAATATAATCGAAGGTATTATTAAATCCTATGATAGAGGTATTCCGATTTTAATTAATAGAAATCCAACCATATCCCTAAATAAACCTGGGCTATACAATAGTAATATTGTATTGAAATCTTCTTGAATTGCTGGAAGGCTAAACTCAAAAGAGCATGCTAATCAGCAGCCAAGCCTCTTATATAAGAGGAAGGTTCAACGACTATCCATGAAATGGGAGTAGAACTCAAGTGAGTTCGAAGTGGGAAGCTCTCTATGCTTCTCCAAGTATAGAGATGTAGATATAGTCTGATCTATGTGGAAACATATAGCAGTTCATAAGAGAACGACGTAGATTAACGACCTACGTGAACACTATGGGGTGGAATACTTCAAATGTATTGTACAGAAATTTCTGTAGGATTCACTATGGGAATGCCTGTGGCCGTACTCGAAGGTCTTGCTGCAGACTTTGATGGAGATACCTTAATTAAATTAGGGCTATATAGTGGTGACACTATATCGAAATCTTCTTGAATTGCTGGGAGGCTAAGTCTTTATATAGATATGCTAATCAGCAGCGAAGCCTCTATATGAGGAACGTTCAACGACTATCCCTGAAATGGGAGTAGAGCTCAAGTGAGTTCGAAGTGGGAAGCTCTTCATTTATTCTCCATAAATGAAGATGTAGATATAGTCTGGCCTACATGGAAACATGTAGAAGTTCATAAGAGAACTGCACGGATTAACGACCCGTGTGAACATTCGTAAACATCATGCTAATCATCAATAAAGATTTTCAACGTTCTGCAGAATATGTCTTCAATCCTAGAAATTCTATGTATATTTCTAAGAATGATGGTATGTTCAATAACTCATATAATCACAAACGTGATACTATTATCAATATGAATACTCTTGTTCAATTGAGTAGATCTAGATATACACCTGAACAGGTTGAAGCTATTAGAGCTGCTCAAGCAAGCTATTGCTGATAATAATTGGGAGGTGGCGTAAGTTGCCTCCCATATATTTTAATTTTTATTATGAAGGAGAATAGTATGAAAATATCTGATGTAATAAAAACTCTTGAAGAATTAAAAGAATCTCAGGGTGACAAAGAGTTATTCGTAACGGCCTGCGGTTCAGTTAAACTACTCCGAATTGAATCTATAGATATTTCTTTAGTTTATCCTGGAGTAATAGTTATTGATACAAAAGGAATATAATAGGAGGATATTTAAAATGGAAGAGGCTTTGACTGTAGATATGATGATTGAGATACTGACAGATCTAAAAAATGAAGGATATGGATCCAAACCTATTGGCCTTGAAACATTAAGCGATATTACATTATGTCTCAATCGGAATGATGTCTACTACGAAGAGAACTATGATAGTGTGGTAATCTCTACCACCAATATATAATATAAAGAGAATAAATTACAAAGGAGTGTTTATATGAGCGACCTTCAGAAATCCAAAAGTCCTATTGGACTTCATGTAAAGTATTTCTCTTATATTGGTGAGGAAATGTATGGTAAGATTGTCCATACAGAACCTTGTCTTCAGGAATCGCATCCTGAATATCCTTTTGATTATATCTATATTGAAGATGAGCAATCTGAGCTCAATATTCATGAGATAGTTAATTATGAAGGTAATACAGTGATGTACGCAGAAATTCGTCCAAGCTATGAGACCTATCCAGATCAGGAGGATAAATAATTCATATGAATAATTCTTTTAAAACTGAATGGGAATGGACTGATCCACCTGGTAATACTATATCCACTTTCTATAGAGATAAGAAAAATTATGTATTAGGAGATAAAGTTGTGGTTATGTCTTTCCCTGGCACTGGAAAGACTGAGGCTGCAAATAAATATCCAGATATATTTGTAGAAGTGGATGCTTCTGATTATTATTGGGCTGGCTTGCCACTTCTAGATGATATGGGCGAATTTCCTAAGAATTATGTCGATAAGATTGAAGAGGTTCTTGCAGATTCTACTATTAAAGCAAGTATTGTTCTTGTTTGTAATCATTTAGAAGTAGCTCAAGAACTCAGAGATCGTAAGATAAAATTCTGCGTTATGTTTTCTACTCATGGTGCTTGTATAGATGGCTTAAAAAGAGCTAGATATTGCAATCATATAATAGACTATTTTAGAGACAATTATGCTCAATATAACTCAACTCTTTATGAGTTATGTAATAGAATAGCGATTGCTACAGGATCTACTAATAATATTTTAGATATTTTCTTAGGTTCTATGGGTCCATCAGCAATATATAGGATTATAATCGATCAATTTAACAGGAGTGTATAAAATGGAAACTAAAAGAATTAAAGAGTTAGAAGAAGATATCAAGAGTGGTATGAGAACTATGGTAACTAAAAATATTCCTACCTGTGAAAATAAGTATATTGTAGCAGGTTTCCCTGGAACTGGCAAATCCTTTGGTGGTAAATATTTCCCTCATGAATTCATTGATATGGAGAGTTCTGATTATCATTGGGTTGTAGAACATGGCATTAAGAAATGCCATCCAGATTGGCCCAATAATTATCTTGATGCTGTAGAGAGGGCATATAGAGAAACACCTGTAGAAAGTACAATACTTTGTGTATGTACTTCTACTCATGCTGAAGTATTGAATGGACTTCATGAGAGAGGGCTTAAGTTTATAGCTATTTGTCCCAAGGATAAAGAAGAGACTATTCGTCGTTACAAGGAAAGAGGAAGCTCTGAAGCATTTATCGAAACTCTTACTAAGAATTTCGAGAATTTTAGAAATGATGTCCTCAATTCTCCTGCTGATATGGTAATTTGCACAGATCGGTATGTAATTGACGTAATGTCTTATTTTGCAAATTGCTAAATATATAACGGTAGAGAGCGTATCGCTCTCTACCGTTTATTTTTTATACTAGAACATAAAAATAATTAAAGGAGGTTTAATTTATGGATATGTCTAATCTTAAACCCATTGATATAAATACTTTTAGGCAGCAACATTCTAAGACTCTTTATAGAAGTATATGTGTACCTAGTACAGTTCAAGCATATTCTCTTTGTATAGAGTACATGAAAAAATGGTTTTTATCTAAATTCCCTAAAGATACATTTAAATCCATCTATATAGATGGAAAGAATATATACGATGATTTCAGATCTCTTAGTAAGTTAGAGCTGTTGAAAAGACAAAAGCCTGCGCTTACAATCACACCTTCCATATCATGGGATTTTGATAATGAAAGTATTGATTCTTATCCTTATGGAATGGATCTTTACGTACAGACTGGTAAATTTAAGAATTCATTCTTTAATGCTCCTTCTAATTCCTCTTATATGGGAATAGGTATGGAGACTATGTTAATGAGATTTAATTTCCGTCTTAAAGTAGAAACTAGGGCTCAGCAGCTTGATATTTTCAAATTTATAAAGCTTGCATGTAGAATTGGATTCACATGTGGTGAAGACGTAGATTTGGATTTTCACATTCCCTATACCCTCATGATTCAATTGGCTAGGGATAATGGTTTTGAAGTACAGACTGAAACTGTCTCTGAAGGAAATATTAAAGAGACAATTAAGAATGTACCTGGATTCTTAAGATGGTTAAATATGCATAGTACATTACCTTTCTTATATAAACATCGTACACTTAATGGAAATAATGAATTCTTTATTAGAATGAGAAATATGTATGTGCATTTAAGACCTCAAGATCTTTCTGCAGATGATGGAGAAAGAGAAGGACAGATGACTAATAATTTTGGAATCGAATTCTCTGTAGAAGTTAGATTTCCTGCTCCTAAAATGTATGCATATTATTCTGATAATGCTCATAAACTTAAAACAGTTTATGGAGCATGGTATCAACCCAATGGCCCAGTAAGTACATGTTATACATTTAAAGGATCTGTCGTTCCTGATAAGAATAAATATAATTGGCCTTTATATATGTCTACAACTTATGAAGATGATGAAGACAAAATCAATCTTCCACTAGAAGTAGACTTTTCTGAACTTCTTGAGGGAGATATAGGAGAATGTATAGCAGATTGCTTGTCAAAAGGAGTATCTCCTGCTATATTCTGTGATCTAATTTTCTTCAATGGTGGAGAATATATAACCGGTAAATTTGATTGGGAAACTCTTACATTTAAGAGTAATACACCTATTAGAAATACTGGTACTTTTATAGGAGTATATGTAGATGGTGATTATATAAATGACTATGTAATTACTAAAACATCTGCTAATAAAAACAGAATATCTGAAAGTGATAAGAAATAAATAAATAGGAGAAGCCTTAAAAGCTTCTCCTATATTTTTTAATTATTCAGATTCAGAATTATTTACTTCATCAGTATAAGGAACCTCATTCAATAAAGAATTAGATGTACCTGTATCATTCTCATCAAGAGAAGAACCATCTCCAATAGTTACAGACTGAGTGGATTCATTAAAGATTTCCATAACCTCATTATGAAGAACTTTCTGTACTATTCCAGTCAATGTCTCTGTATCAATCATATTAATTATCTCTTTATCGATACCAAGTTCTACAGAATTTTCTTTCAATTTATCTATAGTCATATAGATTACAGTATACTCATATTCTTCCTTATTCTCATAGGACCCCTGATCCAATTTCAGTAACTGGATAATGTCGATAAGAACTTGGATAATCTGCTGTCCATATGCTTCAATAAACTCATCAAAAGAGATAGTAGTACCAGTCTCTTTATTTTTCTTATAAAGCTTAATGCCAATTATTATAGCTGCTGCAAGGATCAAAATCAATCCAGCGATTAAACCTAAATAATCCATTTTTAGTCCTCCATTTTTTTAATTTATTAAAATGTTATACATATAAAAAGAGAAGGGGTAGAAGCAGGATAACCTGCTTCTACCCATTATTATTATGCTGATCTTGTATTCTTCTAAATACATATTTGTTGGCAACGAATGGAGAAACATTGAACACCATAGCATTAAGGTTTTCCCGTATAAATTTATCTCGGGCTTCGTCTTGTTCAAAATTATCAACGTTCTCAAATTCTGCTATTACAAATCCAACAAGAACACCGTCAGCATCTTTAATGGCGATCATATAGAGAGCTTTTGTATGAGAGAACTCTATAAACTCCTCAAGAGAAGGATCTTCTTCCTTACCCTTAGAGACATCTTGAGATTTATAAATTCCATGATTATATAAATCTTCAATAAAATCATTGAATAAATGAAGAGGCATATCTATATGAGATTTACCTCTTAACGTATTGCATCCACGAGTAGTCCATTCATGGATACAAGACATTTTAAAAAATGGTAATCCGTGCAAAGAATTATTTCCATTATGAAATACATAAATTCCAACTCTTTGGCAATCAAGAATTGAAAGAGTTTTCCTAGATGCATCCTTGAAGGCCATATTTACATCAATATAGGCTCCAACAATATCTTTATGATAATCATCTGGATCATCTTCTTTTTCTTCTTTCTTCTTTTGATTATTTAGCTCATCAACACTCTTCTTCATATCTTTTATAAGATCTTCAACATTTGTGTTATTAGAACTAACTCCATGATTTTCAAGTGCAGCTGTTACAAATTTTTCTATCATCTGTTGGTTATTAGATTCCGCCGTTTCTTTATCAGTCATTAGCTGATTCATCATTTTTGCATTATTTCTAAGTATCAATATAGCCATCAATACAAAAACAATAACAAAAACTGCCATAATAACGATAAGAGGGCCGTATTCAGAAATAGCTTTGGATATAGAGACAACAGCATCAGATGCATCTCCAACTCCATCAGTTACATTAGTTAAGAAAAGTGGTTTAGATACAAAATCAATGTAATTCATTGCAACTCAGTCCTCTCTAAATTCTTATTCATATGTTTGGAGAGTGCCTGCCAAGATGCTCTCAGATCTATGCCTTGTGAACTTAATGCCAGAAAACATATAAATAAAATTACTCGAAGGAGGAAAATAACTTATGTCTGTTGAAGATATTCGTCATCCAACTAGAGTAGCTCCTTATGAGAGTGGCGCGAAGTACTATCCTAGGGAGTTATCTGTCGATGAAGAAAATGGTAATCTTTATATGAGGAGTAGTGACGACTCCTCTGATATTCTATTGAATCTTAGAGGACCTGTTGGTCCTACGGGTGCTACTGGTTCTATTGGTCCTACCGGCCCTGTTGGTCCTACGGGTGCTACTGGTTCTATTGGTCCTACCGGCCCTGTTGGTCCTACGGGTGCTACTGGTTCTATTGGTCCTACCGGCCCTGTTGGTCCTACGGGTGCTACTGGTTCTATTGGTCCTACAGGTGCTACTGGTAAAAGCGCATATCAGTATGCCCAAGATGGTGGTTATACTGGTACTGAAGAAGAGTTTACACAGAAGCTCGCAGAAGAATCTGGTAGTGAGCTTCCTGAAATAACTGAAGAAAATGAAGGTCAGTTCTTATATGTATCTAATGGTGCAGCTATATGGACTGATTCTCCTATTGTTATTACTGCAGAAGATAGCGGTGATGGTATAGTAAGATTTGGTATCGCTACATCGCTTCCTTCTGCTGAAGGAACATCCTTCTGATGATTCACATTAATTAAGGGGGTAATATAAATTATGTCTGATAATAATAAAGTATTAAATGGCTTGGATTTTTCAGTATTTGGTTTACCTGGAATTTATAAGCCTGATTTAGATGGTGTAGTTTACTCAGAAGAATCTGAAACTGAAATCGCAACTGTACCTATAAATGCCGATACTTTCGGTGGTAAATTGCCTACTGAATTCGCTCCTGCTGGATATGGTTTGGGCGTTGAATCCAAACTGCTGACATCTGCTGATGATTTGAATAATATCAAGGCAAATGGTTGGTATATGTGGTACACGAACAACGCACCAGCTAATTTTCCCGCAGAATACGCATGGAGAGAATTCCAAGCTTGCCGTGTTTGGACATTCAATGGTGGTGTATGCATGCAAGAAATTGTAGATATGGGTAGCAATCCGCATGTTGCAGGTGTAAGAGTGCAACGAACAATTTACGGTACGGAATATATTGGAGAATGGGAAGTTGAAAACCCACCCATGTTTGTTGGCGTGGCATACCGCACCACAGAGCGGTATAACGGCAAAGCTGTCTATTATGCAAATATCAATTTTGGAGCATTGCCGAACAATAGCAGAAAGACATGTTATGCCAATATTCTTGATGGTGCTAACTTTCAAATTGTCGGAGGTCTTACTGCAAAATTATCCAGTGGTGTTTTGGTGAATGGTGTTGGCTACGATGCGAATAACCATGTAAGCGGGGCGCACATTATGGTGACATCTTTTGGCGGTGCAATTGCAATAAATACGGACTATGATGCAAGCAGCGTTACCGCAGAAGTGTTTTATAAGTTCACAATAGACTAAAGGGGGACGAATTATGAAAATCTTAAAATACAACCTTTGTACCAAGGTCAACCACGGCACAGAGGCAGAGCCAAAGATTGTTGAAATTCTTTCCCCTGTAGAAATGGGCTGGAATGAAATCAACGAGGAAATCGCAAAGAAAGAAGCCTATAATGGCGAATATACTATTGAGGATGATGGTGTAGAGGAAGTTTCTACTCCTACTACAGAAGAAAGATTTGAGGCACTAGAAGCAGCAGTTACTATGCTCTGTATGCCAGATGTGAGTGAGGTATAAATATGCTGGATTTTGAAACTATTAAAAGTTTTTATAAAAGAGGACTTTGGAGTCCTCAGTTAGTTAAAATGTCTGTTAAAAAAGGCATTCTAACTGAAGAAGAAGCAAATGAAATTCTTGCAGAAAAGGAGGAGTAATAAATGAGTATAGTTGGTAAAATTAAAACTCTATTTTCTGATAAAGATAAATCAGAAGCACTGTTTCCTAGAACTAAAATAAGTGCTGTTAGTGATGATGATGGTACTGGTTTGAATGTAATTCTAGAGAATAAGGCTGACAGAAATGAAATTCCAACTACTGCTGATAAAGTAGGCGCTGCTCCACAAGACCATAAATTGGAATCACGACTAGTAACAGCTGGATGGTATAAGATTGGTACCTTTATTTCTGAAAACGCTTATAGTGCGAGTGTAAAACTTCATATTGGTGGTAGTTATTATAATAATACTCCAGTAAGTGCATTAATTGAAATTACAAGCGGATATTATTGGGCAAATGCTAGAACTATTGTGCCTGCTAATCCATCTACTTATGGATTAAGTAAAATAGCAGTTAAGAAATCTAATGAATATGAGTATACAATATACGCCTTCTATAATTTAAATTATGATAATCAAGTATATATTACTATAAGAGAAATGACAACAATTTTTACGCCGATAAACTTTGAATTAGTTACTGATTTTGATGAATCAAGTGCATTAACCATAGCGAATGTATACGCAGACAGTACACCAGACATGCTTCCTGGTGTGGAATATATCACAACGGAGCGGTGGAATGGAAAGATTGTTTATACGAAACTGGTGAATTGTGGAAATCTGCCTGCATCTGGAGAGAGAGATATACCAAATGTGATTCCAACACAACAAAAAATTATTCGTTGCGAGGGTTGTTCAAGTGACGGATGGGCAATGCCTATCATAGCACAAGAAGGTGATGTAAGAGTATCTGCGTTTGGTTCAACTATTCGTATTGTCGCAGGTAGAGATTTAAGTTCGCAAACTGTTGATGTGACAATTTGGTATGTCAAAGATTAAGGAGGTCTAATCAATGAAGCATATTAAATATAGATTCCTGTCCGCTGAAATCAATCACGACACAGAAGAACAGCCCAATATTGAACAGCTTTTTCTTGACGTAATTATGACATACAGCGAAGCCAACGAGGAAATCGCCAAGAAAGAAGCTTACAATGGCGAATATACTATTGAGGATGATGGTGTAGAGGAAGTTTCTACTCCTACTCAGTTAGATATCATTGAAGCTCAAGTCACATATACTGCTATGATGACTGACACTTTATTGGAGGAATAAGCTATGTTTGAAAAGATCAAGAAATGGTATAAGCAGGGCTTATGGACTACTACTATGGTACAGAATGCTGTTTCTAAGGGAGTTATTACTGAGGAGCAGTCTTTAGAAATCCTGCAGCCTGCTAGTGTAGAATAAAATAATAAAGGCAAAGGTATAATTACTATATTTATCTAGTAATTATACCTTTGCCTCTCATTTTAAATCAATCTAAATAAATGAGGAGAGAATAAATAATGAGTAATAATGGATTATTCATAATTCAAGGTGAGACTTTGACTAATATAGCAGATGCTATTAGAGAAAAGACTGATCTGCAAGATAAGATTGCATTAGAAGATTTTCCTAATCAAATAAGAAATATAGAAGGGTCTAAAAAGATAGAATTTACACAATCTAATATTACAAGTGGTAATTTTAGAAGTGTTTTGCACAATAATGGAGTATGGGTAGTATATGGAAAAAGTGGTGTCTACTATTCTACTGATGGAAAGACATGGACACAATCTAATATTACAGACGATAAATTTAAAAATGTCTCGTATAATAATGGAATATGGGTAGCAGAAGGAAATAATAACGATGTCGGTTACTATTATTCTACAGATGGAAAGATATGGACACAATCTAATATTACAAGCGGATATACTACTACTATTAAATATGGTGGTGGAATATGGGTAATTATTGACCGTAGTAGTAATGGTGCTGTCTGTTATTCTACAGATGGAAAGACATGGACACAATCTAATATTACATCATGGACCTTTTTTAAATTTGAATATCTTAATGGATTATGGATTGGATATAGCAATTATAAGACTAATTATAATGCCACAACTAATCCAGGCTTATATTATTCTACAGATGGAAAGACATGGACGCAATCTAATATTACAAGAGGATATATTCAATCTGTCGGATATGCTGATGGAATGTGGGTTTGTGGTTATATGGAAGATTCTGGTAATATAGATTATTTTTATTATTCTACTGATGGAAAGACATGGACACAATCTACCGCTGCTGATATTAATACCGATGTATCAAATGGTTTCTGTCGTATAAATGGAATATGGACATGCGGTAGTTATCATTCAACAGATGGTAGAGAATGGATAAAGTCTAATACTCCTACTTCTTATTTTAGTTTTTATAATAGCAATGATCCTTATCGTATCAATGGAATATATATAAAGTATCCCGCTTATTCTACAGATTTTACTGAATGGATAGCGATAGATATTAGTGACGCGGAGGATATGATTGGTTGTAAATTAGATTATAGTAGCGAATTAAAATGCTATAATAATAATAATGATAATGGTATAGTTCATTTTGCATTCTATGACACGTATTCTTTAAAATCTTGTATTCTGTATACCACTGATGGAATAGTATTTAAGCCGTGTATACTATGCGGTGGTTATATTGATCAGTCACTTAGTGATATTGGAAGTATGCAATGTAATAATGGAATTTATATAGCGGGTAATGGTTTATACTCTACAGATGGTATAACATTTGAACGTTTAAATATTAATTTAGGCGGCATACCATATATAAAATATTCTGATGGAATATGGGTAGTTGTTAATGATTATACCGATATTGGTATTGTTTATTTCGATTCTAGAGGTATAGAATAAGATTAATATATCAAATGTCAGTTATTAATACAATTTCTATTTATAAATATTTTATACTCCATTTTGATTAAATTCACATATTAATAAATCAAAAAAAAAATAATGGAGGTTATATTTATGAGAAATGTAAAAAATGGACATACAACTCCTGTCGTGTGTCTCGATCCTGGTCATGATAGTATGTATTATAATCCTTCTACTGTCGTGGCTGGTTACTATGAAGGTCAGAGAATGTGGGATCTGTACAATCTTCTGCGTCCCAAGCTCGAGGCTAGAGGTATTAAGGTTATTGGCACCAAGTCTCAGGTGAATCAGGTTCTTGATCTTGAGCCTCGTGGTAGAGCTTCTAAGGATTCCGATCTGTTTATCAGCTTGCATAGTAATGCTGCTGGCCGTGAAGCTCCTGACTGGGTTGTTAGCATGTACTTTGTTGATGACAATTGCGGTTGCATCGATGAGCAGAGCTATGAATTTGCTGATTTTATCAGTGCTCGTGTAGCTACTCTTATGGGTGTTGGCCGTCAGATCTATACTCAGCAGTCTGCTCATGATAGAGATGGTAATGGTTATAAGGACGACTACTATGGTGTTCTGCGTGGAGCTCACTCTGTCGGAACTCCTGGTGTCATTATTGAACATGGCTTCCATACCAATGTAAAGAATACTATGTGGTTGCTTGATGATAAGAATCTTGAAGCACTTGCAGAACTGGAAGCAGATTCTATCTGCGAATGGTTTGACTATAATGGCCCTGCTATTACTCCTGAAACCAATGTAGAGCCTGTTGAGAAGAAGTGGTATCGCATCCGTAAGAGCTGGGATGATCCTTCCAGCCAGATTGGTGCTTATCTGAATCTCGAAGGTGCTAAGTCTGAATGTCCTGAAGGCTACAAGGTATTTGACTGGGAGGGTAATGTTGTTTACCCCGAACCCATTGATGAGACTCCTGAGGCAGATCGTTGGTATCGTATCCGTAAGAGCTGGGATGATCCTTCCAGCCAGATTGGTGCTTATCTGAATCTCGAAGGTGCTAAGTCTGAATGTCCTGAAGGGTATACTGTATATGATTGGCATGGCGAGCCTGTATGGACTAATGAAGGTAAGAAGGTTGAACAGACTCCTGTGGAAACTCCTGTTACTAAGGATGAGTATACTCTGAAGGAATTTGTTGCAGATGTTCAGAAGGTTACTGGTGCTGGTGTTGATGGTATTGCTGGTCCTGAAACTTTGTCTAAGACTGTTACTATTTCTATGCATATTAACAATCAGCATCCTGTAGTTTTGCCTGTCCAGAAGCGTCTGAAGGAACTTGGTTACAATATCAAGTGGACCGATGGTGACTTTGGCCCCAATACTCATGAATGTGTTGTGAAGTATCAGGCTGATAATGGTTGTTATCAGGATGGCGAGATTACTAAGGGTAATAAGACTTGGAAGAAGCTTCTCGGTCTAGAGTGATATAATATAAAGAGCTAGGAGATTTCTCCTAGCTCTTTTCTTTTAGTCAATTATCTGAAGGTAAATCTGACCAGTTTTAGCACCCTCAACAGAAGGTTCTGCTGTACCATAATTATCAGAATTCAATATCAATTTTCCATCAGCAAAAATAGGATGACTTCCAACACCTATATGTAGAATATCATCAGTATCCATACGGAGCATCTTTGCAGTAGTACCAGACAACAATGTTCCGACTATAGATTTATCATTTGGAAGTGTAACATCACCATCAACAGTACCTCCAGTTTTCTTAAAGTATACATTATCATGATTGTGATCTTCAGGAGGAAATGTAAACGGCTTATTTTCAATCTTAGTCCAATCTATAGCATTAGCCCTATCTGCAATGGTTGCTAATCCCTTAGGATGGGCATGATCCTCAAGAGCAAACTTCTTACTCTGAGTGCCCACAGATCCTTTCTCTGTACTTGCTAATGGAATAGCTGTTGCCTTAGAGGGCATGCTATCGTTAATATTCTTAATAGCTTCATCCGTAGTTTTTTTATATTCATTATAAATATTATTCAAAGAAGTAATTTTAGAGAATAATTCGACTATACCAGACCCAATAGTTACTGTATCGCCATCTTCTAATTCGATACTTATATTCTTAATAGTAGAAGCAGTATCTTCACTCTTAAGATTTTCTTCAATCATGGTATTTGTCTGGTCGAGAATACCCTGAGTTATATCAACAATTTTACCACTCAAATTACAGATATAAATTCTAGCTTTTTCATAATCTAATATCAATTCTCTTGGAAGAGCAAGACTTCTATTAGCGTAAGACAACGGTCTAGTAGGAATTCTAGACGTTGCAGAATATGTATATCCAGATTCACTCATTATACTAACCTCCTAGGATTAATTTATTTAAATGTTGAAATAATTACTTAAAGCAAGGATTAGTTATAAATCGTAATATTATCAAATTTCCTTTAGATATAATTGCGATGAAGAAAATAGATGTTTTGTAAAACAACACAAAATATTTATTCTTCTTTCTACTCTCCTGCGAGTTATGGGTATAGCGCGGTCTCATCCAAAATTATATTAGTATAAGAATTATTTTAGGTTATTCATTCTCCTTACCTAAATGGTATTATACTAATATACAATCTCGGTACTACATAATAAGTAAATCTGTTCCAATAGTATAAATCTATTTTCTATTATCATTCTTCACCAAGCAATAATGTAGTACAAGTATATTGTAATCATTTGTGGTTTGTGTTTACTTTATATGAGATTGAAAGAATTTTGTTAATTTAGCGAAAGACATCTATACCTATTCTCGATGAGCCACCGGACATGTACTCATCCGGTGGCTCATTCTTCTAAAAAAAAATAAATGTAGGGCTTGTGGGGAAGCAAGCCCATTTAGAATTCTTCTTATCATTTATAGTATTAGGAAATGCATTTATAAAATTCTACTGATAACTAGATAAGTGTATTTAGCCATTACCTACACCCCAGTTATCCATAGTTTTGCACCTCCAGTAGAGCAAAGTATTTTGATATCGATATAAAATAAAAATATCAAAAGTTCCCCTTACTTTTATGCGACATTTAAATCATTATCTCAATATCTTTATAGCTCTACAACTATAATATGTGCTTACTATGAAATAGAATTACATATAGCTATTCCTATGTCTATAGAAAGAATCCATATAGAGCTCCCCATCCATATGGATTCTTTTTTTTTTCATTAATTAGGCTAAAAGTCCCTCTATGAACATTTAATTAAATTAATTAAGGAGGATGGTATAATGAGTCAATATAGTTATACCGTTAGTGCAGATAAAACAAAAATTAATACAGGCTGGCCTGGTTATCCTGGCTGTTATGCATGGGCAAATAATACTTGGCGTGATATGGATCAGGCATTTCAAGGAAAATATGCAGGTAGCGAATCCCCTGATCCTATGTCATGGCAGCAGCGTATAGGTGTTATAAGCTTTACTGGTCTAAGCGCTTTAAAAGGAACCAAGATTAATTCTATAAATTTAAGTATTACTTTTAGCAGTGCTGGTGCATCTGTAAATAAAAAATTAATTCTTAGAAAATCTCATGTGCAGGGTGGAATAAATACTTCTAAAACACCTCGAGATTATGCTGGATTTGGTGCTGTTGGAACAACACCTGCTGCAGATACGTATGCACAGAAGATTGTTAATCCAGACCCTGGAAAGACTTGTTACGATTATGATAGTGATATTTTAGGTATTCTTTCAGGAACTTTTCGGAATACAACAGCTACATATACTCTTACCGAATCTTCCTATCCAGATCTTTTCAGTCATTTAAAAGAATATATAGAAGCTGGTAATGATACAATAGTATTCTATAATGCTGATGAAACCAATAAATATTACGATGGATCAGCTGCTGCTGATGGTACTAAATACTGGTATAGCTATGATTATTTAAGCATAACATCTATGAGTATTACAGCAAACTATTCTCTACCTTATACTATAACATTGAATGGAAATGGTGGATCATTTTCCAGCGGGAGTGCCAAAGCATTAACAAAATGGGAAGGTATATCTCTTACTCTTCCGAGTGACTCTACTAATACTCCTTCTAAGAGTAGTGTAAATACGAATTTCAATATAACAGGTAAGCCCAATAATGGGAAATCTGATATAATACAAACAGCTACAAGAACAGAAAATTTTACATTTACTACTTGGAATACTAAACCAGATGGTTCTGGTACAACTTATTATGCTGGAGGGGCATATAATTTAGATGGTAATATAACTTTATATGCTATATATAATTCTAGCTATGCTTATTCAAATAATGTAATTAGTAGTAATACATGGTGGTCTATAGCTCGAGATGCTGTAGTGAATGCTACTTATAATGCCACATTTAATGGCAATGGAGGTAGTTGCTCTGTAAGTAGTCTTAGTTCTAGAAATATAACTTCTTATTCTTTTGATGGATGGTATGCTAATAATGGCGGCTTAGGCACCAAGTACAATAGTAATAGTGCGTTTACTTCTGCTACTACAATATATGCTGATTGGAATAGTTCTACAGATACAGAAAGTATGATATTACCAGCATCAGATAAGGTAAGTAGAAGCAGTGTAAATACTAATTTCAATATAACTGGTAAGTCAAATAATGGAGCATCTGATATTGTTCAAACTGCTACAAGGACTCAAGTATTTACTTTTACTGGATGGAATACCAAGCCAGATGGTTCGGGTACATCTTATAATGCTGGAGGATCCTATAAACTAACTGGAAGTCTGAGCCTATATGCAATATATAGCTATAATTATACGTATTCTAATAATGTAATTAGCAGTAATAATTGGTGGTCTCTATCTAAATCAGATGTTGTAGATGATACTTATACTGTAACATTTAATGGAAATGGTGGTACTTGCTCTGTAGGCAGTAAGAGTGCTAATAAGATCACATCATATTCATTTGATGGTTGGTTCTCTGGAAATAACGGTACTGGAACAGAATATACTAAATCTAGCGCATTCACTTCCGCTACTACACTATATGCTAACTGGAATAGTTCTACTAGGACTGAAAGTGTAATTTTACCTACAGCAAGTAATATTACTCGAAAGGGATATGACTTTATAAGCTGGAATACAGCTAAGAGTGGTACTGGATCTGAATATGCTGGAGGATATAACTATACACCCACATCTAGTATTATTTTATATGCTATATATAAAGCAAAAGGTTTAATTGGGGTAAACGCTAATAATTTATGGAAAAAGTGCCTAGTATGGGTATTTGATGGTACTAAATGGAGACAGGTTCTTCCTAGACTATTTGATGGTACTAAATGGAAGATAGGCGGATAAACTATTAAGGGATGGAGAATTTCTCCATCCCTTATTTTATTTACAGTATGTCTATATGGACATAATTTGCATCTATGATATATGCATAATTAATTTCAGGCTGCTTAAGTACATAATTGAGAACTTCCTGCGCTCTCTTACCAGATACACAGAAGTCCATAGCCTTACCATACATATGTAAGCTATTAGAAACACCACCAACGTTGGCATTATGAACTTCGCATCTTACACCACTAGAAATTATTGCAGGAGATCCAAAGTACTCTCTAACCCTATCAGCTGTCTGAACTAACTTCTTCTTAGGATTATAGGGGAAACCGTTACAATATCTTCCACCACACTTACATTTAAATTCGGACTTATCGAAGTATTTAATATCATCCCACCAGGACTGATCTTCGTCTTCAAGAACTTCCTGAATCTTGGCTCTAGTGATAGGACCAGCAATACCATCAGCATCAAGGCCATGATCTCTCTGCCATACTGCTGTAGCATTCTTAGTATTATTACCAGCTAAGCCATCTGCATAGGATCCGACTACTTCCTGAATAGCCTTAATAACCTCAATAGATTTGTTTTCTGTAAGAGGTCCATAAATACCATCAGGATCAAGACCATTATCTTTTTGGAAAGCAATTGTTGCAGCTTCAGACATAGGACCCCAGATACCATCGATGTCTCCACCATAGTATGCAAGATAATAAAGCTGCCATTGTTTCTGCTTAATAGTCATAATATTTTTACCTCCAAAATAGATTGAATACTTATAAAAAGTATTTATTAGAATGTTCTAGATAGGCAATTTATCTTAATGCCTTATTTATATGAAATTATTATCCCCTTCGATTGTATAGTATATATGTAGAAAGGAGGTGTCTTGTAATGGTTTTGCATTTATTTTTTGCAAGACCCTCATTAAAATTAAATTTCATATATACTGCTGATGAAAGGAGATAATAATAATGATTTATAAGAATAATTATATGGCAGTATTGAATGAAATGGTATCCGAATCTGAATTTGAAGGATATCCTATATTAATTCCTAGAGCATATGCTCGAGAGGAAACAGATGTAAGAACTAGAAAGTTCGAAGATATTAAAGAGATCGATCATTACGAACTCTATATCACGAAACAGATTGGATCTGTACAAACAAGAAGAGACTCATTCTTGTATGTAAAATTACCTAAATCAGGAAATTATATTCCAATAATTCTCCACGTTGATGGAGGCGTAAGCTTCCAACCAATCACCAAAAAATTCGCCTTGAGAGAATTCGATGAGCTCGATAGACGAATCATTTTAGGTTACTGTAGAAAATTCCATTCTACTTTAGTATGGGCTTGTCATGATGATAAGCACAGAAATAGATCTTGGTTACAGTGGGAGGCTGCCTATTATAGAGCTTCCGATCAGCCCAAGAGATTTAAACTAGGTTCTGAAGGAAAAGACTTCTCCAGATTCTATAAGAACCTAAAACCTTATGAGGAATCATTTAATATAGGATTCCATAATTATTTCGAAAATATAACGTTTGTATAAATCAAACATAAATAAAATTAATATATAAAAGGAGTGGGTAGGATGGAAACCATCCTACCCATTTCTGCTGATACTTATATTTTTCTTATAGATGAACAAATAAATAAATAATAAGGAGGCATTGTCCTATGAATTATTTTAATGAAAATGCATTAACTCAAGAAATAGATTCTAAATTAAAGAAAAGGGGTATCAAAGCCACAACCGACAGTATAAAAGAACTTGATGGTCGTGGTGCTATAATCGATACCAAGCAGTATCAAAAATTAGAAGATTCTTCTTTTATGAAATTATTAGCTTTAACTTGTAAAGAGGTTAGTAATTATTCCAAGAGAATCATCTATATACCTGTATCTAAATGGTATAGAAAGGGTACTAATAGACTGATAGAGTCTAAGACACCATTAGGCACTATCTGCCGTTATATTAAATCTAATCCGGATGAATTTAAAAGGCAGTTCTCTAATATCGTATTTATTTTTTATAATGATAATAGAGAATCGTTTAGTTTATATGCAGATGATTATAAATCTTCTGAATTCAGAACTGTCGAATTCTTATTAAATACATTAGTTCAGCATTCTATTCCTCATTTTACTAATGTTTCTGGATTGAAGTCTCCTGTTAAGGATGTAGTATCTGATACATTTGAAAGTAAGAAATCTGAAAGAGATGATAAGAAACAGGAACTGGTAGCAGCGATAGCTAATGCTGCAGAGGATGCGGAGAATGAGGATGAAGCATGGTCTGCTATAGAAGAAGATGAATATATTAAACAGATTATTCTCGATCTCGAAGAAGAGGATGATGGTAAACCTCAGTTTAATAATGCACGTACTAGTCGTATAGCCAAACTTAATGATGAATTCCTTGATAAAAAGCTTGGCGATACTAAAATAAGCGATATTGTATATAAAACTAGTGAAATTCCTATCCCCTCAAAGCACCTCAATATATCTTCTATAAATGAAGAATGGGATGACATAAAGTTTATTAACTTTAATGCTGCTTATGATGCAAATAATGATATAATTAAAATTATCCATTCATTTGCTAATAAGTCATATCCTATCTCTGTTGTAGATATTAATATTGAGGATACATCTAATAATATGGATTATCTCTATACTTATACTGTAGTAACTGAAGATGGATATGGAAAGAGATCTACATTGGTATTCGATATACCTAAATTAATAAATCATAGATTTATGAGATTAAGAGGTAATGAGAAAGTTGTTTCTGGTCAGCTACTATTATTGCCTTGTCTTAAAACTGATGAGGACACTGTACAGTGTGTCAGTAACTATAACAAGATATTTATCAGACGTAAAGGATTAGAGGGAAGATCTTATCCAACTTCTGATAGATTGATTAAGGCTTTACGTAAGTATAATGGTTCTGATATAAAGATAGTGTTTGGCGATAATGGTGCTATCTGTTCTAAGCATGAGCTTCCTACAGACTATATAGATGTGGCGAAGAATGTAATGAGAATAGAAACCGAAGAAGCAATATACTATTTTGATCAGGATATATATTACACTAAATTTGATGCAGATAAGAAAAACGGTATTCCATATGCTATAAATAAAATTGATAGCTCTGTGAGATATTATAAAGATCAATCTGCTATGTTAAGCTATGTGATCGCTGATGAAATATCCTCAATGTCGATAAAATTTGATGATTTATTTAAAGCTCAAAAATCCGCTACTAGATTAAATTATTCTGAAGCTAGCGTTATGGCTAATAGAATACCTCTGGTTGTTGTTATTGGGTATTCTCTTGGTATGGATGGAGTTATGAAACTTTGTGGCATTTCTGGAGAATATAGAAGTGATGATAAAAAGAGCTTCAATCCTGATACCGAGGCTATTATAAGATTCTCAGATGGCTATATCAGATATCCAGTAAATTATGCTACATCTATGCTCTTAAATGGTCTTTCAGTTTGTCCTACTGAGACATATTCTCTTGAAGATCTTAATAAGAGATCTATGTGGTTAGATTTCTTGGATGAATTTGGTGGTAGAATTCTATCTGACGGTCTTGATAACTTCGCAGATCTATTTATAGATCCGATTACTGCAGAAGTCTGTAGAGATTGTAGAATTCCTTCCAATTATTTCGATATGCTTATGTATGCTAATAATCTTTTAGCAGATAACAAGTATAATCGTCATACAGATATTTCCGGTAATAGATATAGAACAAGTGAAATTATTGCTGGTTATTTCTATAAGGCTATTACTAAAGCATATGCTGATTATAAATCTCAGGTTAAGCATGGAAGAAAAGTTGGTATTAGTATGAAGCGTAGTGCTGTTATTGATGGTATTATGTCTGATCCTATGTCTTCTGATCTTTCTATTCTTAATCCTTTGCTTGAGATAGAAGCAAATAACTCGGTTTCCTTTAAAGGTCTCTCTGGCATGAACTCTGATAGATCTTATAGTCTTGATAAGCGTACATATGATGATTCTATGATTAATAAGCTTGCTATGTCTACAGGTTTTGCTGCTAATGTTGGTATCAATAGACAGACTACTATTGATATGGATGTTGCTGGCATACGTGGATATATAAAGCAGACCAATCCTGACGATATGTCCGTCTCTAAGACTCTGAGTATGAGTGAAGCAGTAACACCATTCGGAACAAGCCATGACGATCCCTTCAGGTCCGCAATGACATTTATTCAGACATCCAAGCACTCTATGCGTACAGCTAAATCTATGCCTCTGTTAATTACTAATGGTGCAGATGAGGCTATGCCATATATATCTTCTGATACGTTTGCATTTAAGGCAAAAGAAAATGGAGAAGTATTGGAAGTTACTAAAGATTTTATGGTCATTCATTATGATAATTCTGTATATACAGCAGCTATTGGTGGTAGTACAGGAATTACAAATGAATTAATAGATCTTAGAGAACAGGTTAAAAAGAATTCTGATGGCGGCTTCTATATTACTCTTAAGCTAGATACAGATCTTAAAGCTGGAGATAGGTTTAAGAAAGATGATATAGTAGCATATGATAAAACATCGTATTCTAATTCTGTTGGCGAAAGTGATAATCTTGCTTATAACTTAGGTGTTTTAGCTAAGGTTGCAATATTGAATACTGATGAAGGATTTGAAGATTCCACATCAGTTTCTAGTTGGCTTTCTTCTGCTATGGCTACCGACGTTGTAGTTCAGAAAGACGTCACTATTTCAAAGAATGCTAATGTATATTCTTTAGTAAAAGTAGGTCAGTATATACAAGAAGGTGATCCTTTAATCATATTCCAGAATGCATTTGATGAGAAGGATGCTAACCTTCTTTTGAAGAATATTACTGATCCTGAATTTGTCTCTGATCTTGGACGCATTAGGCTCAAGAGTAAATATACCGGAACTATTCAGGATATCAAGATCTATAGAACTTGTGAGATTGAAGATATGTCTGAAAGTCTGAGTAAGATTGTAGTAGAATATGAGAAAGATATTAAGAGGCGAAAAGCATTGTATAAGAAATACAATGCCGATGGAGCAAATATACTCGATCCTGACTACAAAATGGATACCACTGGTATTATGAAAAATACTATAGATGGTGTTATGATTGTATTCTATATCAAGTATAATGATATGCTTTCTGTTGGAGATAAGTGCGTCGCCCAATCAGCCAATAAAGGTGTTGTTAAAAATATTTTCCCTGAAGGAAAAGAGCCTTTCTCTGAATATCATCCTGATGAGAACATTCATGCTTTGTTTGCAGCTCGTTCTTTCAATGCTCGAATGGTCACATCTGTTTGGGTATCTGGAGCTATAAATAAAGCTATGATAGAACTCGATAGACAGGTAAAGGATATTATGGGTATTGAGCCAAAATATTTGGAGGATATGTACAATGAGTAAAAGAAGAAAGAAAATAAAAATGGATAAGCATACAATCTCTAGAGCTGTATTGGTATTATTTGTCCTAATTCCTATAATTGTGTCTATATTGCTATTAATTAAATAAATTATTAATCGAGTATGGTTTATTTACCATACTCGATTAATTTTAAAACATATTAATAAATATTTTTCTAAGGAGATGCATAAGATGAATGCTTACTTTAATTTATTCATTTTAATCGTAACTTACATTCTTGCAGAAATAGCTAAGAAAATCATGGTTAAGATTAAAGCAGAAGGTTATAGAGACCTTATTCCTCATATATGCCTTCTCATCGGCGGATTGCTTGCAATTTTATTGTTCTATGTATATCCTGCTGGTCTTTCTGAAACAATTACAGACCCTCTACAGGCATTTATATGTGGTGCTCTTTCTGGTGCTGCAGCCACTGGTTCTAATCAGCTCTTTGCTAGAACTATTAAATTTAAGAATACTGTTACTGGTGGATTCCAGTATGGAGATTATTCCGATTCTGAGAATGAATGATTCTAATTTAACCACGGTAGGAGAGTATAGCTCCTACCGTGGCTTCTTTGACTAGCAGAACATACTAATAAAATTCTTTATCTCTTTGTATGAGGAGGATAATTTTATGCCTACTAATACAAGACGACCGCCTGTCACTAAGACAAGCGTCGCCAGATATGTAAAAAATGTTGGTAAGTCTCTTGCATTGGCATCTGTAGATGTAATTTCTGACAATGCTCCTGCTATGAAGATTTTCCTTCAAGAAAGCGATGAATATATCAAGAAGGGATTCGCATATATAAAGAATCCCAGAGCCGCTACAGATAGGGCCGAGAGACAGACTTTGGTAAGTAAAGTCTATCAAGCTGTTGGTAGTGGATTAAATAAATTTAAAAATGATGTTTTAACTGGAGACATGTATAATGATTCCAAAGCTCAGGCTCATATGCTAGATGAGTTTAATAAAGAGATGGGATTCGATGACATGTCAGAGTCTGATGACTTTAATTGGAATGATGGAGATAGATCAGCATCTGGAACTTCTGCTGTATCCGATAGCTATAGTGTAGCTATCGGGGCAGCTGCACAAACTCATGCTACTGCAGTTGCTCAGGGTACAGAATTAGTAATTGGTGCTAATAAAGCTTCTACTAAATTGCTTGTTGCTAATATGGATAAATTGGGAGTAAATATTAGTGCTGGCTTAGCATCTGTCTATTCTAATATTAGTATAACTAATAAAAGCATTCAGACTCATGTTGAAAATTCTAATAAATTCTATGAAGCAACCAATGATCTTTTTAGAGAACAGGTTGCTTTAATGAGAGAATTAGTAGACATGCAAAGATCTCTATATGCTCCAAATAAATATAATAGATATGGCAATAGAGGCACTGCATTGTCTTCGTCTATGGATGGCTATGGTAATATAAAATTAGATGGTTATCTGAAGAATATTAAAAAGAATATTGAAAATAATCTTGGGCTTATGGGTCTATTCGACAATGATGCTGGTAGTCCGATAAATATGTTGTTGACCGCCATCATGGATCCTACCAAGATGATTACAAAAGCATTTATGAATAAAATGCTTCCTAAAGCATTCAAGAGTAATATTGCTTCTATGGATAAAGCCTTAGCTTCTATGTTTTCTCAGCTAATTGCTGCATTAAATAGAAAGAAGTTTGAAGGAAATACTCTTGGTTCTATAGCATCCATATTCGGTATTAATCTCGATAATAAGACTACTATAAATCCGAAAGAATATTTTAAAAACGCCATACCTTTTGATGGTATAACCAAGCAAGCAATTATAGAGACAATACCTGGTTATCTGTCTAGAATTGAAGCTGCATTAACTGGTATGAATGAAAGATATTATGATTATGAGGAAGGTCGTTGGACTAAGTTTGACGCTATACTTGATAGATTCGAACATGAGAAAAAAACCAATATAGCTAGTGCAAACAGAGGTATCAGAGATGATCTTTCTAATACTATGCGTGATTTAAGATCCAAGGATCCTAGAAATGCAGAATCTATACAAAAGTCTATAGATTATATGATGAATAAGATCTATAGTGATAATGGATATTTTAGAATAGATAAGGTTGGTAGTGAACCGGCATGGAGCTATTATGGATTCAAGAGTAAAAAGATATTTGATGAAGTAATAGTAAAAAATCTATCCAAATCTACTATTCGTGATCTGGCCAGAAAGAATATGATGGCTAAGGAAGATTTCTCCAGAAGGATGAGGGGAAAAGAAGGGGCTCATGCAATCGAGCGTCAGATCTTCAATAATTCTCAAGACTATGATTTCACATCTAGCAAATCTAGATCTATGATTAAAGGTACTGGATTACTATCTCTCAGCTATGATGAAGAAGGCAAAAATGTTTTCTATTACTTGAGAGAAATCTTGGGTAGAATGGGAAATAGACCTAAGAATAAAAATAATAATTCTAGAACTAGACATAGTAGAAATCGCTCTAAGCGTCAGTCTACTACAACAAATACAACTTCTTCTGATAGTTCTGATTCTGACGGTGATGGGGATGGTGACCCTGAGTCGGAAGGATATATAGATGATTCTATATGGGAAGAATTGGACAAAAAGCGTGCAAAAGAACTTGAAGAATCCAATAAAGTAAAAGAGTTCTTCGATAAATTATCTGGTGTATTTGATAAATCTCCAGTAGGAAGAATGTTTACTACTATTGGTAAAGGTCTTGCTGATGTATTTTCTTCTCCCATAAATTATATGACCAAGATGCTTGAAAAAGCAGATGAGAGCTTATTCAAAGTATTCTTTGGAGAAAATGAAGAATTTGTCGATGAGCATGGTAAAAAGATCGGTGTATGGCAAAAGATGCTAAATGAAATGAAAAGCTCTTTTAATAATATTACTGAAAAAATAGCCAAAGCTCTTAAGTTTGATAAATTCGAAGAGTTCCTTAAATCTAAAGTTGAACCATACGTAAAGCCCGTATGGAATGAAATCAAATCTACTGCAGGAAGAGGTTTTAATAGAGCTAAAACAGCAGTAGGTAATACATTTGGTAAGGCGTTCAAATCTGCATCTGCTAAATTTACCAATATTGCTAATAAAGTTTCAAATGGTGGAGTAGTAACTGCAGATGAAGTGGAAAATATAGATAATCGCGAAATGGTACAGGATAACGATGAGTTCTACGACAATATTGTTGAAAGTGCTTATGGTAGAGTTGTTACCAAACGTGGTTTAACTATGATCTCTCCTGGTGAAGTAATTATTCCTGCAACTTCTGATCGTAAGAAGCAGAATAAGATGCTTGCAGGTGAGAGAAAAGATAGAAGTAGAATAGTAAGAGCTTTCAAGTCTATGAGTGGTAAAATTGGTTTAAATGCCAAGGGTACAGTAGATTTGAATAAGCTTAAAGATTCTCTATACAAGATTTATAACGAGAATAAGGCTGGAGCATCTAAAGTTGCAGCTGGTGGTGTATTGGGTCTTGGTGCTGGTTTATTAACTGGTATTAATCCTTTACTTGGAGCTGTTGCTGGTGCTGGTATTTCTATTCTCGATAATAGTCAGACACTTCAGAGAATTGTTTTTGGTGAAGATACTGAAGATGGACATATTGGAGGTATTATTCCTAAGAAAATTCAGGATTATTTCAAGAAAGCTGGAGGCGATGCTATTGATTTTGGTGTTGCTGGTGGTATTCTTGGATTAGTGACTGGCATGGGTCCTTTGGCCGGTGCTGCTGTCGGTGCTGGTGTTGGATTACTGAAAAATAGTGAGACTGTTAATAATTTCCTCTTCGGAGAAGATGGAGTTATTGGCCCCGAAAATAAGGAAAAGATTTCTAAGTTTATTAAGAAGTCTGCCCCTAATGCATTAGTGGGTGCTGGTATTGGTATCTTGACTGGACCTTTTGGACTGCTTGGAAATGCAGCTCTTGGTGCAGGTCTTGGTATGATTACATCTACTAATACCTTCCATGAATTAATGTTTGGCAAGGAAGATGATCCTGATGATAATGGTATCTTTGGTGCTTTTAAAGAAGGCATGCTCAATCCTGCTATCAAGAAGGTTCATGAAATCATTGATGACTTTAAAGAATACGCAAAGAAAAATATCTTTGATAATCTGAAGAAGTTCTTAGATCCGTTTAGTCAGATGATTAAGAATGGCATCAATAATATCACTAATGGAGTCAAAGATCATTTAGCAGATATGTTTGAAAGATCTATCGGTATTCCTGCGGCTGATTTTATGAGAGAAAGAGTTTTTAAACCTCTGACTAAAGTTATAGGTGGTATAGTAAAAGTACCCCTTAACGTTGGTAAAGCTGCTTTTGCACTTCCTTTCAAAGCCATAGGTAATCTTGGTACTCATATTAAGACACGTCAGATACAGAAGGGAACTGCGTATAATATGACTGCTGAAGAGAGATTACAGTGGAGAAAGGATAATAATATTAAACTGCCTTTTGGTAGAGATAAGATGAGAGAGCAAGATGAGATCATTGCAGGTATGGATATAGAAGATCTTCAGAATCTTGCTTCTCTCACAGGAAACCAGCTTAATTCTAGAAAAGAATTAGGTGAAAATTTAGGTGAGGCAAGACAAGCTAGTAGTAAAACTATTTCCTCCTATTTCAATAAGAATACTGGTAAAGATGGTAGATCTCTATATGAAATAGTAGGAGTTAATAAAATTACAAAGCTTACTAAACTTGCGGCTAATGGCGATGCTGCAGCTTTTGATGCTGCTCTTAGAAAGTTAGTAGATAAAGGTGAATTATCTACTGACCAAATGAATGAACTCAATAAACTTATTGCTTCTAGAATTACCACTGTCAAAACTTCTATGGATGCAATTTCTAGTTTTGATATGGATAAAGATGAGAAGAATAAGATACTGTCTGATCTTCTTGGTGGACGTAAAATATCTGGAAGAAAAGACATAAGACAAATTATGATGACTGCGGAAGCCGAGTTGGCTAACCGCATTAAGAAAAAAGGTGAGAGTTACGATCCTGATGAAGAGGCTGAGAAAAAGGAAGAATTAGCTCTTCAGAAAATTGAAGATGATCGTAATTTAACTAAAATTTATAGAGAAAATATGGAGAATAAGTCTGACGCTGCCCTCCAACATTTGTCTCTAATTAGCCAGGGTGTTCAGCTTATAGCAAATCCCGGTTCTACTCCTGTTATCGTAGATAATCCTATATCTTTTAAAACCAAAGCATCTGGTGCTATCGAACTTCCTGGAAATACTAGTAGTTCTGGTGTAGAAGGTAAAGTATTGGCCCTTCCTAGTGGTAAGGGTGATGATGACAGCATTGAAGCTAAAAACGCTGAAACAAAAGATCAGCAAGATGATGAAGCAAGAGATAAAACTGCCGATTCCACAGAAAAGACTGCTTCTCTTATGTCTAGATTAGTCGGTTTCTTCATGGGAGATAAGGCTGAGAAGAAGAAAAAGAAAAATAAAGATGGATTCTTCTCCACTGCTCTTGGTGGAATTTATGAATTCCTTGGAGCTAAGGGAAGTACTATTGCTAAAATAGGACTGGGTGCAGTAGGCCTTGGAGCTGGTTTCTCGCTGCTTGGTGTTGCTACTGACTGGTTTAAGAACAAGGTTTGGCCTACCCTCAAGACTGCTATGTTTGGAAAAACAAATGATGATGGTAAATATTCAGGTGGTCTTTTAAGTGGTCTGGCTAATAAATTTAATGATATTATCCACGGTGACGGAACTCCTCAGAATCCCGGATTGGTTGCCAAATTAATTAATGGCGGTAAGTCTTTGCTATTTGGTGATAATGGGAGCTGGGATAATCCAACCGGTGGCTTATTAGGTTGGCTTAAGAGTGGTAAACTTTATGAGTTTATTGGATCTAAGGTTGTACCTAATCTTATAGGCGGTTTTGGATTGGCTATGAATCACATAGTTACTCCTCTTGTTGCACTACTTATTAAGAATTTCCCGAGTATGGTCGGCTCTCTAGGTAAAGCGCTTCTTAATGGTATAAAAGCGGCTGTATTTCCTAGTGCAAAAATTTCTAGAGACGGATATACTGTAACTTCTGATAATTCTGAATTTAAGAAGTTGGAAGATAGTACAGCTGCTGCAATAAAAACAAATGTTGGATTAGATAGTAATATAAGTAAAATATATAGCTCTAATACAGCAAGTAGTGTTTATGGAGCAGCCTCTAGCTCTATAGATATAAATAGTTTAACAGATTCTAATTTCATTGCTGCAGAAGATACCTATGATAAAGATGGAAATCATCTTAACAAAACTTCTACAGATCTGATGTATAAGAATGCTGGCGGATTATCTGGACTGCTTGGAGCTAAAGAAAGTACCAACACCGTGGTCTATGACGAGAATGGAAATATTGCTCTTAGATCTTATGACCGCATGAATACAGTTGATTCTGCTGGAAGTAAGATATTGGATGCAACTGGTAGATCTTTCACATATGGATTGCTTGGTAGAAATAAAAATAAATTGCTTAACAAGATGGCAAATGTTTCTACTAAGGGTGGTAAGGGTATATTTGGTGTAGGTAAGAAGATATTTGGAACTGGAGTTAAGGCTACTGGCAAGGCTGCTGGTGCTGCTCATGGAGCTGGTGCTAGTATAAATGCCATGCTTAATAGAGCAACAGATATTAGAAATTATGCAGACACTGTTGTATCTGCATCTGGATTAACTGGAAGTGCTGCTAAAGAACTAAAAGATCAGATAGTTAGTCAGGTATCTATCAGAGGGGTTGATGGAATAAATGACGTAATTATGAATCTTGATACCAGTTCTTTAACAGATGAAGCAGCCGAAATTATCGGAACATCTACATCTAATCTTACTGAAGCATTGATGGGTTCGAATCCTAATGTAAGGAGTAAGATATCAAGCAAGATTGATGATATCGCTAAAGCCACAAAAAATAAATTTACAAATAATAAGATAGTAAGTTCTATTACAAATGCTAAGAATAAATTCAGTAATAGTAAGATTGGAAATATTCTTGGTAATAGATCTAAAACAACGAATGAATTTATTAATGCTGCTGTCGAAGCACAGGGTCTTACTGGTAAAAAGGCTAATAAGGCTGCTAAGAAGATGGCTAAGAGCATTAAATGGAATGGTGCGGCAGGTATTGATGATATACTTGAAGGAATTGATGGGGCTAAGCTAAGCGCTGAAGCTAATGAGTCTTTATTGAATAAGGCTATTGATGCTACAGATAGTGTGGTAAAAGCTCCTACTATTTCTTCTAAAGCAAAGAGTAAATTAACCGATATTGGTAAGAAGATAACAGACTCTAAAGCTGGGCAAAAAGTAACCACTGCTGTTGGTAAAGCTAAGGATGCTGTCAAAAATAATTCAGTAGTTAAAAAGGTTACTGGAGCTGTTGATGATGCTAAGGGTTTAATAGGAAAGATTACATCTAAGCTAAAGAATTTCTTTGCTGAACTTGCCGAGAATAGTACTATACTCGGCTTCTTTAAGAAAGCTGCTAAGAGTGATGTTTCCGAGGGTATTATTAAGAAAACTATTAAAGAACTTGGTGAAAAGGTAGCTAGTTCTGCACTTGGTAAGGTTGCTAGTAAGGCATTAACCAAGATTGCATCTGCTGCTGCTAAATTCGTACCGTTCTTAAATATTGCAATGTATGTAGCAGACTTTATATGGGGTTACAATAATGCTGATACTCTTCTTGGTATTGCCAAGGGAGATGAATATCAGATAGGTATTGGCCAGAAATGTATTTGTGGTTTGGTGCATACTTTAAACAATGCTTTCCTTCTCGGTTTGGTTCCTACAGATGTCATTATAGATATATTTGTAGATGTATTGTTCCCAATTTTCGGATTGGATGTTACATCCTTGAAAGAGGCTCGGGATCGTGCAGATAATATTCTCGATGAATGGAACAAGGAACATCCAGAAGAAACCTATACTAACCTTGAAGATTTTAATAATAAGGATAAATGGACTACAAAGGCTAAGAAAGCTATAAGCTCTGGTTTGGACAAGGTTAAAACTGGAGTAAGTAATGCTTGGAATAGTGCTGTAGATAAGGTTAAAACCGGTGCAAGTAATGCTTGGAACGCTACCAAGGAATGGGCTGGGAATACTTGGAATAGCGTTAAAACCGGTGCAAGTAATCTTATAGAGAATGCAAAGAACTCCAAAATAGGTCAGACTGTAAGTGGAGCAATAGACTATGTTAAATCTGGAATACAGTCTGTAACTGCAGATATAAAAGAGAATGGATTTAGCGCTATAACAGAAGGCATTAAAGGCGGTTATAGCGATTCCTCTAAAGTTATTAAAGATGTCAGAGCTGGTAAATATACAGTATTCGATAAAAAATATTGGAAGTCTGAATCTGATGATAATAAGAAGAATAAAGATAACGAGAATCCTCTTAGTACCTTAGGAACAATTTTCTCTACAGTCAATAAAGTTCTGAATATTCCCAATGCTATGATGGGATATGTTGGATCAAAGATAAGAGAAACATTTACAAATTATATCAAAGCTGTGCGAGAAGGCACTCTTGATGCTACATCCGACATAAATGCGGTCAAAGCTGGTAAGTACACCATTTTCAGTAAGCAATATTGGGGGTCTGATAGCAAGTCTACAGATAATCCTTTGGCTATACTTGGAGATGTATTTGGTACTGTTATTAGAGTAATGAACGCACCTTCTGCTATGATGGGATGGGTAGGCACAAAGGTAAAGAATGCTTTCTTAGATATGATAGATTGCGGAGATATTGGAAAAGAGACTGATAATATCATATTAGAGGCAAAGGCTGGAAATATATCTGTATTTGATAAGAAATATTGGACTATTACAGCTGATGATAGTAATCCTCTTAGTGGTATTGGTAAAGCGGTCGGATTTATCCAAAGACTATTTAATGCACCAATTGTTCTAATTCAAAGTGCATTTAATAAAATCTCTAGTGGATTCGTAGATGCATGGGAATGGTTCACTGGTTTATTTGGTGGAGGTAACTCCAATTCTGGTGGTTCTAGATCTGCCGGTAGTGGTAGAAACAAAACTAATGGAAATGGAGAGCACTTATATCAATCCAATAGTGCAATAGCAAATGTTAAGTACGGTAATAGTACAATAGGAGATTCTGGATGCGCACCCGTTGCTGCTACGAATCTCATAAATAATATGGGAACTTCTGGATCTAACCTCGCAGATGCTGTAAGATTTGCAGAAAGAGGAAATTATATTGGTCGAGAAGGAACTGATATTAGCTACTTTAATAGCTATCTAGCATCTAAGGGTATTTCTACCACTAATACTAGTAATAAGAAAACCGCTCTGGATGCTATAAGATCTGGTAGACAGGTTATATTACTTGGTCAGGATTCGCATAACAGTAAGAAGGCTCCTTATGGAACTAATCCTCACTTTGTTACTGCTACTGGCGTTGCACCTAATGGTGATATTATCGTTGAAGATCCTGATCTTCCCGATAATAGAGTATACTATAAACCCAATACCTTAATGAAATCTATGATATCTTCTGTTATCACCGGAGATGCTGGTAGGAAGATAAATCGTAGAGCTAGTTCTATAGGCGGAAAGTCTAAAGCTAAGAGAGGAATGAGACGCGTTCTTTATGGACGTGGAACGAAGCTCGGAGCTCAGGCTGTCCTAAATGTTGCTAGAAGCCAGATTGGTGTAAAGGAACATCAGCCTAATGTAGTAAAATATAATAATGCATACTGGACTGAGCATAACCTCGGTACTAGCAAAACCTATAATAATAGTCAAGATTATTATCAGTGGTGCTGTGTATTTGTATGGTGGGTGTTCAATCAGGCAGGTGCATCCTCTCTGTTTATGAATGGCGGAAAGGCAGTTGCATGTAGCGATTGCGCAAAATACTATAAACAGAAGGGAAAATACAATAAGAGTAATCCCAAACCTGGCGATATCGTCATGTTCGACTGGGATAACTGTGGTATAGAACAGCATACTGGTATCGTAGAATCTGTTAAAGGAGACAAAATTTATACTATTGAGGGTAATACTGGTGACAGAGTTGCCAGAAAGACTCGTAATATTAAAAATGTCATCGGATTCTGTCATATAGATTATCCATATGAGTATGATGATACTACAGTTGTTGATATGAGCAAATATGGTGATACCTCTGATTACAAACATATTGCAACAAATGGTGGACCTATGACTGGAGATAAGTATTCTGCATTCGTAGGAGGATCTGCTGATGATACGGAATATGTGAGTGGAATATATGATGGAACAACATCTAGTTCTACAGATGGAACCATATTTACAAAAATAGGTAATCTTGCTAACAGCGTCTTTAAAGCAATGTATGGTGAAGATACCTATCAAATGATGTTTGGTAAAACCGACACATCTAATGAACTTAATCAAATTTATGAAGATGAAACCGTTGGTAGTGGTCCTGCTCTTATAGGTAATACAGTTTCTGAAAAGATCTGGAATTACTTAAGAAATCATGGATATACTGCTGCTGGTGCTGCAGGCCTTATGGGAAATCTTCATGCAGAGTCTTCCTTAAGACCTAATAACTTGCAAAATAGTTATGAGGTGAAACTTGGTCATACTGATGATTCTTATACTGATGCTGTAAATAAGAAGACTTATAGTAAAGATTCCTTTATAAATGATAAAGCTGGATATGGCTTGGCTCAGTGGACACATCATAGTCTTAAGAGGAATCTATATAGGGATACTGTTGAACAGGGTATAAGTATTGGAGACCTGGGTGGACAGCTATATTCTCTTACCAATGAACTCGATAAGAACTTCCCTGCAATAGCGAATATCTTGAAAACCACTGCAGATTATAATGTTGCAAGTGATACAGTTCTAAGAGATTTCGAGAATCCTAAAGTTAAGAATTGGGACGATCGTCGTAAGTTCAGTAAAGAATGGTATGATAAATACAAAACAGCTACTATTAATCCTAATATGAATTATACCACATCTGTCCTAGATAGTGAGGGTAATACTGTTGAGTACAGTGTTCCTAGTGGTATAGTATCTGGAAATCCTTCTGACTATTCTACTTATAGAGCATATCTCGATGCAACTAGATCAAATACCTTTGAAGCTAGAGGCAGAGCAGGTAATAAGAGAACAGTTGGTGATGCTAGAATACTGTCTAGATCTGGTGGCTATAGACATACTGGTGGTGCTACTAAGGCACTTAATGCAAATAGCGCATATGCCGATGGAGTTACCAGAACTGTAAATATTGCTCATGCTAATGGATCTAGTAGTATGAATAATACTGGTGTAGATTATGAGACATTCTTGCAGACTATTATAACGGTATTACTGCAGATTTCTGATAATACGACACTGCTGAATGCTATATTAGAAATATTGTCTAAGAACTTCAATCTCGATATAGATAAATCTCAGATTGCCAAATCTGCAAACTCTAGAGTTCGTGCTCAAGAGGCATTAAATCAGGCTATAAAGAATTCGGGTGGAGCTGCCAATATGACTAATATGCTAAATAATAGAGATACTCAATATGTACTCGACGCTCTTAAAGCTATTGCAAGAGAGTAAACTAAATGTTGTTGGAAGGGTTATTTTGACCCTTCCAACAATATATTAAAAATAGTCTCTTTAAGGAGGTTGTATATATTATGGCAACTGGAGATATTTGGGCTTGTGACGTATCGGAACTGGCAATACGTTCCAATCCTGATACATATGCCGAAATTAGAGGTTATATACGATATTCTGATGAAATAGTAGAAGTATCTAGACAGTCTAATACATATGGTACTACTTGGATAGAGCATGAATATGGTTGGACTTGTGCTGAGTCTAGTGGTTATCAATATATGCATATATCTAAGAAAAAAATAGATATTAATACAACTACATCTAATGCTGGAGATAGTGAAAGCTATGGATATCAGCCAATTATAGAGCATATACTAGAGGAAAATACTAATCAAATAATTACAGATTCCGAATTTTCTAAAATAAAGAATGTATCTGGAGTAATGGGACTCCCATATCAATTTTTACCAAATGCAGATCCAAGATTATATGGATCTAGTAATTCTCAAGATATAGGATACGAATATGCTGATAAAATAATATCTAGAATACCCCTTCTATTTCTTGCACCAGGTAAAGCAAGTTTTATGACAAAATATTCTAAAAAGGATAAAGAGTCTATACTTGAAAGAATATTGAGTACTGGTGTGAGTACTAATTCTACTTCTATAGATGATCTTATAGATAAAAATGGTAGATATTACACATTTGAATATGATTCTGTAAAATACTATAAATTCGTTAATCCTATGTGTCGTATAGCTGCTAGATTTCTTAATATCCAAGATATAAAGATAGATGGAGTCTATTTAGATAATATGAACTGGGAAGAGTATACAAAATCTGGTATCAAATCTATTGGTGATTTTGGCACTTATACTTCTGTACCTTTTTATATAAACACCGAAACACAGATTTCTGAAAGCTGGAGTAATAGTGTTACGCAATCTATGCTAGCATCATCTGTGAATGGTATATCTGATATGGGTAGAGAGTTGAACTTTCTGTTAGGATATACACAATCTGGTACTGGAGCAATAGAATTAATAAATAATGATGCAGAAGTTGCAGCAAATATAGAAAATATAAATGATACTATAAAGCAAATATTGGGAACTGGAAGTTTCTTTAGTAATTTGGCTACTCATATTGCTACAGTTGCTTCTGGCGGTAAATTAGTATTTCCTGAAATATGGGCAGACTCTCAGTTTTCTCGACAGTATAGTGTCAATATTAAATTAGTATCGCCAGATCCATCTAAACTAAGTATTTACTTAAATATTCTAGTACCTTTATTCCATATATTGAGTCTGGTAGGCCCTCAGACTATTTTAAGTAATCCTAATGGATATACGAATCCTTTCTTAGTTCGTGCTATCTATAAGGGCCACTTTAACATAGACATGGGTATTATTACAGACTTGACTATAAGTAAAGGTGATGAATGCAGGTGGACACCAGATGGACTTCCTACATCTGTAGATGTAAGCTTAACTATTAAAGATCTATATAATATGCTTGCTATTACTTCTAGCGAAAGCCTTAAATATGATACATTAAATAATACAGCACTTATGGATTATATTGCAAATCTTTGTGGTGTAAATATATTTAAGCCTGAAATTTCTCGTATAATCGAAATGTGGTTTGTTAACAATTTCGAAAATAGAGTGGATGACTTCTTCAAATTAGATATATGGGGAAAGATTCAAGAAAAAGTCCAGAATGGAATAATGAATATATTCAGATAGTTTTTCGAGTTTTACTAAAGTTAAAACATATCAATGAGGATGTAGGCGGTGTCCTACATCCTCATTCCAATAAAAGATGGTGTTTTGAGATGAAAGCTCGAAAAACTAGAAGACAAAAACATGATGAATATGAAGAGAAATTCGGTGATATACCTATTGATTTCGAACAGCGACTAAGTTGGCTTTATGATACTCTTCATATCTCAGATGAACAGGCATTTAATATACTTAACAAACGAGACTTAATGATGGATTCACTTAGATTCCATGACACCAAAATTGTTTTATTTGAAGTCCCAGAGGGTTCACCTCGGCCACGATTTAGAATAGTAAATAGAAGAAATCTCTCAAATATGGCATTATCTAATCCTAATTTTGTTCATGTATATTCATTAACAGGTAAGGAAGATAACCAGTTTATGAGAAGATTAATGAGTCAAGAAGATTTTAATGCTCTAGATCAAATGATATGTACACCATGTATTGTAGATATAGATGCATACTTTAAGACTCCATCTGCATTTAATAAAGAAGATACAATACTAGCTGAGATAGGCCTACATAGACCTATTACCAAGCCAGACTGGGACAATATTGGTAAAAAATACAGCGATATGTTTAACTCTAATGTATGGCTAGATGATATTATGGTTATAGATGGATCTATACATAGATATTATTCTGTCTTGCCTAGAGTTGAAATAAGAATACGATATTTAAATATGCTTTATAACAGACATCAATACAGTGCAATAACAAAAAGAGTCGATTATGATGAATCCTATAATGTACAATATTTCAAATGAACTGGAGTTGAATTATTATGTACTTGCAAGATCATCATTATAAGACAGATCTGGCTGATGTAAATACCATTAGAACAGCTCTTCACACAACTCTATACTGCAATCCTATTTATCTGACAGAACTACAGAACCGTATTGCTAGCCATTTAGATGTGTTGAATATTGAATTTGTTCCTAATGAGTTTGCTATATATATTCGTATTAAGAAGACTGGAATGAGAAAATTCCATGGATTCCGGCAGAATCCTGACTTCTATTATCAAATTACTCCTCAGATCTTTTCTGGTTATATCGCTAATCATAGATCTGAATTGGTTAACACGCTTTCTTCAACAGGTGTTCAAAATGCAACACAGGTAATAGAGAATCTGATAGTGAACAATCAGCGCTTATCTAACCTGTGTCATGTAACCTGTATTGCTGACAATATTGTCATCTTTAAATTATAACGAAAATCCCCGTAGACTATAATGTCTACGGGGATGTATTTTTATTTCTTGAGATCCATAATCAAGCTCTCTAAGAAAGCTTCATCAATCTTCTCAATACGAGCAGTATTCAACATCTCAACGAAAGTATACAGAAGAGTTGTACGAGTAACAATCTTATCCATATTAAGATGATCTTCGTTCATAAACTCTGCATGGCTATCGGGATGCTTAACAACACTCTCACACATAGAAGTAACCATATGATGGAGAATGCTCTTAGGAGCACGACGAATCTTAGCAATTTCCTGCTTAGCACGCATCTCATAGTGTTCCTTAAGTTCAACATCTTCTTCAGGAACTTCAGCAATCTTTTCCTGAGCCTGCTGAAGAGTAGCTGTAATATCTTCATGATCCTTTGTATTGGCTGTAACAAAATCCTGCATTGCAGTAGAAACGCGATCATGGATAGCAGCAGTAATTTCTTCAGTATTACTATAATCAAGAGCATTGAAGAAAGAGTCCTTCATCTCAGGCTTAATTACAAAAGTATCAGGATCATCCTTATCAGCAGCTTCGATAATAGTCTTAGCATGCTTGGTGATAATCTGAGACAACTCAGACATTGCTACAGAAGCGGTCTTCATTGTATCCGTAATCTTGTAGAAACCATTTTCGTTCACATACTCGATTACAATAGAACGCATAACAGATGCATTAGCCTTATCAGCAACAATATCAGAATTCACGCTTTCGCTAAACATCTTATACAAAGCTTCTGTGAGCAAGATATTTCTTACACTTTCTGTGAAAGAATTATATCTATCTGCGAGTCTCTTACTAGCAAGATGGTTTTCGATAAAAATCTTATGATCTTCGGTATAAGTCTCTACGGTCTCGGGCTTATTACTATTTGCTCTATCATTAATATGGGCATCGAGTGCCTCAAAGAATGCATTTGCAGATCTTTTTGCCCTATCCGAAAGAGTAACGTTTTCCATACTCATAATAGTTGGATCCTCCTTAATTTTCATTTATTTTAATGTTCTACATCATATTTATCAGGATGCTCGGTGTTCCATCTGCTAAGGATGCTATATTGAGGAATTCTGGAGTAATAACCTCACTAGGCATAGTTAAAGCATATAGATGTTGTACACCGGGGCCATATCCATTCATATCAACAAACTCAAAATATACAATAGATTCTTGATATTTAGTAGTGATATCTGTAACAAGATTAGGCATATGAAGAGAAGTTATTTCATTAATATCTTCTATATATGCTTTGATATCTTGTACTATATCATTTATTATATTTGTATCATAGTTCTTCTTAAGCTTGAGCTTAAATGCAAGGCTTACAGAAGTACTATTTAGAAGCTCGGGATTTTCGCTTTCATCAAGTGCAAATAGTCTAGAAGGACCATAAGTATTGAAGAACTTGAAGTCCATTCCAAATGCATCTTCAAGGATTTGAATAGCATAATCTATATAATTCTTCCGCTTTATCAATTCCTTAAAGAAATATATAGCGGTATCATCATCTGTGAAATAATCATGTTTTACAACAGGTACTTGTTTTATCGTATATCCATCGAATACAGGGGTTTTAGTACCATCTTCATTCTCCTCCAGCTTTGTATCTACTACTACCGTAGAGGATACAATTTCAGAATAATCATGGAAGAAGTCTAGTCCATCCACGACATTGTAGCTATTAGACAGGGTTAAATCTTCTATATTAGGAATAATTTGTTTCAATGCATTGAAAGAATCATCATTGACTACATTATTCTGCTTAGAGAGAATATGAATTACACACTTTGTATTACCCTGCAAATGTGCATAACTCTCATTATTGCTACCAAGATCATACAATCCGGTATCAATTTTTATTCTATTTTTAGTATCTATATAATCTTCAGAAGTGAATTTGAACTCGAAAGAGAATATATTTGCAGCTTTATCAAAATTCTTTAGAGTTCCTTCTGCCCATCTATGAGGATTATCTTCCTCATCATACATAACAGCAATACACCTGATATCTACTATAGTATTCCCATCAGTATCAGTATGAATAACACTGAAGTCATCATCTATATTCTGCTCAAGGGAAATATTCATATAATAACTATCGGGATCAGTTATATAGTTTCTAGACCAAGAAATATTGGTTGCAATGAATTGATATACACACTGATCATTTATATATGAGAAGTCTAAGAATTTCTTTGTATCCATACAGCTAAGATAGTACATGCCGTATAAAGGATCTTTGCATATAGCAAAGTTATAAGGAATTCTATAATAGAAAGTATTAGAATAATCAGCATCTTGAATTTCACTAATTGGAATAACCTCTCCAGTATTATCGCCAAGAAGTTTAATAGCAAGATCTCTACCAAATATTAGCTTATTACTTCCATCTTCAGATTTAAGAGAGGATGGATAAACCTTTATATCTATAGTATTTGTAGGAACTATTACATTCATCTGATCTCTCATCACTATGAAAGAATAGTATAGACGTTCTAGGGCATTATCTCTCTTTTTATAGAAATAAAGTTTCGAATCATCTGTATCTATCATATTAAAGAAATTTTGAAGATCATTAAAGTTTGTAATACTTCCTCTAGATGTAGCCTCTTTAGGAATTAGAGATTTAAGTTTTTCAATAGATTTCTTATCAGATCCATAAGCAGATTCTCCAGTAACAGGTCTAATTTCACAACCTATATTACTATATCCGAATCTCTCAGATTCGAAAGAAAATCCAGGATATATGTCCGGATCAAATGTGAAATTGCCAGATTCTCCAGAGGTTAACTGTAGATTGATTTTTACCTCACTATTTATTCTAGGGGCATAAGAAGTTCTATCGAACTTGATTCTTATTGTATTTGAATCCATATAATTATAATAGAAATACGGATATTTTGTATTTTCTACATTTAATCCATCATAAATAGGAATTAAATGTGTAGTAGTATTACCTTCCGTAACATCGATATCAAATGCAGCAAGCTGGCCATCGAAAGTAAAAGAAACTACCTTAGATGCTATAGAGTTATCACTCAACACAGTTTTATAGATAGTCTTTTTCTCTACCTGATGGAGTGTGCATTTAGTAAATATGATATTCATTCCATTTACTTTCATACTAACAGGAGATGTTAAATAAGGATTAGTGACTCCAGATATAGGATTATCAGGATTATCTTTATCTCCGATTAAATATCTTGCTGTATATGCATATTTGTTTTCAGATCCAGAATTGTTCAATCTGATTTTTCTTATTTCTATATCATAATCCACATGGAAGCAATAATCTCCTATATAAATGGGCGTATCTTTATCAAAAATAAATGTCCACGATCCATCTATATTAGCTCTAGATTTTCCACTATTGAACCATGTAACGATATCATCCTCAATAAATGTCAGTAATACATCTAATTGAGCTGGAACAGCATTGATATCTGTGATACCAAGCCCAAGAGCATGAGCTATAATATTCTTTTCGAACTTTGCTTTTGTAGGTATGGATTCATTAGAAAACTCCGATGCCATAACTATGCTATTCTGCAAGAGATCAGAAAACATTTGACCAGTATAGCCAAAAATACCAAGCATTAAAGTATCTTCAGATACATCTGGTGTAAACCGTTTTTTAATCTCATTCACATAAGCATTTATACCATACACATCAGAAGTAAGATTCGTGCTAGTATCAATATTGAGAGCCATATATCACGAAACCTCCTTTTATTACTTTCTCCATCGTAAATAATACTCTTTTCTATTACCATGACTAGATGTAGGTACATTTCTTATATCAATATAAGGAATTGTAGCCCATTCGCCTTCCATGGTATGCATAGAAGTATTAAACAATGGCAAATCTTCTTTAGCTTTACTTAAAATATCAGATACTATTTGATTAAATTGGTATATAATAACAGGGTCCATATCTCTTACGAAATGACCCTTCCAACCAACTGTTAATTTTTGCGGGCCACCAGACGTCATATCTCCAAATGCTTCTCTAGGAATCGAATTAGGATAGCATCCTGTAATTCTAGCCCAATAAATTATTCTGTAGCCATCTTCTGCTACAACAAATTTATATATGGTCATTTGGTCATGAAGCACTCTATTAATGATATAATTATTCCATCTATCGGAATCACAATTTGTGAAATCTAGTGCTCCATTCCACTTTAATTTTTCATATTCATCATACATTTTGAATAGCATATATACATCTAGATATTTTGTATCCTCAAATTCTAGATTAAAGCTATGATCAATATCGGATTTATACGATGTACCTCTATATGTCACTTTAGTACCCATAATATTACTTCCGGTATCTACTTCATCAGCCGTAATTCCAGGTATATCTAGACTACTGGTTACAGAATTTGAAAGTATATTTATAAATGGGCCATCTCCAATACTAACAGAACTCTGTAACTGCTTAGCTACATTAGTATATCTTTCTATAGCATCTCTAAAGAAGATATTATTAGAAAGAATAGGACTTATAGCAGATCCATTATAATTGAATAAGCATAAGTCTGGTTTGGTTATAAAGATATATTCTTTTGTGGTAGTTATAGTATTATTTGGATCTATAATTCCAAATCTTGTGAATTTCTTATGCCAGTCCATGTCATATCTATCATATATTCCATGGGCCATTATAGCAGATTTTACATCACTGGAAGATGATGTGAATTTAAGATCACTTCTGCTGTTAATTGTCAATGATGTACCAATAGCATTTCTTTTAGAATGTGCATTGCTACCAGAACTTTTTGCAGGCAATTCTATTTACCCCCTTCCAGGCAAATTACTTAATGTAATGTTGCCGAGGTTAAATATGTCCTTGAATGTATATTATAAAGATGAAAATAAAGGTCTAAATGATTTTCAAGAGGCATATGAATTAAGTAATACTCCTTTTCCATATCACATAGCAAGTCTCTAAAAAAATTTAATCTCTATTGAAAAGGAGTTTGATAAATATGCGGCGTATAGGTAAAGCTAATGATCGTCTAGATTCTCATGCAATGAATTATGAAAGAGAGAAACTTAAAGAAACAGAGCAAATGCGAGAAGAATTTGAAATTGATGAAAGAAGATTTCAGGCATTTATTGGTGTAATGACTGATCTTTCTAATTCAATTAAAGAACTTGCATCCGCTACTGCTAATAGGCGTCCTCCAGTAGTAATGAATTTGATTGCAAGTAATGATGAAGATTTGAAGAAGTTTGCTACAATATTTGCGCAAGAAATTAAGTAATTTGTGTGATTACTTAATCTTGCCTAATTGGGAGTCTTCAGTCCTTTATTTTTTCTTTTTAGTCTTGAACATAGAAGTAAATATTCGTAAAAAGGAGGAAATAAGTTCCTATGGATAAGTGTAATGCTATTCACGAAACCACTCTCGGAACCGTTATTGACATAATTGACGATGTTAGAAGTCTTGCCAAGGATGCTAAAGACGGTAAAGAGTTAGCAAAAAATTATAAAGATCGAATTAATAAGAATGGCTTTAATAATGCAGGAAAATCCATTGCAAGAATTGATTCTAACTTGACGATGGTTTTCCCCATCCTCTGCTCTAGAGGAATTAGTATTGAGAATGCCTCTATGGTCTCTAAAGCTATGGAGCGTAATTTTGTAAGCATGCTTCAAAGAATCTTTGCTGCTCATCAAGTTTCTGACTGGAAAACTGTCGAAGGTTATATCTCTGATTTCCATCAGAATTTAGATGGCCGTCTGATTTCTATGGATGATGTGCTTAAAATAGCCAAGATAACAGAAAGTACCGAATATTTAACCTCTATAGAAGAATCCGCTATTAAGACAGATATGGGTCGTATTAATTTTGTATTACCCTCTAATATAAATGAAACTTCCCTTACAATGTATACTTTAGCGGAGAATGATATTGGTGTAAGAGGAACAAAGAATGGAAATTCCGTAGATATCAATATTAGGGTAAAAAATGATGGAGACTTTAAAAAGAGTTCTCCTGCTAAAGATCTTAAGGATGATGCAGATGCGAAGAAAACTGCTGCAGAGTTCTTTACAAAACAGGTTATAGACTCTGATTATAAGAAGGCTAATGAATTAATGCCTACAACTATGACTATTTCTTTCAAGGTTGAGACAGAGAATGGAAATATTCCTGTTGATAATGCACTTGTTGGTGTAAAAGCCAAATTGTATCCTATTTCTTCTGAAGATATTGTAGAAAATATTTCTAAGAGATTGGAAGATAAAAATTGGATTACAAACTTTATTCGTGCAACTACTCGTGAGATTTCTTTCTTTAAAGATTTCTTATTTGCTATTGATCGTGCTAAGATCGATGCACTTGCTCATTCTGCTCGTAAAAAGACTACCGATAAGATTTGGAAGGTTCTTGAACGCAGAGCTACAAATGCAAAAATAAAGAATATGACTCAGACATCTAAGTCCGATGTTCGTCCTATCACTACTCTTTGTATTTCTCAGGAAGAAGTAGAATATCTCCGTAAACATCATAATGTAGATATGGAGAGTATTTCTACTATCCGCACGCTATTCAATACCCTTAACTTAATGGCTGTAGTTATTGTCGATGAAAGCCTCGAAGTTGCTAAGTTTGCTTTTGACTCTGATGATCCTATGTGGGAGACTGTATCCTTCACCCATCTGGAGCGTGAAGCTAGTGATAATAGCTATAAGAAGGTCGTCAATCTGATGACCAAGATTGCAAGATAAGGAGGAGTTAATAATGAGTATTAGTTCTAACTACCTCAATGAAAATGATTTTCAGAATCATGATAAGGATTTAGGAACTTATATCGGTTATAACCCCGATGGCACTAATCCTATTGAAGCAAATGCTGAGCTGGAGCGTCAGGTTCCCCCTGCTGTTATGGAGGCATTTGTTCAGCATATGGATATTGGTGATAATATGACTCGTAAGGCTATTACCTATATGAATGAGGCAGATCAGGCTTCTGTTCTGGCTTCTTTAACAGCAAAGCTTTATGACAAGATTATCACTAAAGTTGACGACATTGATTATGGTGATATTCCCAACTCTAAGGGCGATATTACCAAACTTCCTTCCTATGAAAAACTCCGTGAGTGTATTGAACTTTTGAGAGATATTCTCAAGGAGTTTAAACAGGATACTGGTCCTATCGAGGTTCTTTCTGTAGCTATGGCTAATGTCATGTCTAGAAAGGATCTTTTCGGTCGGGCTTTTAAATATAAATGTGAGATGCCTATTATCATGTATAACAATACTGTTTTGTCCATTGTTAATGGTGTCTCCTATATGATTGCAACCTGCATTGAGTTTATCAAGACCCCGAATAGTGATACATTCCAGATTACTCTCGATAAGGTTGCTCTGAATAAGACCAAGAATAACATGCTTTATACTAACCTGAAGAGATTTAATAAGATCTGTGAAGATGGTAAATTTGATAAGGTTATGGAAGAAGTTATTCAGGCTCACATTCACGGTGGTAAAAATGAAGCTGCTATTAATGAAGCTATTGGAGCTGCTGCTGCAGTTGGTGTTATTAAGGCTGCTGGAGTAAAAGTTGCTGCATTCCTTGGAGGCCTTGGCCCCGGCGGTTGGATAGCTCTTAGTGTTATAGCTTTGGTTGCTTTGGTCACCGTGCTTATCCCCCTTTTGAGAGATATGGTATTCATGTTCTACTATGCTAGAGTAAGAGTATCTGATTTCTTTGACATACAGGCTGATCTGTTACAGATGAATACTTTCAAACTGCAGAATGATCCTACTATTCCTTCTGATGAGAAGGAGCGCACTATCAATAAACAGATGAAGGTAGTAGATCTGTTCCGTAAGATGGCCAATAAGATCTCTTATACAAATAAGGAAGCAGAAGTTAAGGCTACTCGAGAGATTACTGCTGATTCTAAGAAGATGAAGCTATCTGATATCTCAGATGAGATCCCTGACAGCGTATCCGCTCTCTTCTAAAAGTAAAGGATATCAAATGTATTTCTAAAACATTATAATAAGTCAATACGAAATACGACTTTTCATAAAATTATAAGGAGGAAATAAATTCATGATTTATACTGTGAATGAATCTGCCAGCAAAGTTGTCAAGAAGAATACTAATTTTGCTGATATTCTTTTTGAATCTGAGCAGAATAATATGATGATTTTTGAAGCAGCGCTGGCATGTGATTTCCATGAAATCAAGGGCTTGCGTGAAGGCACTATCGTTAGTTCCGAACTGTCTGCTCTGCAGGAGAAGACTGCTAAGGAATATATGGGAATCGTTTGGACTGCCATTAAGAGAGCATGGGAGAAGATTCTTGAAGCTCTTGGCAATGCAATGAAGACAATCGGTCTGTTTGTTTTGAAGACTGGCACCCCTCTGACCAAGAAGTTTGATGAAACTTATGATGCACATAAGAGAGAGGGTATTAAGTTCAATGATCTTAAGACCGAATGGATTGATATGGATAAGCTCTCTGATAAGTACTCCGTTCATGGTGTATTTAATAAGGGTATGTCTATGATGGATCAGTATGCTGGTTATAAGTATGCTAATGGCGATAAGGCCACTGCTCATAACATTAGCAGCTCCATTTTCTGTGAATACCTTGGTGTTACTGTTGGTACAGTAGAGGCACCTAAGGAATTCATTGAGGAAGCTATGAAGAAGTCTATTGAAACTAAGGATATTAAGAATAAGAGTGATCTTGAGCCTATGCTGGATATCCTTAGAAAGAATGACGCAATTAAGGCATTGCGTAAAACAGAATCTGAACTTGGTAAGGAACTTAATGAGGTTAAGAAGGCATTGGATAAGAATCCTGAAAACAATGCCGATGCTATTGGCGCTGTTGCCAGTGCATATCAGACTGCTATTAATGCATTTACCAATCTTCACATTAAGTCTGTCAGATTTGACATGAAGAAGGCATATACTGTTATCCAGAAGGCTATCATGGATATCGAAGGTGTTAAGGAATCTGTAGATTATGCTGTTTCCGTCTTTGAGTCCGAATTCGATGCTGATATGGAAACCGTTCCCGGCCAGGAAGAGATCGATCCTCAGTTTGGTGATGCTGTCAATGCTCTTATTGATGCATCTGAACCTGAGGCCGATCCTAATCCCGAGGCTTAATTACTTAAAGGAGGGACTTTATAATGAGCATTTATACTAACAAGATCCTTCGTGAGGAAGTTACTCCCAAGGATGTTATCAATACTCCTGATGATATCGGTGCAGAACTCGATGCTATTGAAAAGGCTGTTTGCGGCCCTGATGGTATCGAATCTCATCGTGATGAAATTGAAGCCGCCAATTCTGGTATCGTAGGTGAGCCCCTCGAAGAGGCTTTTAATATCATCTATGAGGCAGAATACAACTACAACCAGATTATGCGTTGTATTGGCATGAATGAGCTGAAGTCTTTCAATGAGGGCAAGGAATTTGTCTTTACTGAAGCTGATAAGAATGGCTTCTTCCACACTATGATTACATGGCTTAAGGGTATCTTTGCTAAGATCTCCGAAATGTTCCACAACTTTATCGCAGAGATGACTGAGAAGTTCCATATGGACAAGAAGTTTGTGGAGAAGCATAATGCTGAAATCAAGGCTGGTTATGAGAAGCTGAAGGTTGATAAGGATGCTACTATTGATACATTTAAATTCCCCAAGCTGGGTAATTCTATGGATGAAATCAAGAATAGCGATTACTTCTCTCAGGATGATTCTTCCGATCATTACCATCGCATGGAAGCTGAACTGGATGGTAAGAATCCTGCTGTTGATCATAATCCCGATATGCGTGAAAAGGATTCCCTTGATCGTATGGGTATTTATGATATCCTTCCTGAAGATACCAATATGGCAAATCTGAAGGAGCGTCTTACTGCATATCTGCGTGGTGAAAAGAAGACTGTTGCTATTAGCCATAGTCCTAATCTGTCTGCTGATGCAGTTATCGCTCGTCTGTCTGCTGAATTGATTGGTGCTGTCAGAGCTCATTACAACATCATTAAGAGCCGTTATGCTACCCGTATTAAGATGATCGAAGATATGCGTAGACTGTGCAGCAAGGAAGAGGATGAAGCTATTGCTAGCAAGAAGATTGCTATCTGCGAAGCTTACATGGCTGATATGAAGCACGACATCCAGGTCGAGAATATCAAGTGCGCTATCTTTATGAGTGCTCTGAGAACTCGTTCTGCTCGTGACCGCGTTCTGGCTCATAAGTACTATAATGCCGGTAAGGTAAAGGAAGAGAAGCAGCCTGCTGAGGAAACTCCTAAGGTAGAATCTGCTCCGATTAGTTCCGTTATCTTCTCCAGCATGAGGTTCATCTAATCTAAAATTATAGAGTAGGCTCTTCGGAGCCTACTCTATTTTATTGTATTGAACTTATTAATAATCTTATTAAGTGAGGTGTATTTACATGGCATTCGTGTCATCTGTTTTGACTGATAATAAGGTTTGCACCTTATTAAGTGATAGTAATGTTTCTTCTATAAAAGAAATGACAACTTCAGTAGATGAATCTTATATTTATTCTATTCTGGAATTTAATGAGAAACTTCATAGAATAGAAATTGAAGATAAGATAGATTATTATAGAGCTTTGGTTGAAAGCATTAATGGTGATAAATCGAAGCTTGAAGGTATTTATGAATCTATGCTCGTAAATGCAATAAAGAGATTAGGTGAAATTGTCACAGCTATAATTGAATGGATAAAAAATAAACTACAAGATATATTTGAAATAAATAGGATGTCTCAAACCGAATTCAATATGAAAAAGAAGACATCTAAGGGATTTGTTAGAAATATTGATATAGAAAAAGAGTATACATTCACATGCTTTAATTATCCAAGATTTGATAATCTGGATAGTAAGATTTGTGATGATGCCCTGAAAGATATATTTAGCAATATTGATGAAATATGCAATGGTAGAGATCTTCCTGAAGCTAGCGATACAACTTTGAAGCTTGCTTATTCTAAACTGTCTAAGAGTATAGAAGATAGCGTCAAATCTGATGCTATAAGTGTGATTAGAAGAGAATATCTTGGTCCTCGTGAAGATAAAGAAAGTTTTGTAAAGTTTATCAATAATAATATCATTTTCAGATATCGTGAAAAGATGCACTATTATACGTGGAAAGATAAGTTTATCGATCCTATTTCCGATATTGGTAGAGATGCTATTAATAGCAAAATGAGATATATTACAGATAAGCTTGAGAGAATTAAAGAAAAGGTTTCTACATTGGAAACTCTTGATGAGTTGCAGCGTACTAATTTAAACGCTTATATAGCTCAGGCTAACTCTATAATCAGATCTTATGAATGGTTTCTTTATACCACTATTAATATGAGACGTGCTCATATGAAAGAGGTTATTAGAGTTTATAATAATATTGTAAATAATAGTGGTTCTGTATCTGAATCCGGAACAATTCATGGTGAGTTGTTCGATTCTGATACATTATTCGATAATGAAGATATTAGAGACTTTAACAGTACTGAATGGGCCAACCTAAAGCTAGAAAGCGAATTCTATTCTATGCAATATAATATAGCAGAAGAACATAAGCTGGCTGCTATTAGAGAGGCCCTAATTCGTACAGAAGAAGGTTTAAATATTAGCGAAAAATATCTGAAGTTAGAGGCATTAAATGCTCAAACGTGGCAGAAGGCAAAAGTTATCATAGATCAATTTATCAAGAATATAATTGCTATTCTTGATAAGGCTATAGCTGCCGTTTTAGATAAACTCAATCCTCATGCCGTATATACAAAAGCTCATGAAAAAGATATCTATGCTAATAGATTTGCTATTAAAGCCACATCTAAGATTGATCTTTTTAATGGTATGAATAGAGTTCGAGAAGAGATTAGACCTGTTCCTTATGACTATGAAAAGATGAAAAATGATTTGGAGCATGTTGAAACTTTCTTCAAGAAATATATTTTACCTGATTTGGAGAGGTCTTCTTTCAAGGTACGTAATAATGTCCAATTTAATGATCAGATGTCTATCGGTCAATATATGAGAGCTTATTATGGATTACCTGTGGGAGATAATCCTAAAGAAATAGAGTTTAGTGCAGAAGATCTTGAACGTAATAAGCCTGCTATGCTGAAGTATATCAGTTCTCCCAATGAGATATTTGCTAAGTTGAGATCCGACCTATCACAGCTTGAAACAAATGCAAAGAGAGCTGCAAGCAATATGTCTAAACCTCAACCTGCACCTAAGCAAATACCTGAAAATGCAGCTTCTACTAATAAAGAAGAACCCAAACAGGAATCTGTATACTCTTTCCTTTATGGAACATGGATTACAGAAGCAGAGGTAGAAGTATTAGATAAAGATGGTAATGTAATTAATAGCAATCCGAATGGAAGCTACGCTTCTGAAGAAACTGCTATTAGAAACTATCTGATGGCATATAAGATTGTATATGAAGCAAAGATCAATGCCGCTAGATCTATTATTTCTGAATTTGGAAATATAGTGAAAGCTCATGTCGAGTATTATAATCCTAAGAAGAAAAATGCTAGCACTCAGCAGAATGCTCAGTCTAATACTAATAAAAATCCTAATCCTGCTCCTGCAGGTGCTTAACAAACAGATACGAGTAGGACATAAAAGTCCTACTCGTAATATTTTAAACTGGAGATTTCTCCAGTAGTAGCATTACATTCATTCTCATAGTATCGCCATTTTTAATATAGAGTTCCCTCTTATTGACCAAGATATAGCGTCCATCGTATTTATCAGTATCATAAACTTCTTCAGCGCGTACCATGTATTCTTTATTTAAAGTAAATATAGAAGAATCTGTATCAGTTTTTTGAATCATGAGCTGCACTTTTCCAGATTCTAACCTATTAGAAATGTTACTTAACATTCCAGCATTATCGTTATGAATTCTAATATTTCTACTCTTTGCTTTAACTGGGCCGAGAGAATCTGAATAATTTAAAGTGGCATTACTCCTTGTTCCACTTGAATCTGTAGCATTTATCTTTGTATAACTTCTGGGAGCCACATGGTTATCATACAACTCAACATCAGATCCATCCACTTCAACGACATACATTGATTCTTTTGGATCTACCCACATACCTCCCTCTTTAATACCTTCCTGAACGCTATTTTTCAATTTGATCATAACTGTAGTTACCAATTCACCCTGTTTCTGGACTGCCTTTCCAGAAGATGATATTAAATAGCTACAATCAAAATCAATGAAAAATCTATATCTAGTAGGATAAAATACAGAAATATTATTGAGATAGGATAGAGCTTTAGAAACGCTATTCATTGGAGGAATAAATTGATTGGTGAGAGTTATATTATTTTTAGGCGGTTCTATAACTATAGGAAGGTGGCTAGTAATATAGTATAGTACAGAACTGAGCTTGCCATTAACTACACAATTTATATCTCGTTTATTTTTATTTACATGATCTAGGTTTAAAAGACCAATAGTGAATGTATCATATTCATTATCCACTTCATCATTATCTAAACCCAAATCTTTATTTGTATCTTCAGAAACAATATATATGAATTTACCAGAAATATAATCTGTGAAAAAACCATCTATATTATCATTAAATATTCTTTTCTTAAGATCTAAGATAGCAATAGCTGTATCTTGTTCTTGAACAATTTTATCAAGAAGGCCATCTTCTGTATGAATGGTTGCAAATACCATAGGCATATTATTGCCTATATAATCACTATCTATGACAATACTCATTATATTATCAGATGCTAGATCATATATAGTACCATCTGTAAATATAAATTTTAAAGATGCCTGATATCCATAACTATTAGCAGTATTCAAAGAATTATATTGATCTAGTGGTGCCATTTTAATCACCTCGAAAAAAAAAATAAAGGTAGTGATCCATCCACTACCTTTATGTTAAAGCATCTATGATTTACACTCTGTTTAGGTCTAAAGGGTACTTACGGAAATATTGATCGTTTAAGTTTCTTATTTCTTGAGGATTATATAGATTTACGAGATTTGTTGCAATATTCATACACTCTAATTGAGTGGATCTCATGGATTCCTGATACGGGAGATCTAATGCAGCAAATCTAGATTTAATAATCTCTCCATTTAGTGAAGGAGAAAGAGAAACTAAACGCTCCAAAGTATTAGGCATATACAGAATGGAATTAGCGTTATAGCCATTAGCCAATATATTTTCATTTACTGCTCTTTCCAGCAACACAAGAGCTTGATTAGCATTTAGTATGGAATTAAAACTTCTAGTTCTTACTCCACAAATGGCCTGATATAAGCTTATCATTTTTACATCCAACTGCGTTGGGATATCTTTTGAAAGCTTTAATTCTCCATTTCTATATGCGGCAAATAATGTGCTTTTTGTAACTACCCAAGAATTATCTTGAGACATACTTTTTGTCGGTCTATATAGAAATGTATATGGCTTGAATGCTACTAATTGGTAGCTCAATTGATCTTTGCTATACACTATACTAGGTATAGTTATATTCGATTTATTTTCTTTGGCATTAAGATCCATTATATAGGATGCCATAACATTAAACTCATTCTCGAAATTTACGATACAAAAGATATCATACAGATATTGACAAAGCAATTGTGTAATCTCTAGATTATCTTTTATGAGATTTTGTAAGAATGAGTTAGAGTCTTCCATTAATATATTTTTTTCGTTATATCTGGGGAACAAATTTAATGCTTCTCTTGGTCTAGCTCCTCCATATATAATATATACTTTACTAGAAACTCTATGCCTTGATTCGAAATATGCTCTTATGTGGATTGCAAGATTTATTAAACAAGATGCAATGGAAAACGAATCATCCACTTGAATTGAATTTCCACGCTTAAATATTCCGCGTATGAATGAATAAGCGTCTATATAGACATTGACCATATTACTGTCAGTCCGACCATAGAATGCAAACTTAGTCATCTCATACATTCTGTCATATCTTATATAGCTTCCGTATAAGATATCTGCTATAAGAGTTTCGTTCATAAGAACTACACCCCTTTACAGAATTGATTTAGGATCATAGAAGAGTTCTTCTACTTTAGGTTGTACAGAACGTTCAATAATTAAACTCCCGAGTTCAGATTCCTTTTCTTCTAAGATATCTTTTACATTTTCCAAGAAGTCAGGCCTATTTTTAATACCATCGAGAGTTTTTCTTGTATCTCCATACCCATGTGAAAGAAGTGCCTGGATCAAATTATCCGGACCTTGCTCTGTCATAAATGATACGCCTTTACCAGCAATTTCTTCTCCAGTACTGCTAGTATACCATCTACGAATATCTAATTTAAAATTAGATGTTGGAGACCATCTTAACTTTCTTAATGCGATAAAGCTACTGCCGGGAACTTCGTCAATAACTTCATCTATAGATGGATCTATTTCGAGTTGTAATTCTTTAGCCATTGTTTGAAGTCCTCCTTGTTAAAAAAGAAAGGCGTGGAGATACGGGACTCCACGCCTTCTTTCTTTATCTCAAGTAAATCAATGCTGCTTATAAATAAACAACTATTGATTTACTTATAGATTTTTCAGTTATCGATTATAGGTGTGAATAGAAGTATTGGGGGTATACACACCCAGAGTACGCTGCAGCTTACGCACAGTATCCGCATTCAGCTGAGCAACCTGCATAATGAATTCAGTGCTACGATAGGGAAGTGCAGTGCTGGCAGTAGCCATGTACTCAAACTGGCCTTCTTCAGTCTTCTTGCCGTACATCTTGGTGATCAGAGCATTCAGGCTCAGACCGGAAATGACAACGACAACCTCATTCTGGCCATAGGGAGCATTGATCTGGGTAAAGATCTCAGCAGTGTGATCTGCCCAACGGGTACGTGCACCCATAGGCATGAACTCTTCGAGAATCTCATAGGTCTCGGGAGTAACAGTGAATGCACGATTGCTCTGTGCACCAACGACACTGACGAAACGAGAGCTCAGAGAAGGCTTCTTATCGCCATTTTCTGCAACAGGTGCTTCGCCATTGCGCTTCAGGTTCTTGACATCAGAATTACCCTTGCTATCCTTCAGATACAGGTCGGCATACAGGGAGCCGAATTCCATAGTACCAGAGATATTGGGATAACCATTGTCCACGCGGCCGTCATTGATACGAATACGGCAGCCATAATAGTCGGGCATAACAGCGGAGAACATCTCACCGATCAGCTCGGCCATATCGATTGTGGTGATCAGCTGGGTCTTCAGGTCGCCGGTAAATTCGAGATTCTGGGGCAACTTAATACGCAGCTTATCCTTTGTTTCAATCTGGGGATTCAATTTCTGTTCGCTCATAATTGGTAGCTCCTTTTCTAAAATAAAATTTGATTACAAAATTGTTAAAGACACTGTAAATTAGTATCTTGAACTCATGAGTATAATATATGCCTAATAAATAGTTTAACAGATTGTTTTTAATACTATTATTGAAGAATATATTAGATCATGATTCTGGGTGTAACCGAACTTGCGGTATATATTCGTTATCAGACATATCATATCCAACAATATACACATTCTTATGATTCTCGGCAGCAGAAGTTACTAAGATATAATCTCGTTTAATTGTCTTCAAATCAATCTCTCTAGTATATTTCACCACATATGTGGCCATGATATTTCTCTTTATGATATCTTCTAAGAATACAACATTATTGAAAGTAAGGTGATCTAAATCACCATAACCATCTTTACCTTCAATGTGGTACGGTAATTCTACTATACCAAAACACTTTCTAAAATCATACATGAAATTATTAATTTCAAGTAATTCCTTATAAGTTTCGCATAATCCAGAGTCGGGGTATGTCACGTAATTCGCTCTAATCTGGCCTGCAGTGTTTCTCAAAACTGTATCGTATTTTTTGACATTCAAATACCTAAGAATGTCGTCAAGTACATCATCTAGATATACCATAATAGTTGCGGTCTCTTTAATACCTTCGCATACAAAAATATCTTTAAAATCAATATTGCTAGGACAAGAATCTTTATTGATTGATAGTCCTAGAATAGTTTTGTTCATTCTGGATGTCATATTTGTAAAGATATCATAAATACATTGACGACAAACCGCAAATGGAAGATCTGCAGTTCTATCATCATAAGATACGACTGATGTAATTACATCAGATCCGATGCCAACCTTTGCGATAGTTACATTTAACAATCCATCAGGCTTGAGCATCTTATATCTAGATTTCAATTCATCTAAAGTCATAGATTTCTTATTATTATCTTTATCGAAATAATCGATTTTCTTTGCAACTTCATCAAAAGATCGAACCCGAATAATTTCGGGTTCATCTTGATTAGCTTCATATCTAAAATACTTAGTACCTCGAATAATCTGTTGAGTTGACATAATTATCAATACTCCTTTTTAGGCTGATAGAATCTACTTGCTGTAGCATCTTCCTGTTTATAATATCTACCTCTATAAAGTTTTGCCTTTTTACCTGCAGGGGTAAAGAAACAGACTTGAGCAATTTCTTCATTAGGATAAATACGTACGGGTTCGACCACAGTAATTTCAAGAGTCCATGTTCCATCAAAACCGATATCTCCAAAACCAGCACAAATATGTATAGAAATACCTAATCTACCGCCAGAAGAACGACCGTTAATCATGGGGATAAATCTATCAGTAGCAGTTCTTTCTACAGTTCTACCAATATAGAGAACTCCAGGCTGTAGGACATATCCTTCTTCAGGAATCTCAAACTCGATAGTTTCATTTTTCTTATGCATATCGAGAGGAGGTAAGTAATTACTATCAATAATAGGGAGAGATTTAATTTCTTCATCTCTCTCACGAGACTTACGGTCATTATACTCGACAGTACCTCCAAGCTGATTGAATGCTCCGCTCCATTTGGTTTCAAGAGTGTCTATCTTCTCATCAAATTCGCCCTCAAGCTCCTTAAATCTATCAGTAATAACATTGGCTGTAATAAAACTAATGCCATGGGAACTAGTCTTTATTTCTGTATCAGCAGAACTATTAGAATCACTATATTTAGTTTCAGATTCTTGAACAGATTCAGTGTTTACGTTTTCGCCTTCATCATTGTTTCGTGCAGGCTCATCAATATAAGAAATATTAGATGCATCAGCAACTTCAATACCAATTTCACCTTCTTGATGCTGCACCATATCACAAATATTAATAGATGTATTCTCAAATGTCCTAGCGATATGGGGAGTAATATTTGCTCTCTCAGCATCTCTCTTATAAATAAGAAGCTGAGGGTGAAGCTTTAAATTATAACTATTGGGGTTTACACACTTAGGATCGTAGGGAGTAATCTGGATGTGGCCCTTCTTTACCCTACGTTCAATTTCTGTTCCGGTAAGCATACCATCTCTAGAAAATAATGACATGATTTTTCCTCCAATTTATTTAAATTTCTTAATAGTAAGTTTAAGAGCATATAGTTTTACAATAAAATGGAAGAGGGGTGGAATATATTCCACCCCTATATGATTAAATCCTTCTAATAAAACCCTTTAAAAGTTTAGCAACTGTTTCTACTGTAGTCGCTCTCAGTTTAATAGTTGCACTACTGAAAGGGCTATTTTCAAAATACTCGCTAAAATTAAATTCGGGTTCTAGTTCTAAAAGCTTCTTCATATAATGCTTAAAGTCATTCATAATCTTAGACTTAGCTTTATATTCATTAGAAGCTATCTGATCTTCTACAGGCATGCTAATAAACTTCTTAGAATGGACTCTATTTTCAATAATACAGAGAATCATCCAAAGTTTTGCTAGTTCATATTTCATACCTACAGTATTTTCATTTTTATAATATTCTTTAAGTAGATTATGAGACTTTCTGTATTCCTCATCATAATCGATAGACTTGATATTCTTCAAAAGCATATTTCCATCTTTATCGAATTGCACAGGAAACTCTTTGGTCTCACAATATACTACAGCTTCTGTAGATATAAATACCATATTTTTAAGCACTTTATATTCTACAGAATTTTTATTTAATACAGATTCGAGATAAGGCCTAAGCATATTAAGCTTGTCTATATCTCCAGCAGAACTAACCACTTCATGTATATATTCTCTAGGTGTATATCTTCTAATAGATTCTTTAATAGGCTTAGCTGTATCTACTAAAGAATTAATAGTCTTTTTAACCTGTTCTGAATCATACTTGGTAGCAAGTCCTTCGTAGATTGTAAATATGCTTCTATTGGCTTTCATAGCATCTTTAATATCATGAGGAGATACCAAAGAAGAATCTTTATGCGTAAGATCTATATTACACAGCTTAAGACATCTATCTACAAACTGAGAACATACCATATTCAAATCATTATTATATGGGATATTGAATAAGTAAGTAAATAGATTCTTATAAGAATATCTCGTCTGCGTAGCCTTAGATTCCAGATCTGCTACCATATTTACAATAGCATTATAATCATTAGGCTTTAGGAAGAAAGTATATACTCTAATCCTGCATCCTAAAGGAACCTTGTCTATATTCTCTTCAATAAAGCCTCCCTTTATTCCATTAGGAGACTGGTCTATGCCATAGCTATACATTTTCTTTAATGTATAATCGAAGGATATAGATATATGAGAATATATATCTTTAGTGACTGCCTTGATAGCCTTGGAAATGAGTCTCTTTCCTTCAGTGAGAATCACATATACAGGTTTAAGATTCTTAGAAGAAGCAGATTCAATAAGAGGAGCATTTCTCGTAGAAATCATACCTCTTAAATCTATAAATCTAGTATTAGAAGAATTTTCTTTTATATAATATTCCATTCTAGCTTTAGCCATAAGGCGCTCTTTATTTTCAAAAGGAATATCAGGATTCCAACAAAGCTCAAGTATAGATTGCTTTCTTGCAGCAATAGCATTATCATTTTCAGAGGATTCTAGCACTTTTAATCCAAATGTAAGCTCTCTAACTTTCTGAATCCATGCTGGCATATAAGTAGAGAATTCTGTATAAAATCCATCAATATGAGCTTTATACATTTCAAACCACTCTGCAACAGAAATTTCATCTGTTAGCATTTTATTATCTGCAAGAACTCCATAGAAATTATTACTAGGAATATCAGCAAATACTCCAGAATCTATAGCTTCATCAGGAGTTATAGCCGGCATATCACCATGAACAATATCTGCACTAGGTATATTGGATACTATTCCATCATAAGTATCTAACACATCCGATATTACATTGTCTGTAATCATATTCTCATATATACCTTTATCAACAAGGCATATAGATAGTAGCTTATTAGCAATAGATATACCAGGAGAATTCTTGCAAGATTCCTTAAGATAATCTCTAGTAAGCTCTATAGAATCTCCAACAATATTGCCACTCTCGATCACACTATACATATCAACATCATTAGATCTGATATCCTGACGTAAAAATTGGGATTTCAAATACTCATAATGTTTTAAATTTGTGACGCCAAATACTTCTAGACTCATCCAGTCAGATTCTCTACGATGCTTTTTAATCATACCATTATAAGCATCCCAAAGAGATTCTAACTCTTCAAGATTTCTAGTAGGGGTTATGATTATACGAGAACTCTCTTCTCCCCACTTAATAGCTTTCTCAACATCTGAGCTTGTATAATTAAGTGTATTTGAGTCATAGTAAGAACCGGTATAGTCTAAATCGATAGCGCCCTCACTAAGAGAAAAGCCCCCATCTGTGACTAGGTATTCACCATCTTCTATCTCATTATCTATATCTCTTTTAAGTAGATTAGACTTAATCATCTCATAATGATCTTGATTTGTAATTCCGAAGAGCTCTATACTCTTCCAGTCAGATTCTCTACGATGCTTCTTAATCATACTATTAAATTTAATCCACTGATCTTCTAGATCTTGAAGATCTTCCGTAGGAATAATAATAGTACGCATAGCATCATTAGACCAATTAATAGCATCACTAATACTAGATGCATTTATTTTATTCAAGTTCTTAGATCCACTTATATAGCTGGATACCATGAATTCTTTGTCTAGCATATTAGGCATTACTATCACCATCCTGTATAGGTGTTTTGAATCGAGAATTAAATACATTATTCATAAGAGAAACTACATCGGATCTCTCTAAATCTTCTAGTGTTGGAAAATATTCACTAGCCATAGAAAAATCATTAGGAGTAGAAGCATAAAATCCATTAGGAGTATGATGGATAGAAACAACACCGATACGTTTAACCACGTTATATTCGGATATATCTCTTCCTGTTACAATCTCCTTAGATTGCATAACTACACCATTTTCAATTAATTTATTTATTTGCTTTTCTTTTTTATCATCATAAAGCTTAAAGTATTCATTCATTAAGATTTGCTCGAAGCAACGAAGAGGACGACCAATAATCATTTCAACAAAATGTAAACGATTAACGCAGCGGCCAGTACCTATTTCATTCTTAATAGCCTTTATTTTTTCCATAGTATCAGCTTCATTATAGATAAGTGCTATATCAGGAACTGTATATTTTTTCTCAAAGTCTTCTCGACTCATGGTAACTGATTTATAGTCTTCATCTACAATAGCAATATCATCGCTTTCAGAATCTCCATAAGCGAATCCATCAAAAACATTATTCATACCATATGGAATAATATAAGCTTCTGGAGGGCGATGGGGAGGAAGCCCACCAACCTCTTCATTTATTCTGATTCTCATATTACGAGAATCATCATCTTCTGTTAAAGCTCCCTCTTTCATATCGGCGAGAATTTCTAATAACTGAGAGAAGTCATTATTCGTCAAACGGATATAATTAAACGTACCAAGAGATGTAACCATAGTTTCTTTTGCAACCTGTTTCTCTCTGTAAGACTGCATAGATCTATTATTAGGATTAGATCCACCGTCTTTAACTTCAATAAGCAAATTTGCAGGAATATAGTAGATATCAGTAATCCACTTATGAGTTTTTCCACCATATTCATACTCAAGAACAGGACCAGGAGATTGAATGTCTTTACCAGGAATATCTAGCACTTTATCCATAAACTCTAAAGCATTTTTCTCATAAGTACCAGTGTATGTATGCTTTATTCCATCTTTGAATGTATATGTACCAGAAATTTTTCTATTGGCTAGCATCTTCTCTTGCTGTTCAGGGTCATCTAATAGATGAGGTTTATTATATACCTTCATATGCCTTTCTAAGGCAATTTCTCTAACTTTAGCTTTGCATGCAGGATTCTTACAAAGATTATAATACCTATTAATCTTTGTATTCCATTCATATACAGGAGATTTACAAATCATACAAGTACCATGATCTGTATGATTTATAAAATCATATACAGCTCTAGCTGCAGTGTATCCTTGCGGGATAAGATCTTCATGTTTTTTATCTACATGATTTATTACATCAGATCTAATTCCCTTATAATCACAATAAGGACATTTATACTTCTTGGAAGTCTTATAATTTGGTGTGCTCATACCTTAATAGATCCTCCCTAAATATTATTACAACTATGTTGAGGGTGTTTGAAACAAAGACAAGACAGCTGTATTTCTACAGCTGTCTTGTATCTACAACAAAGAAAAAGGAGGTGTACATGAAAATGAACGAAAAGAAATATATTTTTTAGGAGGTATCAAAATGAAAAACAACAATCCCGCGAACCGGACTACCCATTACGGCAATTTGAGTAACCCTTACATATATGTTACTGAAAAGCCAGGTTTTTGGGAGTATTTTTTAACTACTACAACAGATTAATAAAATTCTACTACAGGAGGATGGTATATTGGCTATTACCGAATTTGGGTTTTCTGTAGATGATTTCAAAAATCCGAAAATTTATAAAAATGCAGAAGCTGTTTCTACTCTATTGGTAAGATTATTGCTTTTAGAGCCAGGAACTATTCAATCACATCCCGATATGGGAGTTGGACTCATATCTAAATATAGATATTCTGTAGAAGGGGCAGGAGTTCAACTACAAGGAGAGTATCAGCGGCAAGTTGAGAAATATTTACCACAATTTCAAGGCGCACAAATAACTGTTACAGAAAAAAATAAACAATTCCAAATTTCTGTACAGATAGATGATACTTTATATGGAATTTATTATGATACAAATACAACAGTCGTTCAGAGTGGTTATACCAAACTGATTGATCTATAATTAAAGGAGGAAACAAAAATGATTGATGAAAGAATTACTTTAGAAGAAATGATGTCTAAAGCACCTCGCACGGGTTCTGGTGTGAGTTTTGATCTCACCGCAAAAAATCCTAATAATGTTGCAAAGACTCAGCAAGCTACCACAGCAAATCCCGATCAGGAAGATTCTGCAAAGCAGTATAGAGCTACAGCTATTAACCACGGTCCTGTAGATTTTTCTAATGCTCAGGCTGTTGATATTCATCAGATACTCCCTAGCAGACCCGCTAGTGTGTCGACAGAAAATAATCCTATTATGGCTGATTTGGATGCTGCCGTTGATAGAGAAATAAATAGAATTTCTCAGTTTCATGAAGAACTTGCTTCTAAGCAGGAAGAGGAACGTCAGGAAGCTGAAGATGCTGAGAATGTAAATACTAATATGGGAATTGCTCCCAGTATCGATGAAGATGATGATCTTGGTTTATATGATGATGAAAATATTGATGTAGTAGATGATCATCACTTTAAAATGAATCATATCAATCATAATATGGTAGAAGATTCGGCATCTTCTGCACATGCTGATCCCAATTCAACAACTGTACCTTATAATCCTTTAACAGAAAAAACTGGTGATGAATTTATGAGAAATGATGCAAATATTGCAGCATCTACTCGTGTTGGAATGATTAAGGATCTGCCCTTTATTGATGAGCCTACCAAGGAAGAAGCTGCAACTACCGTTGTTGAGCCCTCATTTAGAATTCTTGATCATACTTCCAATGAAGAATTATTCGAAGAGGAAACAGAAAATTCTGATTCTGCTACCATAGATGGTGATAAGATCATTGAAGATCTGAAGGCTGAGGTTAAGCAGAGAATTACTCCTATTCGTAATAAGATCGATCTGACTGCATTTACAATTGCAAAGAAGTCCGAGTCTGCTCAGAAGGTTATGCGCCTTGCAGTTCAGACACACAGAAATGTGGCAGACTGGGTTATGTTTACCGCAGAGCGTCCTGTTTCTGTTACAGGCCTGTCTGGTCCTGAAATTCTTAAACTGAATCCCGAAAATTCTAATCGTAATAGATTGAATACTTTCCGTGATATGTATCGCGTTATCTATGACCACTTATATGATGCTAATAAACCAGAGTTCGAGACATGGTTGAAGCAGGTTAGATTTATCGACCTTCAGCATATCTATTTTGCTCTCTATATGGCTACATTTGGTGGTTCTAACTTCCTGAGCTTTAGCTGCCCCAACAATAAATGTAACAAGGTATTCATTAAGGATATTGAATTCAAAGATATGGTTAAGTATGCTGATGATGCTGCAAAGAAGAAGGTTCAGGATATTCTGAAGTTGGATACCACTTCTCCCAGCAAAGATACTTACCCTGTCGATCTAGTTCAGATCTCTGATTCTTATGTATTTGGTCTGCGTGCTCCTTCTGTATGGAACGTTATCATCGAGACTGCTAGCCTGTCTGATAGCTTCCTTGAGAAGCATGGTGATCTTGTTGATGTTGTTGCATATATTGATAGTATCTACTACATTGACAATGTTAACCAGACTCTAGTTCCTGTAGATACTAAGCCAGATCACAATGATCAGGCCAAGACATCTGCTAGACGTATTAAAGTATTCTATGACATTATCCAGCAGTTGACATCTGAAGAGTATTTCAACCTGGGTGCAGCTATTAAGGAATATGATAAGCCGGGTGAGCAGGTTACTTATATGATTCCTGCTTGTACCTGTCCCGATTGTGCTACTGAGATTCCCGCTGAAGAAAATATTACTCCTGATAGAATGCTTTTTACACGGCATCAGTTAGCAGCTATCGGCAATATGTAGAATTTGTAGAATCGATAGCGTCTTTTTTAAAAGGACGTGTATCTATACAAGATCTTATGGACCGCCCTTTCAACGAGCTTCATGAACTCTATCGCATAGTGTATCTTCGTGCCGAAGCTCAAGCTAAGGCAGAGAAAGAACGACAAGAGAAAGAAGAAAAAGAAAAAGCAAATGGAAAGGGCGGTCCTAAGTATCCTCAAATAAACCGACAACCGCCAACTGATGTAAACAATCAACCTAACCAAAACCAAACTATATCCCCCTTAGCGGCTGAAGCTATGGAAGAAGCTTTTGAAGATTTCGCGGAAGGAGGAATATTCTAATACTATGGGAACCACTAAAGACTTTGTCCATAATCTAAATTCAGATAATATCCCCTACATAGTAACTAATTATTTTGATGAAATAATGGTTTTATACAACCTGGTTGGCAGTAGGCAGGATATTGAAATCTGTACAGATAGTTCAAATGATACTGTAAAATTTATACTTTTGATGGATTGTGAAGAAAGTGCAACAGAGCTATATAATAGCTTAAACAATATGGAGTTCTCTGTATACAGTGACCGTTTCATTATTGGTATGACTCTTTCCGGATCTTCCATTACTACAGTAATTACAAAGATATAATAAAAAGGTAGGAATTTAATTCCTACCTTTTTATTATTAATTAATAAACATATATTTGAAGGTATTATATTTCAATTGGAAATATCTATATCTTCAAAATAAACGCCTCATCTATAAAGGTAGGTGATTGAGGCGATAAATACGAGCAAATCCTACCAGGTTGATTATAAGTCATTATGGGGACTAGTGACATCAACCAGTTACCTGCGCAGGTACTAATAGTTCCCAAAAGTGACGTAGCAATTAGTAGTTGTAGAGGTGATTGACTGTATTCCTCGTAATCGCTACTATGGGATGTCGAAAAGTCAATAAAGAAGTAGATGGAGAGTGTACAACACTCTCCACTATTTTTTTTTTGTTTTTCCTTTTATTGTCCACTTAATTCACATATTAATAAAAGAGGTGATGCTTATATGCCAGATTTAATAAGGGGTGATCACCTTAGAGTGAGTCTTATAGACCCCGAAAGACTGGTAAAAGTCAATGATCTCAAAGAGATTACCAATCCCATTTCATTCGTTCGAAATTCAGTTCCTACCTCTGATGGATTATTATCTAATGAAATATTTGGAATTACCAAATATGATCGCGCTAATACATTTGCATACATCGATCTTCATGAGGAGTTTTTAAACCCTCTAATTTATAAGATGTGGTGCAAAGTTGATTCTAATGTTAAAGCATGCGTTCATGGTATAAAATATTTCAAGATAAATGATAAGGGTGAACTTGAAGAAGATCCGGAAAATGGTGATAATGGTATTAGGTTTCTTAGAGACAATATTAAGAAAATTAAGATTAAGCGTACTGGATCTAAACAAAGAGACATGCGTGTAGACTTTATAGAGAGCTATATCGGTAAGCCTGAAATGTTTATTAAGAAATATATAGTATGCCCAGCATTCTATAGAGACGTTAATAACGATAAAGGCAAAGTATCTTTAGGAGCAATCAATGAATTGTATAGGTCTTTGTTGATCTCTGTTAGAGCTCTTAGAGAGTCCTCCGAATATGGTTTAAATCTAACTTCTGCTACTCGTGGTCGTATACAGGAAACTCTTGTTCAAATATACGACTGGTTTGGATCTGGTACTACTATAAATGGCGAGAAAACTAGCAATCTTATTCCTGGCAAATTTGGTATTATTAGACAGGGTGTTATGTCCAAAACAACAGACTATGCTACTCGTCTAGTTCTATCGGCTCCAGAACTCAAGGTTGAACGGTTAGAGGATGTAGAAGCAGATCTCGATTATTCTGTACTTCCGTTAGCATCTGCTTGTGCAAACTTCCTTCCGTTCATAGTATATCATGTGAGAAGAATGTTTGAAAATGAGTTCTCTGGAGATGCGGTTATACCCTATATAAATAAAGATAAGAGTATAACCTATTTACATCCGAAAGATTATCAAGTAGAATTTTCTGATGAAAGAATTAAGAAAGAAATAGATAGATTTTTGACAGGTTTCTCAAATAGATTTATTCCTTTAGAAGTTCCTACAGTAGAAGGTATTACTGTACGCTATAGATTTAAAGGATATAATATGACTGCTGAAGAGTATGCAAAATCTGATATAGGTAAGATGCCTATAATGGAACGAGACTTAACTTGGTGTGATATACTCTATCAAGCAGCAGTAGAAGCTACAAAAGATAAACATATACTGATTACCAGGTATCCTATAGACACTTATTTTAATCAGTTTCCAACCAAGATTAAAATAGCTTCTACCACAAGAACTGAACCTATGGTTGTAGGTAGTAAATTCTATAAAAATTATCCCTATATTCGTCAAGAAGATATTGGTACTAATACTTCTAATAAATTTATTGATACTTTGAATATTAGTAATCTATATCTAGATGGAATAGGTGGAGATTATGATGGTGACCAGGTAACCGTAAAGGGAGCCTTTACAGAAGAGACAAATGCAGAGCTTGCTGAACAGCTTAAATCTAAAGCTCACTACTTTAATCTTGGTGGTAAGGGTGTTAGAACTTCTGATAAAGAAGCTATTCAGAGCTTATATAGTTTGACATTGTGTCTAGATGCGGATAAAGAAAAAATCTCTGCACCTGTTTTCTAAAATTAATGCTACTAGAGGGATCCCTCTAGTAGCCTTTATTTTTTATTTAGATACATATTATAGATATGAAAATATTTAGAAAGGATGTTATCTTTTATGAAAACTGTAAAAGACATAAATACTAAATCATTACATGAAGTCGAGTCAATAACTATATCTTCATGTTTTGGTACACTCGCTGAAGACTTTAAAAATATTCTTATACACAATGATGAAGAGTCTACGCCTGATTGTGACTGTGAAGATCTACCAGAGCAGGTAGAAGATCTTATCAACTTTCTAGAATGCTTTGAATCTACTAATCCAAAGGTATTAGTTAGAACTATTCTAGGTATTGTATTATTTAAAGGAAGGGTAAAAGATTTCGATGTTGATCATCTAAAAGATTATCCAATTCCTTTAAACTATGAAGCTCATTCTATGGATGTAAAAGGTGATTATTTAATTATCAATATGAAAAAGATAAAGGAGTAATTTATTATGAAACAGCCATCAAAATGTATCTTACTAAGTAATATTACTATGCACCTGAGCTTTATGACCAATTATTATGATCATCTAAAGCCTACTATGACAATTGAAGCTTTCTGCAAAGAAAACATAATAGGAATTAGTCTAGAGAAAATAAGTAATATATTATCATGTGTAGGAGAAGCTATAACCAATATCAAAGAGCATGCATATACTGAAGAATTTCCTGGTATGGTTCATATTATTTGTAATTATAGAAATAATAATACTCTTGTAATTACAATAATTGATAATGGTTGTGGAATTCAGAATCTTGAACAAGCATTCCAATCTGGATGGTCTAGTAAAGAGGGATTTTCTGGTATGGGTTTCACGATTATGGATTCTCTCTGTGATGAATTTGAAGTATCAACAACCACACCTGATAAGGGTACAAAGGTTATCATGACATTTAAAGTTGGAATTAATGATTAATAAAATATGGTGGAGAAATTATCTCCACCATATTTTTTTTTTGTAAATTTCCTATTATAGATTTATATATTATGGGAATGGAAAATACGAAAGAATTTAAAACAAGCATAAAAATGAAAGGATGAATTAAGAATATGAATAAAGCAGCAATGACGGTTGAGAATTGTGTGATTTCTGTTGAAAGTATGACTAAACTTGATGAGATTATAATAGTTTATGCTCTTTCATCTAAATCAAATATAGAGTATAAAACTCTTCAATTCTTTAATCTAGATAGTATTCCAGATAGAATTAAAGCGTGTATAGTAAATAGATTTGAATTCTCCAAATTGTCTGACAGAAATATTTTGAAATTGTACTTAGAATCATTATTTGAATTAGATATAAAAGCTGCATGCGGAGATGCTCCAAGCGAAGCTGAAATATTTGAGTATCTTAATGAAAAAGACGTATTGGTTAATGTTAAAGGCATAAGTATCATACGATGTGCAATATCTACTCTAAGTTCTTTGAATAAAATAGGTATTAAGAGTATAGATGGCTTATCTATATTAGAATACATGAGATACATGAATTTTTATTATGTAAATAAGAAATTCATTAATGCATTCTTCAGCAGCAAATATTTTATATTAGAAGATAACGGTAATATAGAAAATATAATTGGATATAGATTGTCTTCCAAATACAATATCAATGGTTCAGATATATCGAGACATATATTGAATTTCATCATCTTTATTAGTGATGGGATAAAATCATCATATAGTAATAAGAGATATCTAGATATCCTTGATAATATAGTCACAAATATGACAAGAATTATGCCAGACAAAGAAATATTAACTATTGTTGAATGCTTTTTAATAGATCTTCATAGGAATTGCTATTTACTTGAAGTTCAAAGAATGATAGATATGATAGAGGTTTGCAATATATAAAGGAGTAATTTATATGGATGTGTTTGAAAGAATGATGGAAATACTTATTGATGACCCAGATATTACAAGTAATGAGATAACCAAAATCCTTATCAGTGAAGGATTTATGGTTAGTCAGGAGAGAATATCCAAATTCATGAAATTAGCTGGATTAGAGGATTAATAGAGGTATCATGTGATACCTCTTATTTTTTTTTATTTATATGAATTGCTACTATAAAATAATATTACAAAAAAGAGGGTATATTATGTCAAAGGAAATTATCTGTATTTGTGGAAGCACAAAATTTAAAGATAAAATTATTCAAGTTCAAAGAGAACTAACTCTTCAAGGGTATATAGTTATCGGTATGCATCTATTCTCTCAAGATGAAAGAATAAAGCTTACCGAGGAGCAACTTTATATGCTTAAAGAAAAGCATAAATTTAAGATAGATATGAGCGAAGCCATTTATGTTGTAAACCCAGATGGCTATGTAGGAGATTCTACTAAAGAAGAAATTATGTATGCTATATCTAAAGGTAAAAAGATTATGTCTTTAGAACCTTTAGAAATACCAAAAAGTGCAATTTCAAAAAATAAGAATATTAATGATAATACTGTGATTATACTATTATTTGCTGGGTTCATATTAACCCTTATTACAATATTATGGTATTATGTATTACATTAAGAAAGGAAATAATATGAATTTTCAATCAGTAACATTAGGAAGTTTCTTAGCTTTATTTGCTGGAGATCCTCCAGCAGCTTCTATATCTAGTTTAATAAATACAAATAATTCAAGTTTTCCAGAAAAATATAGATGTTTTCATGAGCGTCCAGCTTCTCTTTTTGTAGAAATAATGAAGAATAATGATGAGGAATTATTTAATAGAAAGATTAAAAGAATACTTCTATTACCAGTAGATATGGATATAGATAATATTCATATCTACCAAGATAAATATGACTTCTATATTAATTTTAATTCAGGATTTATAGACAAAAAGACAGAAAATGTCTTATGTCCAGCCATACATATAATTCTAGAAGATGAATCTGTATAAGATTTCTTTTTGTCTATATATTATATTTATGAGTACAATTGCATAAGCAATTTAAAAAAGGAGAATGAAAAATGGAACACAAGAAAGTTGTACACATCAAAGCAAAGATCAAACCTCAGATGCCCACAACATCTGATATGGGATCTTTATCTAAGGAAACTGATAAAAAAGACATGCAATCAGTTACACAGCCCATGTACATATATACAGATACAATCTGTATATATGTAAATATTCATAGCATCAACCAATGCTGTCAATATGAAGTAGCTACCGAAAATGTAGAACGAGCATTATTTGAAACTTATGGCGTTAGTAGCCTTGAAATTTGTTCTGATATTACATATACCATTCCTGAGTTTGGTAGATGTATATTTTTAAAGATCAGCTTCAGACATCTTCATATGCTTATGGAAGAGTATGCGAAGAAATATTATTCTTTTGAATATGATGTAATTTTCAATCATGGTACTCTAGAAGATGTATCAGATCTTGACAATGATAAATATGATACAGTTGTTAAGATTGATAGAAGGGTGGTTGGAGAAGAAGCATTCAAAGCTATCGCTAGAATGTATATCGGAAAAGATGTAGATATTAGCGATATTGGATATATTCAGATTCAAGCACCTGTTGTAGAATACGGTAAATAATATTAATACTCTAGAGGGAATCCTCCCTCTAGAGTGTATTTTAGAAAAGGAGATATATTATGTCAACGATGCTGTTAAGCCACTTGCTATCATTTATTGATAGATGGAGTGTAGTACATATACACAGCAAATCCATTGATATCTACCGTAAAGTACAGGATATAATGAACGATAAAGAGTTCGATGGACTTGTCGTAAGATCTACTTTCTGTTCAGCGTTAGACTATAATAGTATCGGAATCGAAATATTCGATTCCGTGAAACTCACCGGTGAAGAGATTGAAACTTATAAGATGAAACACAATCTCACGTTTGATATTAAATTCCTTGTAGAGGATCTCCACTTTGGAGCTCGTGAAGTTGTTGTAAGAACAAATTCTTCTTATATATTCATCGGTAGTTATGAAGAATTCATTAAGAATCTAGAGTGCTATAAAAACAGAAAAATCATTAGCTTAAAGAGACTCCATATCGGAGAATCTGAAAAGAATGTAATAGAGATTGTGGTTGAGGAAGAAATACCTAGGTTGAAGATTCGCCATATTCTTCCTTATCTACATGATTCCGATGAAATCGTTATAATGGATTGGGATAAGGATTGGTTGTATTGTGGTAATACAAATAAGATTGAGGGAGATATTCTTGATAGATATATCGATAAGATCTTAGACACAGCTTATCCAAACCGTTTGGGAATCTTACTTAAACACAAATAAGGAGAATAATATGAAAGCAAAAGAATATGCTCAGAAGCTGTTTGAGCTTGTAGAAAATCAAGATGAATTTGAAAATTTTCTTGAGAAGAGTTTGAAAGAATTTTGCGCAGAAGCTGACAAGCTGATTAAGATTCGTAGAGCTAAATCTGATGAGTCTGTTGCAGCATGCATCAATGAATTAAACCAGAAGTGGATTGCTCTTGTAAACCACTATAAAAAGCTCATGAATAATGAATATGAGGGATGGGAAAAGCATATATTTCCTACACTTCTTGAGGATGGTTTCAAATCCGCATACGTACTTACTCATCCCAATCGTGGATGGTACTTCGATATCAAGCGGCATAAGAAGTTTATCGAAGAAGAAACTGCTGCTAGAGAAGCTCAAAATAGGAGGATAGCAACACAGAAATTCACTCCGTATGCTGTTACTCCTTATGAACAGCTTACCATGGATAATATCACTCAAGAGATTATGTGTTGTCTTATGGCTCTTGGAAATTATGCGAATATGGGATTTCCACCTCAGTCTATTAGACCTCTTGCATTTAGAATCACTCTCCTCAGATACTGGAAGGAGAAAGGAGAAATCAATTTGGAAGATGTCAAGACTATGGAGAGTTACGAAGATCCTAGAAAATTCTTTAAAGAAAGAGGGTTTAATCCTGCATGAATGAATTTAATCCTAATAGAAAAAGATTACCTATATGGCCTTCTGAATGTTATGGTAATACAAGGGATAAAAGAAAACATATCGAAGGTTATGAGGTTATTTATTCATCTAACTTTCGCATTACAAGCATATTAAGAATTCTAAAGAAAGCACATAAGTTCGAATCTTCTGGAAAGGGATATGTGACTTTTGATAAAGCATTCGATATCCATAATAAAAGACTCCCACTATATATCAATATGACTGTATTTATTAGAAAATCGCATATAGATACAACTGCAAAGCGTCATAATGAATTTATATGGTGGATAAAAAATTAACTGAGGTATAAAATGAGCAAATCAAGTATACGAATAGAAACCTATGTATATTTTGGTGTCGAAAGACACAGCATTCAATTCCATATTTCTGATGAATTTGATGAGGAAAAAATTAAGAAATGTAGATATCTATGTCAATATGTTATATCGAGTGCTACATGTGGCGGAATTGGTGCGCTTAATGGTGATTCCCTTACATTATCTTCTAATACATCACCAGTTATAATCCTAACAGGACTTACAAAAAAGGTAGTAAGAGAGCTTGCTGAATGCATTAAAAATATTATAGATGCCGAGACAATAGAGGAGGTAGAAGTCGATGCAAGATGAAAAAGTAATTAGTCAGCCTATCAAAAGAATAGATAAGATATCTAAACTTCTAGAACCGAATGAAAGAAAAATATCTACTTGCTATTTCTGTGGAATAAAAGGCAAATCAGCATATAAAGTGGATATAACCGATACTAATGTATCTCCGGTATCTTTCAAAGGTTCATGCTGTAGAAGATGCATGAAGGTAATTCCACGTAAAACTGTTGTATAAAGAAAAGGGTAAGAGGTTTTATACTTCTTACCCTTCTTTTTTTTTATTTTTATTAGCCCTTTAACTATTACAATAAGTATTTTAAGGTGGTGATTTTAGAAGTGGATATGACTTTTCAACAATACATAGATAATCCTATGGGAAAAAAGAATGCAGTATTCTCCCAAAGAGACCTGTATAAAACTATGTACGTAGAAAAATTTGACAAGTTACTTCTAAGAGAGGCTGGTAAAATAGATTATACGTTATATATAGATAAAAAGAAGGATCGATATGCTATCCACATTAAAATACCTTCTGAAACTGTAAAAGATTTCTATTATGACGCAGTAATTCTATTTTATACAAACGATGCCGCATCTAATGCATCGCCCAACCTACAGGGGTACAAAGTCAAGTTTTTCTCTAATGACCCCGCATTTGTCTTTACTTATCTAAGAGTTTTTCTTAAGCATGATCTTTTCTTAGAAGACCTTAAGCCTAAAGCATCTAAACTTGCTTTGACCAAAGATCCTAAAGAAAAGAATCCTTATGAAGTTCCTGGATATAGCAAAATTCTCTATTTTGCATATCTTTATATGAAAGCAAAGAATCTGTTTGCTAAACATATGTATCAGTCATATGGGGTCCCGTATGACCCTAAAGTTTTGGTACAGAAAGTAGAGCATACAGATAAAAAGATTGCTGATAGACAAAGGCTTGGTGAAGAACAAGCCAAAGCTTCTGCTAGAGAGGCTAAAGCTCAGAGAATCGCGACCAATCAGTCTAGAAATCTGAGTTCCAAATCTGGCAATGTTATAGGAACAAAAAGAATTGGAGAAACACCTGGTAACGTGACGGCAACACGTAAAGTAGGTTCGGTAAAAACAACTAAACGAACACCGTTTAGTTCGTTTTCCTCAAAGAAGAAATGAGCCATATATTATACTAGTGATCAATATACAGGAGGTTAAAAACATGGGCCAACAAAAGGAATTAATGGAGGCTATGGAGTTCTTTGATCCCATACCATTTCAATATGTGGATGAATGGACACCTGGTCCGGACGATGAAGTCTTTAAAACTACTCGAGGCGCAATAATGTTAGATGTATCTGGTTTCTATGGGATGGAACCAAACCCACAGCTAGATGCATTTGTATTGAGTGCTAAGAGGTCTTATAATAATCCTGATATGAGGACCCATACGTGCCATTACCTGAACTATTTTGAAAAATTCTATGATACTGATCACGAATTACCAATGATTTATTGTAGATTAAAGTATCTCATTGATTGTGAACCTGCTTATAGTAGAGAGGCATTTATTTACGATCTTTATCGTTATATTATGCATGGATCTATCTATACAAAGGTTAGCTATATGAATGATGCTAACTACAGTCTATCATTAACCTATAAAAACGTGAAGAATCCTAATCTTCAATATAGTGATTGAGAACAGTCACCTCGATATAGAAATATAGCGAGTAAAACTCCTCTAATTGCTGGAAACTCGTAAAGCTCATCTGCTACGGATATGGGAAACGAAAAAGGGAGTACCTATCCTACAGAGACGAAAGTCAGAAACAAGTGATGAGATGATCTATGAGGAAACTCTAAGGGTTTAGCCATCAATCGACAACCAGCAGCCAAGCAAATTAAGCTACGCAAACTAGCTTCGGATTATTTTAAACATATATTCGCCGGTATGATGGAATTGGTAAGACATAAGAGACTTAAAATCTCTCGGATTAAGTTCCGTACCGGTTCGAGTCCGGTTACCGGCACCAACCTATTTATAGATTCTGTGGTTATGAATCTATACCAAAATATAATCCACATACTTAACCAGCGTAGCCAAGTTGAAGGTTCAACGACTATCGAAAGGATAGTGCGACATGCTTGCAACGCATGTGCATGAATAACCGAGTAGAGTAGGGCTCGAGCGAGCTCGAAATGGGGAGCACCTTAGCGGATAAGTGCCGAAGGTGAAGATATAGTCTGGACTATGGGTAATGCCTATAGAAGTTCATTAAAGAACTGCGCACCAAAAGCGACGTGCGTGAACATCTCGAGGCATGGACGGATAATGATGAAAGTATCAGTCCTCATGAATATAATTATCCCTCTTATGTGTCATTTTATGTATGCGCGTAAGATTGATAATACAACTGAGTTTATTCTCGCTGTCTACGACGTACTTATTGATCAGTATGACGTAGATATATACAATAAGCTGTACGAAACGGCTATCTCTAATGTCTTACGTACAGCAAAAAGAAATCAAGCAATCTGGAATATGCAAGATATTCGTGGTATCAATACTAGTATCCACAGTCTACAGTCAGTACAGAATGTCTTGATAAATATAATGCCTTAACCAAACTAGGGCCATATGATAGCAATATCATATAGCAAACTCCTTTAATTGCTGGGAACTCTCACTGAGACAATCAGCAGCGAAGCCTCTATATGGGGAACGTTCAACGACTATCGAAAGGATAATGTAAGAGAAATACTTACATGAATAACCGAGTAGAGTAGGATTTATGTCCGAAATGGGGAGCATCTTAAATATGGTAATAGTATTTGAGATGAAGATATAGTCTACTCCTTGCAGCGATGTAAGGTATACAGGAAATATAGGTACGATGGAAATTTGTGACAAAGTTTCCTCATGTGGGAACACATGATCCAACAAGCTCTCTAATTGCTGGGAACTCTCACTGAGACAATCAGCAGCGAAGCCTCTATATGAGGAACGTTCAACGACTAGTCGAAAGACGTAGGTTCAAGCGAACCGAAATGGGAGCCACCCCAATGCTTAATAAATAAGTAATGGGTGAAGATATAGTCTGGTCTGCATGGCAACATGCAGTAGTTCATAAGAGAACAGTGTAAGATTAGCGATCTTACACGAACAACCGCTTGTCCATCTCAACTACAAGTCAATTTTACGAAATACTGGATTTCAGGTTCTGGATAATCATTTAAATGTCCACATACATGGTAACATGTATAGTAAAACTTCTTTAATTGCTGGAAGGCTAAACTTGATTAAGCAAGCATGCTAATCAGCAGCCAAGATGTTAATTTAATGATTCGGAGAGTATCTAAAATGATGACTTATGATTTTTCCAATTATTCTTATAATGGACTTCAAGTCCCTATAGAATTTTGGAAACCCATTACAGAAGAAATGGTTCCAAATGTGAAACCAATATACTTTGTAAGTAATATAGGAAATATTTATAATTCTGAGAATAATAAATATTCTATAATTACACTAAAAGCTGGTAGATATGTACAGGTTAGTCTTCGTACTAAAGATGGAGGACAAATCTGTATTCATATTCATAGATTAGTGGCCATGGCATTTCATGGAATGCCACCATCTAAAGACCATGAAGTAGATCATGTAAATTGCGATAAAACCTGTAATTTTGAGGGTAATCTTGAATGGGTAACCCCAAAAGAAAATATAAATAGAGCTTGCATAAATAATTTGATTAGGATGGGTGAAGATAATTATAGAGCTATCTTAACCAATGATGATGTAACTCATTTATGTGAATTACTAATGCAATCCATTCCTATCTCTAAAATATGTACTATGATGGAAGAGTATATCTATCCTAGAGTATATAGCAGCGGATTTAAAGGCTTAATAGGTCATATATTATGTGGAGATGTATGGAAAGAAATCGCAAGTCAATACAATTTTCCAGATTACGGTAGATTAAATTTTACCGATGATCAAGTTCGTATAATATGCGAATGCCTGAGCAGACAGGAACGATATATAGACATTCTTGATAAACTCGGTATGAGCAACTGTACAGAGCAGGAATTGAAGAGACTAAAAGAGACTATATATAAGATCAAAGCAGGTAAGTCTTATGCTAATATTTCTTGTAATTACAATATTACAAGAAATAAGAGTTATATACTTACAAATAATGAAGTTGATAGTATATGTAGGCAAGTAGCTCTTGGTATTGATAGAAAGGAAATAGTAAAATCCTTAGGCGAGCGTGGTAATGATAGAAAGGTAAAACAAGCAGCATATGATATATGTAATGGTATCTGCCATAAAAAAGAAGTCAATTATTATAGATCTCAATTAACAGAAGGTTCAACGACTATCGAAAAGGATCCTAATAAGGATTAACTGAGTAGAGTAGGGCTCAAGCGAGTTCGAAATGGGAAGGGTCCACTAAAGTGGATCGTGATATAGTCTCAACTGTATGGAAACATGCAGAAGTTCATAGGAGAACTGCATAGGAGTTGCGATCCTATGTGAAGGTAATGATAGAATATGAATTCAGCTTCGTATCTCTTTCCTCAAGTCGCAGAGACGAGGATCTTAATTCTGAATTTGATAAATTTGAGTCAACTTAAGAAAAGGCTCCTTGTTATAGAAATATAGCAAGCAAACCTCTTGAATTGCTGGGAACTCTTAATGCCTATCTGCCTATATGGAGACGAAAGTCAGAAACAAGTGATGGGATGATCTATGGGGAAACCCTAATGATTTTGATAATAGATAATCAGCAGCGAAGCCTCTTATTGAGAGGAACGTTCAACGACTATCGAAAGGCATCTATAGGATGAACCGAGTAGAGTAGGATATTTATATATCCGAAGTGGGAGGTACCTGACCGAGTAATGTCGAAGGTAATGATATAGTCTACTGAATAAGAACAGCTTTTCTTAATAAAGCAGATGAGCAGCTTCTGGTTCAGCATAATTGCGCTGCTAGAGATGCTATGACTATGATTGAAATGATGTATGGTCCTTTTGATGAGGAAGAAATATTGTTCTATAAACATCGTCTTGCAGATGGTGGGAAATGTACAATCAATGCGTTCCAGAGAGACCTCATCTTCAATCTATTCTTTAAGTATTTTGGTGATACTGCTAGCTTAAATGCTATTAACTTCGATGACTATGTCAAGTTAATTATGGCATCCAGAAGAATTCTTGAAGCTTCTGGAATGGTATTATTGCCCTATATTGTAAGCTCTAAGATTGTTCGTCTTGCTAGCCGCAAGAGTGTGAACAAGAAAGAGCTTACCAAATTAGAATCTTCTCCCCTATGGGAAAAGATCAAAGATAAGTATAAGAATGATAAAATTGAGAAACACATACTTGGTATGATTGCTGTCATATTAAGTAGTGACTTCGAGATCATTGATCCGGAAGATCTGGAGCTTGATGGCCAAGCTATTACAGTGATTCCTGAACTGATCTGTGAAGAAATTCTCATGTATATTAGTCTTATCTAATCATATAAGGAGTGAGAGAAATCTCACTCCTTATTTTTTTTTGTAATAATTAGACAATACAAAAATATATTATAATATTGAGCAACCTATAACAAATAAATATATTTTAAAAGGAGAGATAATATGAACAGCAAGAAAAATCATATCTTTCTAGACTTGGAAGGTACACCTGATAGAGAAGATGCTATCTGCTTAAGACATGGACATGGACACTATGCATATGTATCCACTACAGATGAATTTGTTTATAATCTTTTTAAGGATATCTGTATGTGGGGCGGATCTACCAGTACATATGAAACCAAAGATGGCTATTTCTATAGCCAATTCGAACTTGATTGTAGAGATAAGACTTTCTTTAGGTCAGATTCCTTCAAGAAAATTTGTCAGAAGCATAATATTAAGCTAACTATTTTCGAAAATGGAGATGACAGTAAGATTATTAGAGACTTTTGGGAACAGATGAAAAAGCATTAAATAAGGTGGAATCAATTTCCACCTTATTTTTTTTTTTGACTGTCTAAAATAGTGGTTTTAGACCACTTTCGTCACAAAAAAGAAAAACGAAATAATAAAGAAACCCGAAAGGAGAAAAATAAATGATTTATTCTATTACCGAAGGCCAGCAGGCTGAAGAATATAAAGCTAGAAAGGCTAAAGAGGCTGAAGAACATATTGCAAAAAATACAAGTAGATCTGAAACTGATTCTCTTGGAGATGGAATTATAAATTCACATTTTGTTGGGAATAAGACTAAAATACTTGATGATAAGAAAGGGCATTTTAAATTTAGCCATACGGATACTCGACGAAGAGAGATGGCTATGAATAAAGTAGTGGATGAAACTAAAAGAAGAAATGATAAAGCACTTCAAAATTTTACTCCTATAAATAATAGAAATGCGGATAATCTGCTTAGTGATAAATATTTTGGGGTTGCTGTTGATGCTGTAAATCGTCATATGCGGCGTCATCCTGATCAATATAAAGAATCTTTTTTACTTACAGAAGAAGATGCCGATGAATTCTTAGAATCTATCGGTGTAACTTTATATGAAGACTATGTTACTATTGGAGAATGTTCCATTCCTGGAGTGGAAGCTGAAGCTATTCTGGAAGAGCACGGTATCTTCTTATGTGAAGAAGGTATCATTATCGAAGGTGAACAGGCTGAAGAATATAAGGCTAGAAAAGCAAAAGAAAAAGAAGATGCTAAGCAAGCTGATGATGATCGTTTTATGAGGAGATACATGCCTAGAATAGATGAAAAAGGACGTCAACATAACGATCCCGGAGATAAGACTATTGGATATGGGCATGGTAGTGATGATTTCGATAGAGCTATGAAAGCACACGATATGGCTAATCGCGAATATAATAGGCGGACCATTGCTATGATGAATTCTAAGTTACGTGGTGATGATAAACAAACTGTTCGACAAAAAGAAAAAGAATGGCTGAAATCTGTTGGTGAGACACCTAGAGATGCTGCTAATCGTCATATGCGTCGTCATCCTAAACAGTATAAAGAATCTTGTGGTATTTTCTCTAATGTAGCATTTATCTAATTTATATAAGGAGTGAGATAATTCTCACTCCTTATTTTATTTTCATTTGATAGTATAAAATGCCTATTTTAGACCACTTTTACCACAAAAAAAAAACGAAATAATAATACTATACTCGAAAGTGAGGAAATTATAATGGAAAGAATTATTCTTACTGAAGCCGATGCCGATGAATTCTTAGAATCTATTGGTGTCACTTTATATGAAAAGGCTATGAATATTGGAGGAAATATTGTATTTGGAGTAGACGGCCAAGAGGCCCTTCAAGAATATGGTATCTTCTTATATGAAGATTATATTTTGGTTGAAGGTGAGCAAGCTGAGGCTTACAAAGCTAAAAAGGCTAAAGAAAAAGAAGAAGAATCTAAAAAATATGATAAATATGATAATGATAATTTTAAAGATTCTGCCCCAAAATTTATGAAGGGTTCTAGAGCAAATAATAGTGTAGGAAATCAAGCTAGTTTAAAACAGATTGATATCAAGGATATTAAAGGGTCTACTAAAAAATATAGCGATACTAGATCTAATGACAGTATTAGGCGGCAGTATGCTTCGGATATAGTAGAAAAAGATAGATTAAATAGAAACCCTCAATATAGCGGAAAAGGAATAACTATTAGAACTTCTGATGGTAAACCTAGTTCATGGACTTTAGAAAGAGATTATAGAAAAGGAGCAATCAATCAAAATCCTCTTTATGATAAATATTTCGATGATAAAGATAAAAGAATAGCATATTTTGCAGCTAAAGATGCTGCAAATAGACATTTACGTAGGCATACTAAGACGGTAAAAGAATCTTGTGGTATCTTCTCTAATGTAGCTTTTATCTAATTTATATAGGAGGAATTTATTTCCTCCTATATTTTCTTTTATATGTATATTATAAATATGAGCAAAACAAAAACATAAAATTCTATTAATGAAAGGAAACAGCTAATATGAATACGAATTTTAATAATTCTAATATTTCTAGCGATGAAATTATTGAAAACGCTAGAAAGGAACTACTTGGGGCTCCTCAAATAAATATTTCTCAAATAAATTTTATAGATGAATTAAACAAAATACTATTAGGACGACATGAATGCCTTAAGGTTATAGAGGATACTATTGAAAATAATAGTACATTATTCAAATTCTTTGTATCAGCTAATTTTAAAGCAGATGACTCTGTTGGATCTGTTTTTAGAATTGCATTGGAAAATATGGCAAATATCATACACGAATACGATACAGTAGCCAGAGATATTAGCGATCAGACGTTATTAAATAGAATAAGAGAACTGGAGATGAAGAATAAAGAGCTTCAAAATGCTCTCGATCAAATTGCTAAAATATTTGGAGTAATTAAATAAATTTAAAATTGTAGATTATAATATGGATTGGAAGGAGAAATTTACATGAAAGAACAATTTGAACAAATGAGTTTGGATGAACTTCGTAAGACACTAAGAGACGGTCTTGTAGTTCTCCATGATAAACTAAATCAAACCAATGGTTATGGTAATTTTTCTCATATAACAGGTCAAATAGATAGTGACTGGCCTGAAGTATATATTATCAATACAGGATCTATATATGGTAATGGAGATATAGATTCCACCGATATATTCAAATTATAATATGGAAGGGTTAACCCTTCCATATTTTTTTTTTGATTAATGATTTAAATACAAATATATATTATAATAATGATTCAATATAAAAATCATATCTTAAAAGGAGTATTTAACATGTTAAAGGTAGAAAGAGCAATGATGATATGTGTAAGTCACAAAGATTGGAATTGGCCTAAAACCATTCTTGTACCAACAGATGGAGGATATGGAAAAAGGATAAATGAAATTGCAAAAGAAGTATTCGAAAAATACAAAGCCACTCAGCAAGATAATGATATTGTTTTATTAAGTTATTCATATTATGGCGATGTTGAAATTTTGACTGAATAAAAATATTAAAAGTATGGAGGATAATATAATGAGCGTGGTTTTATCACAGATCTTCGATCATAAAGGTGAAAGAAATGATGAATATCAACTAAAATCATATGCGCTTGATGATAAATTTTATCTAGACATGTATCAGTATAATTCATATAGTGGATGGAACACATCAATCAAGATGGATTTTTCTGTTGAAGAAGCAAAAATATTAAAGAGACAATTAGAAGAATTCATAGCACAAAATACCTAAATCTATAATTTTAATAGGAGGGTAAATTTTATGTCAATGAGATTTTCAGGAAGTAATGCATATGGGTTTTATGCATATATCGAAGGCGAAGAATTTATCATTGGAATGCAGCGCTCGAAAAATAGTGAAGTGCTTTATCGTGGAGAATATAAGGGTGATAACACTCCTTATCTAGATAAGATTAAAGAAAACAATATTAAATTATACAATAATATTGTCAGATATTTCAAAGATCATACCAGAGATAGCGAAAATGCTATAATGTGTAATACTACTATGACTGATATGGAAAAGCTAAGCGCCATTTTCTCATTTAATGAGGAAGAAGTAAAGAAACAATTTCCGCAGTTATATTATGCTATCCTTGCGGTATTGGATAAAGAAAAGAAAATTGATGCAAGTGAATATTTCAACAATTAAAAGGATAATCTTATGATGAAATGTATTAGATACTTTAAGAGGGTTAAACGACTATTAGAACTCGGATGGTATAGAAATATATCTGGCGGTTTTACTGAAGGACATTGCATGGGTTTTATTAGTAGAAAAGAATTGTTCGATATGACAGAAGAGGAATTTGCAAGAATAAAATAATGATTTTAAATGGAGGTATTAGATATGACAAGAGAACATCTTGGCGTTTTATTAGATGCTAAAGAAAAATTATGTAATTCATGTGATGCTATACATTGTGATATTTGTTATGTGCCTAAGTTAATTGAGAAGCACAGAGAGCAGGTAGTTAAAAACGAAGAACATACAAACAATGATCATAAAAAATAGTGATTTTAATTATATTATAAAAGTAGAATGAGGAATAGGCCTCATTCTACTTTATTTTTTTTTTTGTAAATTATTAGTAATATAAAAATATATTATCATTATGAATAAATTAAAACATGCATTTTAAGTGTAGGATTTAAGTAATGAAGGAATATATTGTATCTTTCGTGAGCTATATTGCAGATAGCCATGACCACGTGTATATTATGGCAGAGAATAAAATGGAAGCATTGAAGATTGGTAAGTCCATGTTGAACACACATAAACTTGTTCCCGACTTTCTTAACAAGTACGGAAGGTTTAATGTTCATGAAGTGAAGAATTGAATAAATTAAAACTTATATTTTAATGGAGGATTTGACTATGAAGATTGGCGATAAAGTTAAAGTGATTGCCACTGACCGTGTTTGGGGAGATTTCTTTGGCGTGGTTGGCACTATCACTAACGAATTTGTAACTGTTATCAATGTTCACAAATTCGTTGTGGAGTTTGACGAGCCTTTCTATGACGAAGGCTTGGAGAATTGGAGCAACAATCCCTTTATTGACTCTTACGATTTTCCAGATGATTGTTTGGAATTAGTTTGAGCAAATAAAAATCACATTTTAAGTGGAGGTGCTTATATAGACATCATGGAAGGAATGAGCAAGCTTGCGGAAACTCTTGCGGAACTCATTGAAAAGGACAGAAACTATACCCATGTTAAGGTATTTGTCCAAAACTGTGGCAACGCAGATGTTCAAAGAGAATGGAACTCTTTGACGGAAAAAGAGCAGAGAGCGGTAGCTGATGAATTGTATTATCATCTCCGCTCCACCACATAAAACTACTATTTTAATTCAAAAAGAAATTGGGTAGAACGAGGGTTATTCCTCGTTCTACTTTTATTTTTTCATTATATATTATATTTTTAGAAGAACCACAAATAAACCATAAGGAGAATGATAATCATGTTAATGGAACACAATAAGGAGACTTATGAACAATTTAAAGCTATGCTTCTTGAGCATCGCGAATGCTGCCTTATTGCGGCAACTGGCGCAGGTAAGACTTATATTACTCTTCAATTGATCAAGGATCTTAATTTAAAGGCATTAATTATTAGTCCTAGGGTTAATATACAAAATTCTTGGATAAAGAAATCAAAAAAGTATGGCATTCAAATAACTAGCACAACATATACCAATCTATATTTCAACATCGATGATTTCAATGGTTATGATATTTATATTTTTGATGAGGCCCACCATATGGGAAGTGCCAAATGGGGAAAAGCTATAAATGATCTTAGATCATCATTATGTAAAAATATAATGGTTGTAGGTCTTACAGCAACCCCAGAAAGATATGAGACCTCATTTCGTAAGCAAATTATCGATATCTCATCAGCATTATTCAATGATCATATAGTATATGGGTATACTCTAGACAATGCAATAAAGCTTGGGATTTTCTCTCCTGCGACTTATGTTTGTGCTATTTTTAATACAAATGATATACTAAAAAAGTATAGTAATGATATTTCCTTGGAGCTTAAAGGAAGACTTGATCTATCAATCCAGAATGCCGTGAAGATAGATGAGATATTGAAAAAGCATACTTCTTCCTTAGATAATATTAAAGGAATAGTATTTGTAGAAACTATAGATTCTGTTGATGAAGCATATGACTTAATAAGTAGCGTATTTCCGAACTTAATGGTCGAAAGTATTCATTCAAGAAAATCAAAAATTGCAAATACCGAAATTATTGAGGAATTTGAAAAAGCAGAATCCGGTTTTATAATAGCAGTTGATATGCTAAATGAAGGCATTCATATATCTGGTATAAATACAATAGTCATGCTTAGAAAGACATTTAGCCCAACCCTATATAATCAGCAGGTAGGTAGAGGTTTTTCATCATCGGCTAATGAAAATACTATAATATTCGATTTTGTAGGAAATGTTGTTTCTATAGAAAAAACTTTATCTTTATATAGTAATACTCAAAGATATAAAAGTTTTATTATGAATTATAATAGTGATAAGGCCAGAGAGATATGTATATCAGATCAATGCATCATATACGATTATGCTTCTGATATTTTGGAGGTATTAAAAAATATAAATGATTATAGAAATAAGAATAGAAAATGGACGCAAGAAGAGGATGATATAATTAGAAATAATTATAAAGACAAAGGCGCCGAAGGATGCTCTAAGTTATTAATGAACAGAACCATTTATGCATGTAGATCTAGGGCGCAAATACTAGGATTAAGCGATAGTTTTCAACCATGGACAGAAGAGGAAGATAATATTTTAAGAGAAAACTACCCAAAGATTGGATCCAAAGTATTTGAACTAATTCCAAATAGAACGGTTAATGCTATAAAGAATAGGGTAATTTTACTCGGTTTAAGGGTATACGATCGAAAATGGTCAGAGGATGAAATATCAATATTAAGAGATTACTATCCATCGGCTAGTATATCTACACTTATGGAGATGCTACCAAATAGAAGTTATAGTGCTATTAGAAATACCGCAGTCAAATATAATATTATACGCAATGATTGCTCTTGGACTGAAGATGAGGATAATATTATATTGATCAATTACCCTAAAATTGGAGAAAAAGTGGTAGAGTTACTTCCAAATAGAACCAAACGTGCAATCAGTAAAAGGGCCAATATCCTTGGTGTTAAACGATCGAACTGGATGTGGACAGAAGAGGAAGATAATATTTTAAGAGAAAACTATCCGAAAATCGGAAAGGATGTGGTAAAATTACTCCCTGGAAGGGGGTATAAAGCATGCTACACTAGAGCTAATGCGTTAGGATTAAAGGCCGATTCATCTTTTGATAGATGGACTGAAGAGGAAGATAATATTTTAAGAGAATATTATCCTAAAATTGGAGTAAAAGTGATCGATCTACTTCCAAATAGGTCTATTAGTGCTATAAAAAGTAGAGCAAAAAATATCAATGTGCTATTAAATCGGCTGTGGACAGAAGAGGAAGATAATATTTTAAGAGAAAATTACTCCAAGAATATTAAAATAGAAGCTATAGCTGAACTTCTTCCTGGTAGAACCATTGATGGCGTAAGAGCTAGAGTAAAATATTTAGGAATATGTAATAGAATTACTAGATGGACAGAAGAGGAAGATAATATTTTAAGAGAAAATTACTCCAAGAATATTAAAATAGAAGCTATAGCTGAACTTCTTCCTGGTAGAACCACCGAATCAATTAGAAAAAGAATATCGTATTTACAATCAAGATAAAAAATAAAGGTGGGATTTCCTCACCTTTATTTTTTTTTTAACTTATTTATAAAGACTTATGTAAAGGAGCGTAGACTAATGAAACTCAATAGATCTAAATTTACACATTATCTTGATATATTGTCTTTTACCATATTGTCTGTAGTAACTACAGTGTATATGTTTATTGGAATTGCTAGACAAGAAGCAATTATGCAACCAGCTATGGCGTTTGCTATGGTATATCTTATGAATTTAATCTTCTATAGATTATGCCTAGAATTTGATGGTACATTTAAACCTGAAAATAAATATACTACTGTATATTTTTTGAGCTTATTATATCTTCTAGGTATTATTGCTACTATTTCACTTTTGGTATATCTTATTTATTTTGCATTTATTGCTTTACATGATGAAATAGTATCAGAGATGTTTACAGATCATGTCTTTTATGCTACTATAGTAGGTTGTATTTTTAGTATTTTTATTTCTATAGATAATACCACAACACTATACAATCTTTATATAAAAGATAATAAATAAAAAAAGAAGAGAGCTGTTATGCTCTCTTCTTTTACTTTTCTATTTTCTATTATGTCGATCTAATAAGTTGATCGATTATTTGTTCCATATAAGTTCTAGCATCATTGATCTCTCGATCCATCTTATCGAAATATTCTTTACTGCATAATTCATCTGTATTTTTAGCCAGACTTGTATGGATTATTGCTTCAAATTTGACATATATTTTATCCCCACAATATCCAGGATGTTGTTTAACAATTAGTTTATCTTTATAAGCCTCTATTAATTCAAATAATTTCTTTCTTTTATCTTCCCATTCAATATCTAGAATTTCAAGAGAAGGAAATTTAAATATTGGCCTATCACCTTTCCAGTTACGGGTAATTAGATCAGGATCATATGCTATAATCTCTCCATAGTCATAAAAAATACTAATACCCAATGCAGCACAAGCCTTATGAGCAATAACTGTATCTCCATGAATCTCAACAAAATCGGATAGACATTTATTACATCTGGCATTTACAACCATTTTAGTATCTAAAAGAATAAAATTAGTCAGATCTCCTTCTAATTTAGTAAATGTCATTTTAGGAGGAGTTACAGTAATTATTTTATGGCAATATTTGCAATATAGATATCTGGTTTCTCCATCATGACTATCAGATAAGCATACTCTCATCATATTATTGATACTCATTTTATTATTCCTCCTTATCAAAATGATGAATAATCTCATCCACAAATTTAAATAATGTATTTTTTAACCATGCTTGATCAGCTTCAGGAACTTTATCCTGAATATTAATGCTTTTAGGAATCTTAGGCCCTATTCTCAATGATGGATTTTCATCCATAAACATTACTTCAAGATTACGCTTCTTCTGAGATGCTTTTGCAAGAATTACACTTACAACTTCAGGCTTTGTTTCTACTATATTAATCATAATATACGGATAGGAGTAATTCTCAACTTCTTTTAACGATGTAGTATTGTTATTAGTCCTAATTGTATCTATCATTTCTTTATGCCCAGAACAACAATATTCGGTAGCAATACCAAGAAGATTAAGTTTAATTATCCTATCTACAAAATCTTCATCACACTCGAACATGCTCTGGTTGCAACTAGTACATATAGGCGCAAATGTAGTTCGTGTTCTTTCAATATCAAAGTTTTCAATATCAGAAGTAATACTAAATGTGGTTTCGCTCTTTACATTGAAAGATACTCTACCAAAGCAGGATGGACAAATAAATGTAGTCTTTACATGATCTATTTCAGAAATCTTATCATGATATAAGAAATTATTTCTATTCATATTTGCAGGAATACCGCCTTGCCAGTGCGATTGTATAGGATCTTCGTCATTTTTATCTAAAGGTAACATAACTGGTCCTATTGAATAACCTCTAGATTTTCTGTTTTTATAGTAATCTTCTATAGTAATACCATCCATTGTATTATAAATAGATAATACAACCATTTCTATGAATCCAAGATAATAATCACATTTAACAGTATCTACAGATACAACTGTTACATCTATACTATCGGGTGCATATGGATGCATGGTTACTTCCACCATCTTTTTTCCGGTAATATATGTGTAGTCCGATTTCCACACTTCTTCAATTACATGCATTATTCCAACTTGGGTTCTAGCACTATTTGATAAATCAAGACTAAATCTATTGCTATCAGGATAAAATGAAACCCCAATACCAATAAAATTTAGTTGATCTTTTATAGACTCTAATCTATCTTTTAAAATTTCTGCTTTACTCATATTAATCACCTTTAATATATTTTATTAGATACCCCTCTCCTCTATATTTTCAATAAAATGCTTGAGGAATCTAAGTAGACGATCATCAGATATTTTACAATTATAATCGAGTTTTTCATCTCCGCCAATATCTTCCTTGTTAAGGAATCCAAATCTAGAGTTATAAGATAATGGATGATAGAATGCACTAGAAATTGTAATACCACCAAGATCATCATTATTTTCTTCTTGGATTCTCTCCAAATTAAATTCTTCACTTTCACTACAAGTAAGGACGAAATTTGTAGTATGATAGAAATGCCAATTGGGCTCAAAAGATATAGTAATATTTGCACCACTACAATAAGTATCAAATTGTGTAATACTTGAATTATTAGTAATATAATTTGGTGTATAAAATGCTTTATTTACTTCTAATACTTTAACACCTAGAGTTCTAAGTTTTTCACAAGTTTCTACAAACTTAACATCCATATCTATCATTCTAGTACCGCATAAACAATTTGATCTACACCCTATAGAAATATTAAGAGTACTATAATCTATAGCAACTTCTGTAGTAACTGTAGAAGGTCTATTTACTTTAGTAAATATTTTGAGTTCTTCTTTAGCACCACATTTAGGGCACCACATAATAATTGTATGAGTTTTATAATTTTGCATATATTTTACATATCCTTTTCTTTAATTACTGTATTGTAAAAATACTATTCAATTGCTAATTTGCTCTTAATCAAAGATGATAGGCTCTATCATATTCTCAGGATCGTAGCCCATTGCTAATAAAGTAAGATATCGATCTATCTGATAGTCTGAGGCATAGTTAACATGTTTCATATGACCAGTTATAGGAGGGATATGCCTTAGCGTAATCTCTCCAGTTAAATTATCTCTATTTCTGAGTAAGTACACATTATCTTCGTTACAATCATATAGGGCAAAATAATCTATTTCATCTACGTTATATACTGTTCTTTTTGGAATAGCTTTACCATGATCAAAAACATTTCCTTTGGATACTAACTGGAACAGTGTACCACCATTATCCACTCCAACACATCTAGAAGAAGATTTAACTTGTATTCTTTGCAGTTTTCCATCAAATTCAGCAACCAAATCTACCTTAGTATTATCAAGAATTGGCGTGTATACCTGTATGCCATGTTCTGCAAATTTTCTTTATGGTAGCAACCTCACCTATTTTACCGACAAGTCCAGTATTATTTGTGCTTTTATCCACAGCCCTTGTATCTGGTCTATACAATTCACATTGTATTGGATTTCTTTTTCTATCCTCACTAATCTTATTTCTATTTTCTAAAGACTTAGATCTGTTTTCTTCGGAATTTAAAGCCTGTATTTGATTCTGCCTTCCCTGAAATGTAACGTATTCATTTGAATACTTTCTAGCACATGTAGCTGAACAAAATCTTCCACTTCCATATGTGCCATCATGCGGTTTTCTGCAATATTCACATATAATATCATTCATATAAATTACCTCTTTCTAATGTATTAAAAGTATATTTCAGCTATATAATATATTTATGAATAAAAGATTAATATTATTTGTACATATTATTAGTCTTTAATAGATACGGGCCCATCGCCTAGCTGGTTAAGGCCTTCTGCTCATAACAGAACCACCGCAAGTTCGAGTCTTGCTGGGCCCACCAACCCCTTTTGGGGTCCCATTTTCTTCCGTGGTAATACTTTTGTCCTAGACGCCCCGCGTCATCACCTGCCCAAGATTTAATAATTTGAGCTTTTGATTGTTTATTGAGTTTTGTGATCACCTCCTATGTATCATTAAAAATTTCTTTAACAATATTTCATATATAAAAGACAAATTCTAAATCAACTTCCATCTCTCAAAGTATTACCACAAAAACGAATAAGCACGGATGCTCTACCATCCGTGCTTATTTTTTTTTTCATAATCCATATCTGGAAAGATGCTCCAATATATCAAATGCAAACTCAAGCATATGCTCTTTCAATATAGCATAAGATTCTACATCTTTTAATGTGTAGGATTTTTTATTTTCTAAAGCTTCTTTAATTTTTGGTCTAAATTCCACAGTACCAGCATGTGTGGTTATCATATCACCATATTTATCATGATATTCCATCTCAATAAGTGTACGAGATAAAAACTTTCTTTTCTCGTATCCTATATCTATGTAGAAGGATATAGAAGGAAATACGATAATAGGCTTGCTCAAGTCCATAGATCCATCATCATTTAAACTACCTATAGAACCTACATTCACTATCATAGGAAATCCATATGAATAAGATCTTGTAAATAGCTTAATTGCTTCATTATCTGTGATATATTTCATCTCTTGATCACAGAGATTGCATGTTGCTCTTATCATACAGTCAGGAAAGTTGAAAGTAGTTGTATCAAGAATAGAATTTATAGCTGAGATTTTGGCAAAATTTGATATTCGTGCTTCATACTTAAGTTCTTTACCACAACATGGACATACTAAATGTGCATCCATGACCGCAGTACTTTCAATACTCTTGTTAGCCATCCTCCAGTATCTCCTTTACGTTCCTTATTATATCTTTTAGAATAACGTCTAAGTATTAAATATACTATTTCTGTATTAATCTGCTTGGCGTGTACAGGATTGGGAGAATACCAATTTTCTCCAAGTAGATAACGGCGTAGAAAATCAATGGCCGTTTCTGCATCCATTGGGGGTGCCATTATACCATAATCGTCTTGTTCATTAATCCATTCATCGAATGTCTTATTCTTATTTTTCATATTATTCAATTCCTTTCATTTTCATGTATTATTGTTTAGTTACAAGCATAATTAAGCTCCTCTTGAACAATATAATAATTATATAGAATGTGAGGGAATCTCATATGATTTATTCATTGAGTGAAAATGTAAAATATATGAGATCTATACAGAGCCCATATGATGCTCGTAAGAGATCTTACTCTAGTGATAACCCATTTGAGAGTTTAGCATTAACCAATCCAGAATTGTTCAATGAAGCTAAACTTCAGGCATTGGAAAAAAGTAGAAATCTTGTAAAAGATTTTGATGATTATTTCGGAAAAATATTGGATGCAGATAATGCTAGGTTTAGGGAATTTGCAAAAGATAAAGGCGAAAAATGGACAGATAAAGATCTTGATGATTATCAGGATATGTTTAACGTGTCTATACACACGGCCATGTACTCTGATTTCGAAGCATTAAAACAGACAACCGGTTTATCTGATACTATAATAAATAGAATGATTTATAAAGCGTATATTCCTGATTCTCTTACAGAAGAGGGATGTAAAAAGCTTATAGATATCAGAATGAAACAAAGTCAGCTCCTTATAGATGCATTATATGATATGCTTGAGATGAATTATATAATGCTTGGTATAGATGCCGGACGGGCTAAAGATCTCTCTAAGAAATTAGGAGATCCAAAAACATCAGATAAAGCTATAGGTGATATAAAATCTGCATTATCTAACCCAAAAACGTTAGAAAAATTTAGAATGGGTCTTAGTAATTATGACTTTAGACCCATTGGTGGTGCATGTGTATTTATTGCGACTGGATTAGATTTATCTTCTGCTAATCCAGTAAAATATATACCCAATCTATTTAAGTATGATGCTATTGTATTTGGCCATGGTCAATATAGTAGAAATGAGAGGCCTTATACTCCTTTAGGAATGTGGGTTAAAAATGTAAAAGATGTGCTTAAAAAGATACACATGTACATGGATGGACTTATCAAACTTTCTAAAGAATACGAGGGAATTATTAGTGATTCTTTGAAGTCTGATATATCTACATTAAAGTTTTATATAGATGGACTTCTCTCTAAAAAACTATATGAAAATGATATTGTAGAATTCAGAAATAGGGTTGAATCTCTATTAAATAAAATGATAGAAGAATCTACCCATATTTCTAATATAGAGCAAAGAAGTAAACTAATAAGATATATAGATATGATAGATTATGCCTATCAACCCATCATTAGTAGACTCGATATAGATCAAGCAAAGATGGATGGGAAGGCTGCTACATGGGTAGTACAGCCAGTGTCTACTTTAGAGCATCAGAATCTAACTCATATTGTAGATATTGTAAGAGCCCTTAAAAAAGAAGGATTTAAGAATATCCTAATTAATTCTTGTAATCCTGGAGGGGTAAAACTACCTAAAGATATCATAGATGATCCATCAATAACAGTCACTATGGGAAAATATAGTGTACTTAAAGAAACTTCTATTATCTTTAATGAAAGTTTTGAAGGCATTAAAACTAAGATAAAGAAAGCTGTAAATTCTGCAAAAGAAGCTATAGGAAGAATTACTGGAAACTGTCGTAAACTAATAAAAAATATAAGCGATGTATTAAAAGATACAAAGAAGAATTGCTTTAAAAATGTAGAATTTACTTATATCGCTGTTAGCGGAACAAGAGCTAGAATTGTAAAAGATACTTATGATTCTACATCTATTCTTGAGAAACAACTAAATAATTCGAGTAACACTATTATTGGATTAATTGAGCGTCGTCTTAAAGATGATGTAGAATATTACGGTCGGCTTGAAAAAGTATCCAATAATTCAGTTAATGAAAATCCTTTCTCTAATATCAAATTTAAATAATAATACAGGTAGGTCATTATGACCTACCTGTTTGATTTTTACATAATTTTAAACTTTTTAATAATCTATTGAAGGGGGTATTTATTATGGAAATACATCATAGTGATGATTTGGGAAGAAAATATAATCATATGCTTTTTAATGCTTGTATTTCATATTTTATAAGCATAATTACATCTATACTTTATATTGATTGTACAATTAATGGATATTATGCTGCTGGGTTTATGATTAATTCTGCAGGTATTGTCTTAGTATCCAAATTCATTCTACATATGTATGAATATTTTATAGCGGCTTTTAAATACACTGAAAATGTGAGATACAGTGGAGGGGTACATAGATATATTAGTATATTTCTGTTAGCTATTAATGGAGTTTTTTATATTATCTCACTAATTAATTATAGAATGAGTTTTGATAGTTCTATTAATAATACAGAAGAAGAGTTATTTATCACAATAGCATTTTGTATGTGGACTTTTGTAATTTACTCTACTCTGGATAAGGTAAATTCTAGAGTGGAAGAATATATTAAAATGATTAAGGGTTAGGGATTATATCCCTAACCCTCTTTTTTATCTACTATAATACTTTATTCTATTTTTAAGACGATTTGCCTCTTCACGATATTTTGTTTTAAGCTCTTTATCATCAGTTTTGTCTGCTTTATCTCTAAGAAGCTTAACCATATCTTCTGCTTCGGATTTACATTTCTTAAATTCTGCTGTATCTATAGCTAGTCTAAGAAGTCTATCTATAAGTTTAGTAATAATGAAACCGATCATCCAAAGCAGCCAACCCTTAATACTAAAAGGAGCGAATGGGGCAATAGCATTAATATATACAAAAAAGTTTCCAATTGTTTCTACAACATCAATACCAATGCTAAGAATATCTAAAATAATCTGAATTGCTCTTTTACCGAAATTCATATATTTATTTAGATCTTTAGATAATTCTTCATCAGAAAGATCTACAGAATCTTTGACTTTTTGCATGGCCTTCTTTAGACCTCTATAGTCATTACCCTCTTGAAGGAAATTATTTAGAAACCAATCAAACTTGGCTCCTTCATTGAGAGTGATTATATTATCATTAATAAATTCTACTTCATTAAAAATACCATAATCCATAGTACTTTTCACCTCTATTTATAATATTATTAATTTGTTAAATAATGGTATTAAAATTGTCAATATATACAAAAACTTAAACTAAAAGGTAAAAAGGAGGTATTATATAATGAAATCTTATATCAAATTATTTATTTTATTAATTCTTTTTATGGCATTTATATCTATTATACTTGTAGGAATTATGCTATTAGGAGAAGGAACAATGGATAGTACTTCATGGAGAAGTACATCTATTTATACCTGTTGTGTAACTAGTATTATTCATTTTATAACAGATTGGATTTATAAAGAATCTAAGAATAAAAATAGTAAGATAAAAATAACTAAAAAAGTTATAAGTCTTACATTTTTAATCTCTATGTATATTCAAATAATTAGTACAATTTATATATGCTTTGGAGCATGGAAATTGTTTGGATCAATACATCCAATAGAATATTTTTCTGTAGCGATATTCTTATTGCTAAGTATATATTCTTTTAAAAGAGCTTCATATACATTAATTGGTAGGGGTGGAAAAAATAATGGAAAAGAAGAATAAAAAGAAAAGATTTAAAATATGGCCAAATATGGTTGTTGTAGTAGATCCTAATAATGAAATGAAACAGGTAGACTATGGTCTAAATAAAGCTATAACTATTCGTAGAGTTAAATGGAGACCATTTGGAAATTCTATGTGGGAGGTAGGAGATCCTGATGCTATTGGAGCTAATAAAGGTAAAACAACATTTCTCCCAGAAAAATATTTATACCCATTGGGTATAGTGGTTACAAGAATACCTGCAGATATGCCTATATTTAACGAAAAAGATTTACAAAATCTTAAAATGATTGTAAATCTTCTAGATGGTATTCCTGATAATGTAATAAAAGCTTATCTTCCACAAGGATACTCTAAATTTGATAAAAAAGAGATATCCGATAGAGTGAAAGCTATATATTTAAAAATTAAACACTGTAAAGAGATGAGGGATATATAATGGCTGATAATGAAAATATCGAATTAGTAGAGCCAATCATTTTTTCAGATCCGTTAGAACAGTTCATATCGCGAAGATTAACAAAAATTCAATTGGTTGGTCTCCGTAAAATGAAAAGATTAACCCAGAAAGAGGTATCGGAAGCAACTGGATTATCCGTTCAGTGTATTTCAGATATAGAGAATGAAGATGGAGGTAACCCGACACTCAAGAGTATGATAAAATATCTTGATTGCTTGGGTTATGAAATGGTATTTCAGAAAAGGAGTGTATAATTATGGCATTTCGATATAGAGCTACTAATGAAGCAGAGAGTTTGAATATCTACAATAAATCTTATAGAGCAATCTGTCCGGACTGTGGCAATGTAACCACATTTATTGCTGATACAGAGATCATGCTTTATGATACTACCGAAGTTATGGATACTTTTGGCAGAGGTAAAACTCCACTTAGTAATCTTGATATAAATATAAGCCTTAATACTTTATGTAAATCTTGTAGAGATAAGAATGGAAATAAAGATAATTGTATTATAGAAAATATGGCTCTATATCGCCTTAGGTATGCTTTCCAGAGATTATTAGATAAGAATGAAATTTGTGGTATGAGTAATTTTAATTTCTGTGAAATATCCGATAAGCCTACCATGATAGCAGGTAGACAGGTTATTACCTATAGCATGCCATCGGCAAAATATCTGATACCTAAGGATAAAAAGTCTATGGTAAATTCTATGCTGTCCACATTTATGATAGATGGAAGAATGACAGTGGGTATCCATGTAGTGATGAATATAGAAGAGGAAGATACCAATTATACCTACTATGCTATTAGATTTTATATAGATGAATCTATGGTATCCATGATCTACGATCCTGGTATTTATCACGATTATAAAGAATTTGTTGATAATCTATTTATTGAAAAATTGGATACTTTGGCTAGGATGATCGAAGAGGCTACTCCTTAAATTCTATTCTAAAGAGATATTATAGAACTGAAAGGAGGAAGATTTCTATGGCTTCCAAAGCATCTTCTGAAGCCTTCGAAGCACTTAAACATTATCTTATTAATGAGCATAATGCTAAGACTGCTAGTGGCGGTAAAGAAGTAGTAAAACGTTGTCATTTCTGTGGAGATTCTAGAGATCCTACCTCTAGACATCTTTATATAGGTCTCACATCAGATGGTGTAATCAAATTCAATTGCTTCAAATGTAATTCCGGAGGTGTTGTTGATGGTAAATTCCTTAGAGATATGGGATGCTATGATACAAACCTCATAATACTTTGTAATGAGCTAAATCAGAAAAATTCTAGTTCTAATCCCTCCCGTTCAGGTAAATATAGGAGAGAAATAATGCAAAACACTCCTCATTTCTTTACAAGAGATGATGAGTTTACAAAAAAGAAATTAGCATATATATCTAAAAGAATGGGAATAGAGTTTACTGTACAAATGTGTGCTCAATTTAAAATCATTCTCAATCTTAAAGATTTCTTAATGACTAATAATATTACTCAATATACTAGAAGTCCTAATCTTATAGATGAACTTGATAAATTCTTTATCGGGTTTTTATCTATGGATAATTGTTATATTACAATGAGACGACTAGTACCTGAAGGGAAGGTATCTAAATATATCGATACTAGATATGTCAACTACAATATTTATGGTATGACAGATAATAGTATGAGATATTATACTATACCTACCCTAGTCAATCCTATACTACCTTTAGATATTCATATTGCTGAGGGCGCTTTTGATGTATTGTCTATATATCTTAATCTACCTCATGTAAGTGAGAATAGCATCTATGCATCTATTGGAGGAAAATCTTATGCAGCTCTTGTTAGATTCTTTATCATAAATTATGGATTTACAGGATTTAATCTGCATCTGTATCCAGATGCTGATATTGGACTAAATAAGATGCAAGCTATAAGAGAAGAATTAAGACCATTCAATATAACAGTATATGTTCACTCTAATATGTCTCCTGGGGAAAAGGATTATGGTGTATCTAGGGATAGAATTATAGACAGTGTCACAAGAATTTGAGGTGAAGTTATGACTACGAATGGAATAATTAATGATGAAATTGCTAGAAATTTTAGAAGAATAATAAATGATAGAATGGCTAATTATAAAAATGTAGTTATGGAGCGACGTGCCAATTGTATTAGTTTTATAGAAGTATCAGACCAGCAATATAGAAGACCTATTTGTAAAATTATTGTGCGTGAAGATCACTATGCTTTAGTTGGGTCTATAGATAAAGGTATTATACATGTACCTGCTAGAAATTATATACTGGATAGGTTTAGAATACACAGATGGCTTCATAAAATTATAAAAAACTATAGAAGATGGTGATTAATCACCATCTTCTTTTTTTGTTATTTGGGTCATTTCTATCTAACCTAACATTATACTAATTATAGGAAAGGAGCGCAAATCTCTATGAATGATGTTGAAAAGCTGTATCTCGAGCAGATGCAGAATGAAGGATATCAACGACTTGTACATGATGATTTTGGCTTTGTTGATAATATGATTGATCAGAATGATCTTAATAAAATAAATGATAAGGAGAATAATTGATATGCCGTCTATGACTAAGCGTGTTAATATTACCACAACTATACCTGTACGTACTATTACCCCTCCTCTGAGTGGTACTTATAAAGGCATTATTATGTCTACAGGAGATATTCTAAAGTGTATTTCTCGTCGCGCTATTGTGGATGAGATTCTTCCTAATGGCACTACTGTTCGTCTGACTATGCGTAATTACTATACCGATAATGGTGCTGGTCTGGATGCCGCGGAACGTGCTGCATCTTCCAAGATTGTAGATGAAAAACAGGTTGAACCACCCAAGAATGAGGAAGAAACTTCTCCTGCTAAGGAAGAGAATAAGGCTCCGGAAGTGCCTGTAGAACCCGATGTTACTTCCAATGATGAAACAGCTACTGCCGCTGAGGAAGAAACTAAGGTAAACGAAGCTCCGGTGGTGGAGACAGAAAAGACCAATGAAGAAGAGCCTGAAGCTGGTGTGGAACCTGCTGTTAATGTAGCGGTTGCTCAGGTTGAAGAAGAGCATCATGAAGAAAATTCTAATGATGAGCCTCCTGTTGATAGTGAACTCGATGAATCTAAATCTACTAAGAAGACTAGTAGCAAGAAGGGTTCTAAGAAGAATACTGCTAAGAAGGCCGAAAGTACTTCTGAAAGCGAGTCTGCTGAATAATATGAAAGACCAGAAGATGAATCCCTCTGGTCTGTTTTTTTTCAAAAACTATATAATAAGAAATTTATAAGGGGGAAAATACTCTATGATATATTCTTTGAATGAGGGTTTCTTTGATAAGAAGCCTAATAAATTTGCTATGAGTAATCCTAAAGAAACAGAAGATGCTATTAAAGCAGTTCTTAAATATTATGAGGACTCTATTAAGTATATTAATAAGATTGCCGCTCTGGTCAGTAAAGAAGATTATTTTGATACTGATGATGATAAAATGGCTGATTATATGACAGAATTGGGTAAGATTGAGGAAAAGCTGAAAGATATTCCTGCTAAAGCCAGAAGGGCTCAGTATCAGTTACTGAAAGCGTATGCTACTAAGGAATATAATGAAGCGGATATTCCTGAAGGGGCATCTAAAGAATATAGAGCTCTCCACAAGAAAGTGTGTAAAAATGGAGAGTTTGTTAAAGCATTTATGCAGCACTCTAGAACTCTGTACAAACATGCAGATAGATACGACTCTTACAGAAAGAGAGATATGAATACTATTCATAAGAATGCTTGTGAGCAATATGGTGGAATGGTTGGTATACTTATCGGTAGCATCCCTTTCTTTAATCCATTTAAAAAGTTGCCAGAGGGTGCTAGGGATTAATTTATTACTGAGGTTGGATTTATATCCAACCTCTTATTTTTTAACCACTTATATTATCCTCAACGATTTATTAAAATAATTAGAAGGAGTATCTATATATGAGATCAATGTGCGAAATAGACGGGTTCACTTTATCTGATTCTATTGCAAAGCTAATAGATATAGAAAAAGTTACTTCTATAAAAAATTGGAATGGATACAATGCTGATCCAATTTCTAAAGAAGTTTTTAATAAAACTAGAGATATATTATTGAGAGTCATAAATCAACCTTTTATAGCTCCTACAGCAAATAATTCTATTCAATTGGAATATCATAATGATGATGGTGCTTATCTAGAATTTGAAGTATTTGCGGATTCTGTAAAAATATTCTTTCTTCATGGAGCATCATATACTAAACCTTTAACAAATTTGAGTGATATAAATCTCATGATAATAGATTTTTTATATGGAAATTATAATTCTATAATTAATATGGAGGGTAATAAAGATGAATGCAACTAAAATTTGTATTTATGCTATATGTAAAGATGAAGTAGAGTATATAGATAAATGGATAGAATCCATGAGTGAGGCTGATTATATAGTGGTTCTAGATACGGGATCTACAGATGGTACATATGAAAAGTTTGTAGAACTAGCAAAAAATAATCCAAAACTAATTGTTGATCAGAAAATTATAAGACCTTGGAGATTCGATGTAGCAAGAAATGAAGGAATGAAGCTTATTCCTGAAGATGCTAATGTACTTTTTAGTACTGATTTGGATGAGCTTCTAGAACCAGGTTGGTCTAATGTAATAAAACTCAAATGGAGAGTTGGAGTTCATCAAGAAGGTATTTATAAATATATATGGTCTCATGGGCCAAATGGAGAACCGGGGCGTGTTTTCCATTATAATAAAATGCATTGCCCTGGATGGGAATGGAAGTATCCTGTACATGAAATGCTTGTAAAGAAACCAGAGTTAGCGTCTAAGCATGTAGGCCAAGATGATACTACTTGTTATATGTTTGATGAGATAACTCTTCATCACTATCCTAAAACAAAAACTACTAGAAGTTCTTATCTTCCACTTCTTAAACTCAGGAAGCAGGAGAATACAGACGATTATTATGGTCTAATTTATCTTGCTCATGAATATATGTATAGAGGAGAATATCAAAATTCTATTAATGAGCTTAAATTTATTTTGGAGAATTATAATGATAAATACAATTCTCTAGAACAAACAAGCTGCTATTTATTTATGGGAGACTCCTATATGGCTTTAGAAAAACACATTGATGCTCTAGAATCATATAGAAAAGGTGTTGAACTGGAACCCAGCTATAGAGAATGCTATCTGGGTGCAGCTAAAGCTCTAATGGCAATGAAGAGATGGGGTACCGCCGAAAGTTTTATCATAGAGGGTCTTACTAAATCTTGGAGGCATTATACTTGGCTAGAAAGAGATACCAGTTGGAGAGAAGAACCTTATGATCTTCTTAGTCTTGCGGCATATTATGGAGGAAAAAAGAAAGATGCTCTTGCTTATGCTGTAAAGGCATGTAGCCTTAATACTACAGATGATAGACTTCAAGATAATGTAAAACTTATTCTAGAGAATATGGAAAATACAGACTTCTTCTAAAAAAAAAAAATAAAC